GCTGGCAAAGGTACACTTGATGAATCACGACAGGAGGAGGTGAGATGGAGGATACGGCGCTCGAAACCGTTCAGCAGACGGGAGCCGACGTCCTCGCTCCGTACATCGACGCGCCGCCGACCGCCACACGCCCCGCTTTCACCCAGGTACCCGACTGGGTGATGCTCTGCGAGAGGATCAGCGCCACCGCCTTCCGGCTGTGGTGCGTCCTGCGTTCGATGCAGTTCGAGAAGGGGCCCGGCATACCGCCCATGACGCTCGACCAGGTGTGCTGGCTTCTTCCGGGCGTGAAGGGCAAGCCGACCTCGCGTACGCGCGCACGGGAGGCCCTGGACAGCCTGCTCGAAGAAGGGCTGCTGAAGGACGTGAGCGAGGAAGGGCTGAGCAAGGCGGCACCCCGGCTGTATCTCGCGATGGACGAGCCCCAGAGAGCCATGGGCTGGACCGGAGCGCGGCGCAAGTTCAGGGGCTACCGCCGCCTGTGGCGCAAGGGGTGACACCAACGGCCGCCCTCCACGGGGGGGAAGAGGGCGGCCGTCAGGTGAAGAAAAGAGACCGGGGTGGCTCTCCTGGAACCACGGTAGCGCGGACCGCCGAAGATCGCACCAGGAACGCCGAACCTCTGGACTTGCTCAAGAAGAGTGACAGGGGCTTTCGTTGAGGGAAAGATGGAAGCATGACGATCCGAAACCCGTTCAAGAAGAAGCCCGAAAAGAAGGTTGCCCCGGCCGCCGCGACCCCGCCGCCGCCGCGCATCCCCCACCAGACCCCGAGGGTCGAAACGGCGCCCCGCCCCGTCGACAACGGGCCCCTCTACACGACGCTCTACACGCCGCCGCCGACATCCTCGGGATCCAGCGACTGCGCCCCGACGAGCCACAGCAGTGGGGGCGGGCACAGCAGCTCCTACGACTCGGGGTCCTCGCATTCGTCCAGCTCGTACGACAGCGGCTCCAGTTCCAGCTCAAGCTCCTGCGACAGCGGCGGGGGCTTCTGAGAAGACCACGGACGGCCCTCCGCCCCGCGTTCCGGATGGACGCGGGGCGGAGCTGTGTTCAGGTGGCCAGCGCCACCCAGAAGCGGTTGCCACCGTCGGTGTTGATGGTCGGAAGGCTGGTCGGCAGAGTCGCACCGGGTGTGGTGTTGTAGCCGAAGCGCTTCACCGTGTTCAGGGCCAGCGTGTTCGGCGGAGCGCCCGCCGAGTTCTCGTACTGAAGAATCTGCGGGCCGTCGGCCGGTGAGGCGGTGTAGACGTGCCGCCAGGCCACCATGTAGATGCCCGCCGGGAGGTAGGTGGGACCGGCGTCGAGCGGGGCGTAGTGCATGGCGCCGCCCACGTCGTCCACCACGGCCGGTTCACTGCCGGGTGCCGTCAGGTCGGCCACTCCGCCGAGACGGGTGGTTCCGTCGGCACTCCAGATACCGGCCCACGATCCAGTCAGAAGCCCGCCCGCGTAGCCGCCTGCGTACCAGACGATCTTCCCCACGGTCTGCGGGTTGTGCAGCACGATGGCCGTCACGCGCATGGTGCCGATGCCCGAGAAGGCCGTGTTCGACTGGCAGTTCGCCGGATCGGAGGACCAGGCAAGCAGGCCGACATCCTGGGGAGCCCAGGTCTCCGCCAGATGCGACTGGGTGAGGTTCCTGACGGGAGCGCTGGTAGCTCCCGTGACGTAGGTGATGTTCGACCCGAGACGGAGAGCCCCGTTGCCGCCGCCGTCGTTGAGCCCGGCCGTGGCCGCGTGCAGGTAGGCATTGTCGATCTGTACGTATGCGGAGTCGGTGATCGAGCCGCCGTACTCGGGGCTGCTCGTGCCCGCGCCGCCGTCGTCCACGCCGGGGAAGTTCGTCCAGTCTCCGATGATGACGGGCGTGGCCGCCGAGTTCACGGCGACACCCGCATACCCCCCGCCACCGGCACCTCCGTTGCGGCCGTCGCGCCGGGTCATGAGGTTCGAGATGACGAGCGGCGGGGTGCCCGAGGCGTCGATGAAGACGCCGTTGAAGCCGTTGCGGTCCGTGGAGCAGGCCGACATCAGCAGGCCGCCGGATCCCTGTCCGTCGCCCCAGTCGCCCGAGAGGTAGAACCCGTGGTTGCCGTGCCATTCCGCGCGGCAGCCGATGATCTGGGAGTTCGCGGCGTTCTGGAGCATGAAGCCGTTGGCGAAGTTCCCGATGGCCTGGCAGTCGACCATTGTCAGGTCGACCATGCGCTCGCCGAACATGCCGTGGGCTTCGTTGTTGTCCAGCATGACGCGGTGCATCCGCCAGGAGTACGGAGCGATGCCGCCTTCGAGCCCGCAGTAGATGCCGGAGTTCGGGAAGCGGCGGATCGTGACATCGCGCAGGGCCACATTCTGGATGTTGCCCTTGGCCTGGATGCCGTCGACTCCAGCCGCCACGTTGCCGCCGTCGAGAGTGACGTTCAGGACCCGCTGTTCACCGGAGATGGCGGCGTATCCGCCAGTGGCCTGATCGAGGAACCGGATCGCGGCCACGCCTGTGAAACCGGCCGTCGGCATGATGACGACACCGGGCTCATAGAGACCCGTGACGGTCATCAGGTCCGAGCGGATGCCCATGAGCGTCTTACCGGGGTGCACGACGAGCGGAACGCCGATGGCGTACGGCTTGGCCGGAAGGGCGATGACGCTACCCGCAGGGGAGTTCGTCAGGATCGTGTTGATGGCCGCCGCGTCGTCGGTCACACCGTCACCGACGGCCCCGTGATCGAGCGCGTTGAAGTAGAGCGAGTCGATCGCCGAGTAGAGCGTGTCGGCCGTGGCCTGGTCGAGCGCTCCGACGTCGGCGGCATCCAGGGTGACGTCCCCGGCCTCTCCGTTGACGGAGGTGACCAGGGTCGCGGGCAGTTGCTCGGGCGGTACGGTCCCCGCCGCGTCGAGGGAGGCCACCCCGTTGGCGGCGCCCACCATGTCGGACGTGACGATCGGGTCACCGTCTGCGCCGCCGCCGAAGTTCGAGCGGGCCACGGTACCGGGGGCGTTCAGGTCGAGGGCTCCGACCGTGAGCGTGCCGTTCGTGATCAGCATGTTGCCGACGATGAGGTTGTCACCGGAGTCGCCGACGGCCTCTTCGCGGATCAACGAGCGGGCGGCGCCGTCCACGGTGTGCGAGGAGATCGAGTTGTCGGAAATCAGGTTGCCGGTCGCCGCGAACTCCAGGTGGATACCAGAGTAGGTTCCGGCGGTGCCGATGGCCCCCACGCCGAAGATGGTGTTGCCTTCGATTACGCAGTTGGTCGCCGCGAGGAAGACTGCGTCACCACCGACTCCGTCGAAGTTGCATCCTGTGACCTTCGTGGCGGAGGCGTCCTGCACGCGGATGGCCGGGAGGCTGTTTCCTCCGCCGACGAAGTTGCAGCCCATGACCGTCTGCGTACCGGCCTGGTCGTAAATACCGGCCGCCCCCGCCGCACCGGATCCACCGAGGAACTGGAAGTCGCTGGCCAGGATGACATTCTCGTCGTTCGACTGGATGAAGACGCCCCGGCCTTCCCCGGTGCTGTCCATCGCGTTGTCGAAGAGGCAGTGGAGCACCTGGTTGTTGTGACCAAAGACGGGGCCGGTCTGCGGCCCCAGGAACAGGCCGGTGCTGAGGCAGGCCGTGAAGTGGATGTGCTGGAAGACGCATTCGACGGCACCGGGGGCCCAGATTCCCCCGCTGGGCCCGGTGGTCTGGCCGGTCAGGTTGCCGTCGATCGTGAAGTGGGAGAACCGCGCCCTGGTTTCGAGCCCAGAGAAAGTGATCGCGTAGTCGTCGACCGCCGGGGACAGCTTCAGGATCGTGCCCCACCCTGATCCCCTCAGCTCCAGTCCGGCGCCGTCGGGGATGTTGAGTGTGGCCCCCAGCCAGAACGTGCCGTCGAGGAGACGAACGGTGCCCTTGCCGGTCGCCGCATCCACCAGGTCGATGGCCTGCTGGATGATGAGATGATCGTCCGTTCCGGTGCAGACGTAGTCCGCTCCGGAGGCGTTGCGGGAGTCGGCCGCCGCCACGATCACGTCGCCCACGCCGACGTCCCCGGCGGTGAGCAGCACATCCGGCCCGGCTTCGCCGTTGACGGTCTGCACAGCGGCTTCTCCGGCCGTCGTGGCATCCGTGATGAGGCCGACCAGTTCGAGGGCGTCCAGCAGGCTCTGGAGGGCCGCACCCGTAGTGCGCTCGCCAGAGACGGTCTGCCTGCCGACGGGAACCGCGCCGTAAAGGCCGATCTGGTTCGCCACACCGTCGATCGTGTGCACGGTCCCGTCGAAGGGCCCGTCGCCGAAGACCCACTTTCCGGAAGCGTGGGCCGTGAAGGTGCCGGACTCCAGCCGCAGGTACGTGTGCTGCGTTCCCAGGAAGTTGACCAGCTCGAAGACCGACAGAAACAGGTCTGCGCCGGACGCGTCGAGGTCGAGGGAAGCGCCGGACTGCCGGAAGCGGTACGCCTTCGCGTCCGTCTCGCCGATCAGGAGGTCGGTGTTCAGGAAGGCCAGCACGCCCGCGCTCAGACGCCGCAGGAAGGTGTCTGCGGGGCCGGTGCCGGGGCCCCACTGCATCTCGCCGTCGATCAGCCTGCGCCAGAGATCGGCCACGCTGGTAGCGGAACGCGAGGACTGGGCGGTATCGGCTTCCGCGTCCATGACGGTGGAGATCTCGCCAGTGAACTCGGCACCCGAGAGCAGCGCGTACCCACTCAGATCGACCGAGGTTCCGCCGCCGGGCCCGGACCCGAACTTGCCCGCCTTGATGATCGAAGCCTGCGTGATGTCGGAGAGGTCGGTGGCCGATCCCTTCACCGCGAGATATCCCAGGAGGATCGCGTTGCCGGGGAGTGCGGGGTTCGTCGCGAAGGGAGCGGTTCCGGCGGACGAAACGGCCTCGTCGAGCGTGGCGTAGGTCTGCTGGCCGTACTGGAGGACGTGGATCTCGGAGCCCTCGTTTGTGGGGAACATCCAGAGCTGGTGCACCACGGAGGTTTCGGCCGTGCCGCCGACGGGGGTCAGCGTGCCGCCGCTGTCGTAGTTTCCGACGTCCACGGTGACCGTGGAGTCGAGGTAGGGCAGCTCGGAAGTGCGCAGGGCGTGCACCCAGGCGGCGGGCTCCTCGCCGATCGTGTTCACGATGTGCGGGTTCGACGTTTCCATGCCGCCGTCGAAGTGGTTCCAGCCCCGGGAGAAGACCTGCCCCGAACTCACGTCGAGGGAGAGGTTCACGCCGTTCGGGCTCACATCGTTGCCGGTGATGCCGAAGGCTCCGATGGCATCCATCAGGTCGTAGAGCTGATTGACCGGATGCCCGGCGATCGTGGGAATCGACTGCGCCAGGAAGATGGATCCGTTGTCCTGGGCGACCATGCCGATCACGAGGAAGTTCCGGCGCTCTTCGGCGGAAGGCCGGGTCTCCTGCTGATAGACGGCCTGGTCGGCATCCATGAGAAGCCAGGTGATCGTGCGTTCCTGGGCCACCGCATCGAGCTGGACGGTGATCGGGGCGGTGACCTCGACCTCCTGGACCGTCACGGGGTCGGTGAGGTAGTTGACGATCCGGCCCGAGAGCGGGTTGATGATCACGGCGAGCGGATCGGTGCCGCTGGGGGAGATGTCTCCGCCCTCGGAGATGCCCGTGTCCAGGCCGCCGTCGATCCCCGCCTCGCCCTGCGGGCCGACGAGGGAGTCCAGCCACTCTTCCTCGGTCCCCTCGAAGCCGTTCTCGACCGCGATCTCGTAGGCCGAGTCACCCGTGGCGCCGGGATCCCCCTGGGGCCCCGTGGGACCCGGGACGGGGACGTAGTCCACGCCGCAGATGTCGACCGAGAGCACATCGGTGATGTCGAGCGCGCCACTGCCGACGGGGACCTCGAAAATCCCTTCTTCCCAGTCGCCGCCCACGAACTGGCGCAGCCGCCACAGTCGGCCCTCTTCGGGAAGAACGTCTTCCGCGTCCGTGCAGACGACGTCCTCGGAGAAGCTGCCCTCGGCGTCGAGATTCACCTTTCCGCCGCCGAGGAGAATCTGGTTTCCGCCCTGATCGGTCCATCGCTCGGGAATGGGCTCGAAGATGACGTAGTGGTCACCGCTGGTTCCGTCGTACGGCTCGCCCGTAACCGGGTTGGTGTACGTACCGGTGACGGTCCGTTCGGTGGGCAGGGCCATTCGAGCCTCCTCCAGATGCTGAGAGCAGCGTAGACGGAGGTCAGGCCCGATGGGATCACGGGAACGCAGAACGGGCGGCCGATGTGTCCGGCCGCCCGTTCCGTGCCTTGCGCGTGCTGCCTACAGCATGACCAGGAGTCGCGTGTTCGGCTTCAGCTTGCGGTTCACCGACTTCGACTGCACGTAGACCTCCAGGTCGGTGTTGTGACCGGCCTTGACGGAAATCGAGCCCGCCGTGGTGCCGGGACCGAAGAGCAGGTCGCGGGCGGCCTGACCGGTGAAGACGCGGTCCGTGGACTTCTCCAGGATCGCGACCTCCTTCGACGCCTGAACGGTCACACGGGCGCCGAGCTGGTAGTACGCGCAGCCCTGGTAGTACGGCAGACCGTGCTGCTGCACGAAGGGACGGATCTCCGCCTCCGCCTTCACGGAGATCAGCTTGTACTTCCGGGCGTCCAGCGGCTCCAGGTTCGCCTTCACCTGGTCGACCGAGATGTCCTGGCCGACGGCGAAGAGGTTCTTGGTTCCGCGCACGCCCGCGTCACGCCCGCGCAGGAAGCTCGAAGCCGCCGCCGTCATGGTGCCGATGGCCTCTTCGACGCCCTTGGTCGTGTCGGCATCCCAGATGGAGATGTTGCCCGCCGGGAAGCCGTACTCCTGGGCCTTGCGCTTGGCCAGCGAGCTGGGCACGAGGATCGCGGAGGTCCAGTGGTCCTCCAGGCCGCCGAGCACCTTCTGGATCCGGCTCTTCCACTCCGCGAGCTGGCTCGGCCGCTTCACATAGCTGCCGTCGGGCGAGGAGTGCATCTCGCCGGTCTGCGAGCACCCCGACGCGTTCTCGATGCCGTCCGTCCAGGTCACCTGGAGGAACGAGTGCTCGCCGTACTTCTCGGAGACCTCGTTCTTCAGGTCTTCGAGCGAGAGGCAGGTGGCCTCGATCAGGGAGGTGGCGCCGCCGTCGACCCGGTAGACACCCTGCATGGAGGGCAGGTCCTGAACGCTCATGTCCCAGACGAGGCACTTCACCTCGTGGTCGAAGGAGTAGAGCGAGATGCGGGTCTCGTGGCCGAGGGCCTTCGACTCTTCCTTGAGGCCCTTCACGAAACCGTCCACCACGCGGATGACGGTCCGCTCGTGCTGGTGCATCGAGCCGCTGCGGTCGATGACGAGGGCGACGTGGTTGACCTTGTGCTTCTTCAGTACGTCCGTGGTCACTTTTCTTCTCCTGGCCGTGTGTGTTTCGTTCTTGTTCTTGTGGACTGTTTCTCTCGTGGTACCCACTCTATACGGTGGGTCTGACAATGGCCTTCGCGTAGCCCTGACCTGCACTTATGGCAGGATCGAAAGGTCATCACCGAGGGAGGCCCCGTGAAGGAAGTCCGCGTCTACGCCTGGCGTGGCGGAGTGGAGAACTTCGGGGACGAGCTGGGGCCCGTGGTGCTGGCGAAACTGGGGTACAAAGTCACCCGGGTCGAGCACATCCATGAGGCCGACATGCTGACGGCCGGGTCCCTGCTGGAGAACGCCGCCGGGAACGCGCGGGAGGGGGCCGTGATCTGGGGATCGGGGCTTCTCTACGGGGAGCCGGTGGACGTCTCGCGCCTGGATGTGCGGGCCGTGCGGGGCACGCTGACCGCGCGGACGCTCGGAGTGGATGTTCCAGTGGGGGATCCTGGGTGCCTGGTGCCCGAGCTGTGGGACCGGTCGCCCGTGGTGCGGGATCTGGGTGTCGTCAAGCACTACGTGGACGAGCGGGAGTATTCGTGGGCCGACGCGGTGATCAGCGCGGACCGGCCAGTGGAAGAGGTGATCGACTTCATCGGGTCGTGTGAGCGGATCGCCTCGTCCAGCCTGCACGGACTGATCGTCGCCTCGGCGTGGGGGATTCCCGCCGTCCGGCTCCATCACGAGGAAGTGGCCGGAGGCGACTTCAAGTGGGCCGACTGGCTCTCCGGGGCCGGAGATCCGGAGAGCCTGCTGCGGGCCCTGGACTAGGACCAGTAGACGTAGAGCACGGGGCGGAGCTGGAGCCACACGTCGGGCCCGTTGAAGAGGTTCAGCCACGAGATGACGTGCCTGATGTCGCTCGGTACGGCCGGTGCCATGTGCCTCTGCGCCTCGTCCGAGTCGTCGAATCCCAGCGCCCTGGCGAGATGGTCGGCGGCCTTCCGGCGCTCCGGCCTGACCTCTTCACTCTCGTCCTTGCGGTCGAGCAGGAGGTTGATCAGGCGTCTGGCCGTGGAGTCGATGCGCCTGCCGTCGCGGCTGTCCATGAAGATCCCCTCGAAGGGGAAGATGCCGTAGGGCATGGGAATCACGCGAGGCGTGATGGAGTCGTGCAGTGCGCACTCCTCGACGTGGTCGATCGGATCGTTGTAGCGGGACCACCGGTCGAAGCCGACCGGCTGGATGAGCAGGACGTCGCGGCGCCCTGCCTCCGGTGTGTGGGTGACGGGCCACGGCAGGCGACCGTCGCGCTTCTTCGCCTCCTCGACCATCGCGATCGTCATCGTCACGTCGAACCAGGCGTCGGATTCCGGTGCCTCTCCGTCGCGGATGGCCTCCAGGTATCCCAGGTACCCGGAGCCGACCTCGTCGGGCGGCATGAGCAGATGACTGGAGGCGCTGATGCGGGGATCGGTGATGTGACCGTTGTCGTCGTTCTGGACGTCGGTCAGGGCCCAGCCGAGCTTCTTGTGGATGCGGATGCCCACGGTTTCTTCCTTTCCGTGCGACCAGCCGCCCGGCGGGATGCCGGGCGGCCTCACGTCAGACAGTGGCGATGACGAGCGCCGCGACCCCGAGCCAGAAGTGGTGCCAGCTCTGGTCCAGGGCGTACGCGCCCGTGCCGAGGGTCGGAGCGTACTCACCCTCAGCGGTCACCGGGTGTTCCGGATGAGCGGGGGTGCCGAGATCGTAGAACTCGCCCTTTCCGCAGGTCTTGGCGAAGGCGGCGAGCGTCGTACGGCGGTCTGCCCAGTAGTGGGTGACCGCGTCGATGCCGAACCCCAGCGCCAGGCCCAGGGCCGTTACAGGAAGATCGAGCAGGATGACAGCAGGCACGAGCAGGAATCCCTTGGTGAGGGTGAGGCCGACGACGTGCCTGCCGCACGCGAGCCTGCCGTGCCAGCCCGGCTTGCCCTTCTCCGCCGCCTGGCACGAGGTCTGGACCCAGTGGTCACCCACGGTGTGAGCGACGTAGAGGACGGCGAACACGGCCGCGAATACGGCGGCGGAGTCAGGCATCAGACCATCTTCACTTCGTTCGTGCCCGCCCACCAGATCAAGCTGATGCTGCTCAGCTCTTCCAGGTGGCGGATCAGGTACCCGTGACTCTCGTCCACGCGGATGCCGTGCGCCTGGCAGGTGAGCCGGACCAGGGCCGCCGTCGCCGCCGAGCTGACGCCGCTGCTCAGGGTCGACTGACCCAGGCGTCCGATGGAGTCGCGCTCGGAGGTGTCGTTCAGGAAGCCGACTGACGTGACGTGAATCATGTCGAGGCCGTTCACAGCAGGATCACCTTGTCGCGGGCGGCCCACTTGATCAGGCCCAGGGTCTCCAGCTCGTCGAGGTCGGCAGATGCGTGCGACATGGAGACGACCTTGTCGGACCCGCAGGCCAGCGCGGTCAGCAGAACCAGGGCCTGCACGGCGCCGGGGCTGGCCCGGTGGTAGGCGACGGCCATGACGAAGCGCTCGACGGTGGCCGTGGTCCCCTCTTCGGGGTTCTCGAAGAGGGCTTCGACGATAGCTACGGTGGGTTGCATAGTGTCCTTCTCCTTCCGGAAAGCCGCGACCTCTTCGCGGCTACTGGGGAAAGCCTCGCAGGAATTCGCGAGGCCGAGTGTCCAGGACTGGTCACTACGGAGGTGATGCCCGTCACTTCCGGGGCGCGGCCAGGCCGGGGTTCTCGAAGGTCCGGTCGCTGTCCAGGTAGGACTTCCACGGCTGGTTGTACGAGTGCCCCAGCCCGGAGCGGCAGGTGTACTTCGAGGTGGGATTCATGGGCTTCGACCGGAGCTTCAACCGGCAGCCGCAAGTCAGGGTGACCTGGATCATCCGGTCGAACTCACTCATTCTCCTGCGCCCCTTCGAGCTTGCGGTTCGAACCGCTGCGGCCCTCGAACTCCCACGTCTTCCACGCCTGACCCCTGTAGCCGTGCCCCATCCCCGATTCGCAGATGAAGGTCTGGCCGTCCGACACCGGCACGTCGCGCCGGTTGATCGAGCAGCCGCACGCCAGCCGGATCCGTGCCGTCTTGAAGGAAGTCTTCTTCTTCACGGGCGGAACTCCAGCTTCAGCAGGTCGGCGGCCGGGAGGAACGCGTCGTTGCCCGCGTCGGCGATCCGTCCGTACACCCCGGGCTCGACAAGGGCCAGCCACACGCATCCGTTCTGCTCGGCCACCTCGTGCCACGGCTTGTCGACCTCGCCCCAGAAGGTCTCGAAGCGAAGCCCCATGAAGGAGTCGCCGCTGCCCTCGACGGTGATGACGACGCCGGTCTTCGAGATCACACAGTCCCCGACGGTGCCCAGATCCCAGGCCAGGCCCTCTTCGAGACTGACCACGGGTGCCTCGTGGATCTGGAAGACCCGCTGGAGCGCGGTGCGGATCTCGTCGTCGCTGGAGCTGATCAGCAGGAGCGCCGCGCTCCTGTCTCCGTAGTCACGCAAGGCGTTCATGACGCTGGCACTGTTGCTTTTCTGCACTCTCATCCTCGTTCTTCTCTCTTTCCCGTGAGGCCGAATTCGGCCTCTCTTTCTGTTCTCTGTGAATCTCAGGGATAAGGCTCTTCTTCTTTCGGCATCACGAAGCGCGCGAAAAGGCCGCCGTGAGCCCTGTGCTGAGCCAGCTCCTTGCCGACCAGCCAGCCTCGCTCCGTGAGGCCAAACCGGGCCCACGGCATCAGTAACCACTCGACATGGCCGGTGACCGGCTGATGCGGAGACGGATCGATCATCGCGTGCCCGTCGGGCCGCAGGTACGAGTTCCCCGTTGAGCTGCGCGGAGGCATCGTGATGGTGACCAGACCCTCGTCGACCAGGTCCATCAGGGCGTCGGCCTCACAAACGCCCTTCATCACCTCGGCGGCGTCCAGGTGACCTTGGGGCGCGAGGCGCAGGCCGTACTTCCCGGCACAGTCCTCGCCCCCCGGCGGCGACTTCTTGGCCGCGTAGAGCATCGGCCAGTGGGACCGGGAGATCATCACGTGATCCCAGTCGATACGGCCGCCCTCTTCGCGGACCACGTACCCCACGTAGGCGAAAAGGGACCAGTGATCCTTGCCCCATCTGACATGGGGAATTCTGGAGCGACTGCTGCGATCACGCCATTCAGGCGCCTCCCCCAGAATTTCTTCCATCGGCCTGCGGTATCGCATCGCCACCCCTTTCACGGGAGCTGGCTGTCGATCAGCCGGGCTATTTCCACCAGGTGACCGAAAATGAAACAGGTGAAGTCGTCGCACGTCTTGCGGTTGTGGTCCTGGATCAGCTCGGAATAGTCCTTGTCCATGGCAGCGATATCTTTCAGCGCCCGGGAAATGACTTTGACCACCTCGGGCCCGAAAAGCGCGGCCATATCGCCGGTCGCCCCGCCCATGCCGTTGACCATGCCGTCGCGGTAGGCGAAAGCCGGGTCGTAGCAGCGGTAGTAGTCGCCGTTGCGCACGTCGAACGCCACGGCCTCGGCGTGCGCGGCCAGCATCAGGGAGACGCGCTTCGCCGCCCGTGCCACCTCGCTCATGTTGTCGGCGAAGACCGGTTCATGGTGGTCCGATTCATGGATGAACATCTCCGTGTCGGCCTCGGCCATGCCGACCGTCCGCTGGCCGAAGTTCTTCACGATGTGGCGGGTGCCGCCCGCGCCGCAGTCGCGGCACAGGAGCAGCGAGCCCGCCATCTCGTAGCGTTCGAAGTCAGTCACAGTCCTCGGCCTTCTCGGGGAGCCGGACGACGACCTCGTGGAGGGTGTAGTCGGGCTCGCCTCCGCCGGAGTAGATCCGGCGCGAGGTCCAGTCCGAGACGAGGAAGGTGGCGCCGTCGCCCCCCAGGGTGATCTCCTCGTCGATGATGAAAGCGATGGGAATGCCTTCGCCCTCCATGTAGTGCACGAGGATCGGCATCCGGTACGGCGTGCCGTCCGGGCACTTGATCTCGTACTGGTACTCGATCTCGTCCTGGCCGTGGTCGTCCTCGGTTCCGCCGGGCTCGCCCCGGTAGCCGAACATGTCGTGCAGCTCGGCAGGGATCTGATCGCTGATCCACTTCGCGCGGTGCACCGGGAAGCGCCCGACACCCACGGCCTTGACCTCTCGGCCGGTCATCACTTCTCCTTTTCCCGATGGGCCGAACAGTGGTGCTTGCATCCCTCGCAGGTGCAGCGGCAGATGTTCGGCTCCGTCTCGTAGCCGGGGCATCGGCCCTCGGCGATCCGCGCGGCAGCCTCGCCCCAGTAGCACAGGTCGTGCCATTCGCGGCGGACGATGGCGTTGCCCATGGCGCCCTGCATACCAAAGTCCGTAGGTTCGGACGAATGCCCGTCTTGCGGATTCACCGGCTCACGTGCTCTGTCGATCCTGAGTGCGTCCTGCCGAATTTTCTCGTAGATGTCACAGCAGACCAGCTCGGCCCGGATGCGGAGTGCCACTTGGTCCTGGACGTTGCCGGTCACCGTTTTCCGCTCCTCGCCTTTGATGTCTTTCCGCTGTACCAGGGAAGCGCCAAACCGTCGTTCTCCTGCCTGGGAACCAGGTGGAGATGAAGATGGAAAATGCTCTGGGTAGCGGCCTTGCCCCGACTCGTGATGATGTTCATCGGCCGGTCCGTGAAGCGCATCAACTCAGCGGCACGCCGGGCGGTGGCGGCGAAGACCTCGGGGTCCTGTCCGAAGTCCTTCACGTGCACTTTCGGGACGATCAGGCAGTGCCCCTCGGTGACCGGATCGAGGGGGATGAACGCGACCGCGTCGTGCCAGGTGTCGGGCATCAGGATCCACTCGACTTCGCTGCGGCCTGCGATGATCTCGCAGAACACGCAGGGTTCCGGAAGGATCTGGTCCTCGCAGCCCCGGCACCACACGAGCGGCGGAAGCTCCTCCGCGTAGACCGGATGGCGCTGGAGCCTGGCGACGTTCGAGCACTGCGGATGCACGTAGGAGCCGAGGACGATGTACGCCACCGGTTCGCGTTCGCTCACCATGGGACGCCCCACCATCCGAAGAGAAGTCCGGCGCCCCACACCACGCCGCCCGTGACGACACCGAAGACGAAGAGTACGAGGGCGATGCCCGCGAGACAGGAGGAATTCGCGTCGTCACTGTGGGCAGCTTTCAGCCAGAAAGCCACGACGATAAGACCCAGGATCAACGAGTTGAGAAGGGTCAGCCAGTCCATCCCGTGCTCACCACCTTCAGCATCCGGCGTCCAGCGCGCTCGGGGTCGTCGGCTTCCTGGACCTCGTACGTGCAGTTGCGCAGGACCGTGGTGTAGGCGGCCAGCATCTCCGGCTCGCGGTCCTTGGATCCTTCGAACGTCACCCGGATCTCGCCGTCGGCCTCGCGGGCGGTGTAGCCGCCCTGCCGCAGCGATTCGGGCATCCGGCTGTTCGGCTCCTCGTGCATCCGGCGCATCTCTTCGATCTTGAGACTGGCGACCTTCTTCACCGAGTTGAACCCGCCGCTCGCCAGGAAGAACGAGACGCGGTGTGCCTTGAGCTGCGGCATGTGGGGGTCTTCCTTTCCGTGAAAAGCACTCTACCAGAGGATCATTGGGGATCTTTGGCCAAAGGTTCCCTTGGCATATGCAGGGGCCCCGGCATGGATCACCGGGGCCCCTGCGGACGGACGGTCAGGCCGGGCGGATGCCCGGCTCCTCGGGAACCTGCACCAGGGCGATGGCCACGAGCGCGTTCACGACGGCCCGCTCACGCTCGCGCCTCGGATCGAACGGCAAGTCCTTGTGCCGGTCGGCGTCGGCGTTGAGCCGGTCGGCCGCCTCCCTGGCGCGTGCCAGGTACGTGCGGGCCAGCTCGCCACGGTCTTCATCGGGGTCGTACATGATTCAGACCCTCCGGACCGCGTTCTTGCGGACGTCGACCGAGCCGAAGCCGGTGGCTCCCTGCTCACGGCCGCCGGGGATGAGGGGCACCTGCGAGGCCCGGGACTGCGCGCCCAGGATGCCCATCAGGTGCGACTCCAGGCCGTTCTCCAGGGCGTACGTCACGTCGTAACCCATGGCGTTGACCGCCAGGCCGCCCGAGATCGACCACTCCATGGTGCCGCCGGTCGACAGGTAGCCGAAGAACAGGATGATCGCGGAGCCGTCGGCCTCATCGGACGTGTCGGTGACCGTGACCAGGTACTCCTTGCCGTCCTGCGAGATCGTGGGGACGGAGGTGACGGTGTCCTTCGTGGACGCCTTGCGCATCGCCGCCAGGCAGGTGGCCACGCCCTTGGGCAGGTACTGCTCGTCGACCGGCTTCGACTCCGGGAGCTTCGCCTTCTTGGCGCCCTTCGGCACGTGGTTCTTGCGGCCGTTGTCGGGGTCCTTGTAGATCGAGACGTACATGTCCCAGCCGGAGGCCAGCGGCTTCTTCTCGCCGTCGATGTAGAGCTTCGAATCGGCCCACCGCCAGGAGCGGCCGTCGAGCCGGAACGCGATCGTCATCTTGGTGCGCTCGCCCAGGTGGGTGAGCAGGATCTTGCCGTAGCCGCTGCGCTCCACGCTGGGCTCGACACCGGTCTCGTCCAGCAGGAAGGCGTAGGGCTCGTGCACTACGTCGGGCATGTCGTCGATGGCGACACTGGTACCCAAGATCTTCTCCATCCGATTCGGTTCGGCGAAGGCCGAAGCCCGGGATCTCACGTCTTGCGAAAGCGGGATCCCGGGCTTTCCTTCATCCCCAAGAGTACTCTACCACAAGGAAGTTGAGAATTTCAGTCAATGTGACGGCCGACGTATTCGACCTCGATGACCTTGACCTCGTCGTCCTGCTCGCCGTACGTCCACAGGATCCGTTCGCCGCCCGGTCCGATCCGGACGTAGGAGATCCACAGGTCGTCGCGATTGCCGAAGCGCGGCTCCGGCTTCATGCGGTGTGTGTGCAGCGATGGGTACGACGGATCATCCGCGAGCTGTGTGAGGGCTTTCTCCACCTGCTTCAGCTTCCCCCGGTCGCCGGACTTGCGGATCTTCGCAATGCCCTTCTTGGCGCCGGGGGTGATGTTCAGCTCGAAGTTCACGCAGCACCACTCCAGATCAGGTCGTGCAGGGCCTGCGCGGTACGGATCCTGGTACCCCCGATGCCACGGGCCCGCATGTTCTCCTGGACCGCCGAGGCCGCCTCGATGGCGCCCCGCCTGCCGAACGCCTCCTCGGGGGAGAGCACCGGCCTCACCGGCATCAGCGCCTCGAACTCGCGCTTGCTCAGCACCACCGAGGGGGTCAGCGTGACTACCCCGTCGCCGTCCACGTCGACCGCGTACTGCGTGTCCCTCAGCACCTTGCGGCCGAGGGTGATGCGGCCCTGCGCGTCCGGCGACATCAGGATGACCATGGTCTCCCCTTCCCATCCCGTCGGGTCTTGCTCACGAATATGACTCTACCACAGGGATGTTGACGGCATAGGCCATTCTCATCCCGTGACGATGCAGCTTGAGAACGGGTTGTCCGGCAAGCTCAGTTCCACCGCGAAGGCCCGGTCCAGAGCCGCCTTCAACTTGGGCGTCAGCTCCTCGTGCCGCTTCCAGCGGATCTGCGTCAGGTCCATGCAGTCGTCGCACCAGGTCGGCCGGAGCTTCTGCACGAAGGCTTCGACCAGCTTGGGCGCGAAGCCCTTCGCCTTGCAGGTCTCGCAGTCGTACTCGAACGGCAGCAGGCTGACCAGCACCCGGTTGTCGTACGTGACGCTCGTATGGACGTACATCAGATCATCGCGGAAACCCTCGGCGTACAGGTGATCCGTGACCCGGTCCTTGAGCTTCCTCGCGTGCTCCGCGTTCATCGTCCGTCTCCTCTCCGATGGGGCGCCGTTGCCCCAAAGGAGAGGATATCAGCGGACCTTCATGGCCTGGGCCAGAATCATTCATGCAGCCTGGAGTACTGCCGCGCCAGGTAGGAGAGCACCAGCAGCCAGGCCCCCGCCGACGTGACCACGGGAACCGTGTCGTCGGTGACCGGGATGTCCAGCAGACGGCACGTGACCTCCGGGCCCAGAACGACCAGCAGGCCCACCACCGAGCCGGTGTTCGCCGCGATCAGGGGTGTCGGGTCCTGTTCGCCGAGATTCATACGTTTCCTCCTTTTCGAGTCAGGGGTCCTGGGTTTCACGCCGGGCCATCTCGCCGACCTGCCGCGCGTCGGCCTCACCCCGGGCGATCACGTCCTCCAGCTCCCGCATGGCGTCCTTGACGTCGTGGATCTTCCAGTCGGCCTCGTTCACCGGCCCGTCCTGCGCAGATGACGAGCCCCCAGGGCGCGCAGCACCAGAACGCCGCCCACGAGCATGACGTGCGGCGGCGCCCACTCGGGCAGACCGGCCACACCCGTCACGATGTCCGGTCCGAGCAGCATCACCGCTCCGGCCGCCCCCAGGGCATCGCTGACGAACAGCTCCTCACCAGGTACCTCGTGGGACTTCGTCAGGACCGCGTCCTGCACATCTTCCGTAGCCATGAAGCCACCTTCCTTTCCGATTCCCTCAACCTTAGCAAACGGCAAGGAAGTTGAACCTCAAGGGCGCCTCAGAAACCCCACCCTGTCTCTCACGTCTCCCCGAAGGGGCCCAGCGGCCCGCAGAAGGACGACGACGCCAGCCGACGACGCGAGAGACCCGAGCCGGACCCTGCGGCCCGCAGCGGGGTGCTCAGCCCCGTCGTGGCGGCACCAGGCCCACCGGCCCAAGCCGTCCGACCCGCACCCGCCCACCGGCAGAACCCCCTCCCCCGAAGCGAAGCGAATCCGTCTCCCTCCCCGCCAGGCAGCGGCGCCGCGCGCGTCAGGACGATGATGATGGTTTTGATTTTCCAGGCATCAGGGTGCGGACCGGTGGGCGGAGCCCACTGGGACGTGGCCTGTGGCCTGGAAAATCTGAACCAGAAGAAGAGGACTTCTAACTACTTCTATAGGGCCCGCGATTTCCCCGTTTCCGCAGGTCAGAGAGTTATGGATCTTGTGCGGAGAGGATAACGTCGTTAACCTCTAGAGGGTAAGGTTATGGCCTACTTTAACCTCTAGAGGTCAAGGGCATCTTGGGAGAAATGGGGCACCTTGAAGGGTGTCCCGAGAGGGTGTCGTGTCGGAGCCGTTACTTCCCACCCCTTACACGGCGGGAGTAGGGAGGGTATGCTTGGCCGGACAAGGGAGCGACCTCTAGCTGCGATGATTCGATCAATCTGTTAGAGTCGCTGTTACGGAGAGGAGTGACGGGCATGGGACACGAAGCCAGCGTCATCGACGGGGCCCTGATGAACGAGTTCGGGGAGTACGCCCGGACCGCGCCGATCCCCCTGTGGGTGGTGGCGAAGCTGCACTCTGAGTTCGAAACGCTCGGGCTGTACAGCAGGATCGCCTCGGCCGCAGCGGAGGAGAGCGACACGGTGCTCCGCGTGACGATGAGCAAGGACTGGGGCGACATGCTCTTCCGCGAGGAGGGCGCGCTGGCCGGGGCGATGAAGCGCCTCATGGAGATCGGCGCCGTCACCAAGGTCGCCGAATACCAGAGCGGTAAGGTCCGCCTCCAGATGGAGTCGTACCCGCCTGAGATCCGCGAAGAGCTGGACGCTTACCGCCGACCGAACGGCAAGCTCGTGGCCGTCTTCTCCTGAAAAAGGAGAAGGCCCCAGCGTGAACTGGGGCCTCGGCAAAGCAAACTGACAGGAAGGGTACTACGGCAGCCATGTCGGATTCAAGGCACTTCACCGTGGTCGACGACTGGGTCATGCTGAACCCCGACGTGACGGCCACCGAGTACCGCGTCTACTCGATCATCAAGGGCAACCTCAAGCACGGTTACGGCGGCATCCCCGAGGCGGGATTCCGTGCCACCGCAGCCTGGGTGGCGCAGGTCTCCGGCGGCATCGTCGCCGTGAGCACCGCCCACAAGGCGATGCAGGGGCTGGCGAAGAAGGGCGTGCTGCGGCGGCTCAACAACCCGCAGTCCGGCGAGGGTGCCGACTTCGAGTTCGTCATCGAGCCCGACGAGACCTACGAGGGGGCGCGCAGTGTGATGGCGCGTGCCGCCGAGGTCAGCCAGACCACGAGCAGGCGCGTCGCCTTCGTGACGATCCCCCTCATGCGCAGGCCGAAGAAGCCGAAGGCCGCCGACGCGGCGCCGCCGTTCGTGCTGGTGATGGACGAGACCGAGGAAGCGTCGCCGGTCGTCGAACCGGAGGAGCCGCCCGTGGAGGAGGAGCCCGAGTTCGACATGTCGGGCCTGAACGGCGGGGGCCAGCAGAACCGGCCGACCCAGGCGATGATCGAGTTCGCATCCGAGCTGGAGGCCATCACGAGCCAGCAGTCGGAGGTCAAGCTGCGGCTGATGACGGGGTCCTGCCGCCGGGTCGCCGAGGCGGTACGTCCGGCGCTGGAGAGGGGCTGGGCGCCCGCGATGCTGGCCAAGCGCCTCGCCGTCGAGCTGAACCCGAAGATCCACAGCCCCGAGAAGCTGCTGATCACCAAGGCCAGGGACCTGGGCGACCCGCCGCCGGTCGTCGACCGGCGTGACGGGAAGGTTCTGGTGAAGGGCCGGGCGGTCGACCTCGGTCAGTACGACCTCGGCTTCGGCCATGCCGCGAGCGGTGCACAGCAGCCGACGGCGTCGTTCGTGGCGGAGAAGTCCTTGCAGGGTGAGGAGAGCAAGGAAGAACGCCTGAAGCGGATCGCGCGCAAGTACAACCGGTAATCCGGACCCGGAAAGAGAAGAGAAACGTGGACAACGTCAAGAATTTTCCCGGTACCCAGATCCAGCTCGCCGACGTGGCCACCGAGGACAGCGTTCTCGGTGCGCTGCTGAACGCGGAAGGGCACCCCCTGGACTGCCGTGAGGAGATCATCGAGATCTTCGGCTCGGCGGGGTCCAGTACCTTCACGAATCCGATGAACGCCAGGATCTACGAGGCGTTCTTGCAGAGCCTGATCGAGCACTCCTCGACCGGGCCGCACGGGGTGACGTCCATCCTGCGCCGTGAAGGCGAGCTGTCGGACGAGGTGATGGAGCGGGTCTACCGCCTCAGTGGCTCGGCCGGTGGCCCCGTCGAGGCGACGCACGGCGCCAAGGTGCTGCGGGACCTGCACCGCAGGCGTGTCGTCTCCGCAGCGATGGACGACGGCTCGCGCATGGTCCGCTCCGGCGAGATGAGCTGCGACGTCGCGATCTCGGACGCCTTCTCGCAGGTGGCCACGGCCGTCGAACTGGGCGAGGTGCCCTCGTCGAGGTTCGAGCGGGGGCGGCTGGTCGACGAAGGGCTCGGAGTCATCCTGGGCCTGCGCCAGCGGGAGCCCGGCATCTCCTACGGCCTGCCCGACCTGGACGACCGGACCAGCGGGATGCACGACGGGCACATGACGGCCGTCGGGGCGCGGTCCGGCGGCGGCAAGACGGTTTTCGGGGTGAATGTCGGCAGGCACGCGGCGATCAAGCAGAACGTGCCGACCGTGATCTTCTCGCTGGAGATGGGGCCCGGTGACCTGCTTCAGCGGTGCGCCTCGGCCGAGCTGGGCATCCCCTACAGCAAGATCCGGGAGAACGACCTCACGTCCGAGGAGCGGGAGAAGGTCGGCCGGTTCGCCGACAGGGAGTACGAGAACCGCAACTTCCGGATCGAGTACGTGCCGGGGGCCACGGCGGGCGAACTGTACCTGCTGGCCAGGAAGTCGATCCGCGACATGGGCGCGAAGCTCTTCGTCGTCGACTACGCGCAGTCGGTGCAGTCGGACCGGGGCATCCCGGAGGAGAACGCGAAGATGTCGGAGACGGTGCCCCGGATCCACGACATCTCCACGAAGCTCGGCGTTCACGTGTTGCTGATGTCGCAGCTCAAGAAGCCGGTGCAGGGCCGGGAGGGCGAGGCGCCCGGAGTGAACGACCTGCTCTACGGAACGAAGATCGAGAACACCGCGACGACCATCATGATGCTTCACCGCAAGTTCGTGGAGGACAAGCCCGGCTCCGAAGTCGAGGCGCACACGGTGAAGAACCGCAACGGCACCCTCGGCGAGGACGACCTGATCTTCGACGGCGCGCGGATGCGCTTCCTGCCGCCCGGCGCCCGCCTCTCCGGAGGGTGGGACCAGACGTGATCACGGGACAGTTCCTGGGAGTCGACGACCTCGGCCCGCTGGGACGGCTGGTGGCAAGGGGGGAGATGCTGGTCCTCGACCCCAACGAGAAGCGGATGGTCATCGCCGAACGCGAGTGGATCGCGATGAAGCTCCACGAGGCCGAGCGCTACTCCAGGGCGTACCGCAAGCGGCTGGCCACGGCGCACATGAGCAACAGCCGTGAGTGGGTCCGCGAGATGGTGGACGCATGGGAGCTGGAGATCGCCAAGTTCCTGGTCTGCGACAAGTGGCTTCTCCAGGTGCTGGGGAGGCTGGAAAGCAACGAGCAGATGGCGATGAACGTGCCCCCGGACTTCTCGTACGACGGGTACGGCCCGGTCCGCGAGCTGAAGAAGCGGGTCCTGGGCGCGAGCGACCGCGAGATGATCGACGGCGCTCGGTTCCGGGTCCAGTAAGCGCAAAAGCCAGGAGTCCAGCGTCCGCTGGATGTCCTGGCTTCGCTTCCAGCCCCTCCTGGGGCGGCTCCTTCAGGATGTCAGGCCGCCCCGGGAGGCGCAACGGAAATGCGCCGCCCGCATCAGTAGGGGTAGTAGTGGCACCACGAACTGATCGTGATGCAGACCTCGATACACCATCCGCACATAACTGACACCCCCTCTCGCATTGATCACCGGTGACCATATCGGAGATGGTGATTCCGCTTGGGGGTGTCGAAGAAGTAGAAGTGGCCCAGGCCATGTAGTACGCTGGGACCAGCCCAACTTGATGTTGGGCGACCTTCGGGAAGGGTGACGGAATGCTGGTGTCGACGGGACCCATCGCCATGGCCAGGCCGGGCTGGGGGCTGAAGAAGGGCAAGATCACCTCGATCGTCGGCAACGACTCCGGCGGTCGGCCGGACGTGCTCTGCGCGCAGATGCTCCTGGGGGCCGCCGTGAGCGGCATCAAGGTGCTCGCACTGCTGCCGGGCCTACGCGGGGACGACCCCGTGTGGCAGGCGGTCGGCGAACTGCTGGGCGGCGGCGACAAGCGCGTGGCGGCCAGCGAGCTGCGGCAGATCCCCCTGGTGATGTACGCCTCCGGGACCGGCAGGGAGCACGTCGGCAAGGCCGACCTGGTGTACGCTCCGGGCCTCCGTCCGGGGGACCTGGAGGAGATCCAGAAGGCCACTTCCGCCGCCGTCCTGACGCTCGCCGACGTCGAGAGCGACGTAGCTGTGTACGGGTCGGCCGAGATCATCCGCGTGGGCGGGGACACGATTCTCCTCGACGCGGAGGGTGTCGAGATCTCCGTCGTGTACGACCCGAGCGGTCCGGTCTATCGCCCGGCATGATGGTCGGCGCAGCACCCCGTTGTCTACGGGGTGTAGGCGGCGCCCGGTGAGGAAGGTGCACGGATGGCACAAGGGTCAGGACTGAGGAACGTACTTGCCGCACTGGAGCGGCATGGAAGCCGGGTACGGTCGCACGGTGGATATCAGACGGCACAGTGCCCGGCGCACGACGACCGGAACGCGTCTCTCAGCATCACGCAGGGCGACAAGGGGGCGGTGCTGAACTGTCACGCACGGTGCGACACGGGCGACATCCTCGCCGCCCTGGAGCTGAACTGGCCGGACGTTTTTGACAACGGCGGCAAGATGAACGACGTGGATCGACGTCTGGCCGCCGACCTGTGGATGCCCTGCCAGAATCCCAAGAGCAAGGGTGGAAACGACTGCCCGGGACACAAGGCGGCCGAATATAGGTACACCGATGAAAACGGTGTGCTGCTCTACGCCGTCGCGCGTTGTTCCCGTAAGGGTGACGGATGCCAGGGATTCCGGCAGTGGGTGCCGGACCCGACGAAGCCGCACGGCAAGACCTGGAGGATTCCCGAGGGAACTCGCCGGGTTCTGTACCGGCTGGCCGAAGTCCTCGCCGCCGCCAAGGCGGGCAAGCGGATCTTCCTGATGGAGGGCGAGAAGGACGCCGACCGGATGAAGGCCGACTATCCCGACGAGGTGGCGACCACGATTGCGGCGGGCGCCGGGCGTAGCAAGTGGAAGCCGGAGTACTGCCGGTACTTCCGTGGAGCCTCCGAGGTCATCATTATCGCTGACTGCGACAAGACGGGCCTGGAGTATGCCGAAGAGGTGCATCGGTCGCTCAGTGGGGTGGTGAAGACGCGCGTCGTCTGCTCTCCGCTCATGACCGAAGGTGCCGACTTCTCCGACCACCGGGATCACGGTTTTACGCTCGACGAGTTCGAGGTCGTGCCGTTCGAGCCGATCTCGAAGCGGCCGGACATGGTGATCCAGGTCGAGGAGCGGGACCGGGAGAAGAATGTCGTCTTCAGTGGGTACAGCCAGGAATCCGTGGAACGGAGTCTGGTCGGCTCGATGCTGAAGTACGGGCACTCGTACAAGATCGCACCCATCGACATCGTCACGGATGCACGTCTGAAGATCGCGGTGCAGGCTGCCGCACGACTGGCCAACAATGGCCGGTCGATCTCACCCGAGGACGTCGCTCTGGAGATCGAGGAGATGGGGGTGAGCACGTACGACAATGCACTCCCCGAACTTCTCAAGGTTGAGAAGGCCGCTTTCTCCGACACCGAGAAGCCGAAAGTTGCAGCAAGGATTCTGCGCGAGCGGACCATGCGCACGCACATGGCTTCCTGGCTGAACGCGGCGAAGCGCCGGGTCATCAATGAGGCAGTTGACCTGGGTGTGATTCTCGACGAGATGCGGTCGGCTTTTGCCCGGCACGCCGAGGAGTACGTGGACCTCAGCATCTACTGCGAGCCGGTCGGCGATGCCTTCTCCGGGGATGTCCTCGAAGAGATCGTCATGGACGAGGTCGAAGAGGCTCCGAAGACGAACGTGCGGGCCATCCGGCCGCAGGTCGTCATCCGTACGAAGGAAGCAACGGCCCAGGGTGGCTGACATGACCTAGGCCATCTGTTAGCCTGGTCTTACAGAAGCGGGGCCCCGGTTGAAACCGGGGCCCAGGGAGGGAGACGAAATGGCTCGCACCGCAAGCAGCTCTTTCCGTGAGCGGTACTACGCGGAGGAACTGGAAGCCGCCGAGACGCCGAAGGAGCAGTTCGAAGTCCTCCGGAGCAGGCTCGCGGCGGACGTGAAGCGCCTGCCCGAAGACCTCCGGCACGGCGTCTACGAGGACGCGGCCAGCGCCCTCAAGGGAATCATCGAGGCCGTGCAGGATGCCATGGGAGACCTCGGGATCCAGTCCACGCGTGCGAGCGTGGACGCATGAGACTCCACGACACCTACCTTGATCTGCACACGGTGGCGAACATGACCGACGGCAGGACGATGGTCGGCTGGCGGCGCCGGATCGAGGTCCGCGAGGACTGGGTCAGCGTCAGCGTTCTGGCCCCGCCCGAGGAGGCCGGGATCGGCATCGGCGAGCCGGGCCCCGAGGTGAGGATCCAGTGCAAGCCGGAACAGGGCCCCACGGGACCCGTCGACCGCGATGGCTGGCTCATCCTCGACCGTCTCGTGCCGAACCACGTCTACTGGCTGGAGCTGCGAGCGTTCGGCGGCATCAGCATCGAGCGCGAGGACGACGACCCGGACTACGTCTGGTACTGGAGTCTTCCGCCGAGCTTGTGGGAGAAGGTCAAGTGCGGGTGAACCGTGGTCGCCTCGACCTGAAGAGCCTGACCCTGGGAATCCCCTGCACGATCATCACGGGGCTCTCCTCGATCTCGCTCACGCACGTCGGCCGCAACGTCCAGATGGGGATCTACCTGAAGGGCGTCGGACCGATGCGGCCGGGCGACGATCTCACGTCGTGCCAGGACGAGCACGGCAAGGGGTTCCAGACGTACTGGCTGCACCTCGACAGGCTCTCGCCGAACAGGCTCTACGAGCTGACGGTCACCAGCTTCGGTGATGGGGTGTGGCCCGGGACGAAGCTCTCGGACAGGACGCCGGGCAAGGATCACGAATACCGGCAGTACCGGACCGATAACAGGACGATGATCGACAAACTACTGGGGTGGGGAAGGTGAACGGTTCTCAGAGATCCACCACGATCGACCTGCTGGGGCAGCGAGAGCACTGGATTGACACGCACGGCTCGACCCACCTGATCCGGGACATGGAACTGCGGTATTGCGAGAACGTCTACGGCTATCTCCTGCGCAACGGCCGGGGAATAGCCGAGCAGTTGTATCACCGGGTGGTGTTCGGCCCGCAGCCGAGCGGCGACATGGCCTGCGATGCGGTCGACGCCATGACCGAGGAACTGCTGGACGCGATTGATCGGCCCGAAGCCTGGATGATGCGTCAGCCCCTCCTGGAGGCGCTGGCCGAACGGATCGAGAACTCCGGCCGCCAGCCGGGGGCGACCTACGAAGTGACGGTTGTCCTGAAGCTGACCGTGCCGGTGAACAAGGGGACGGGGATGGCGCAGCGTGCTTTCGAACAGGCCCTGCGGGGACTGCCGTACGAGTACGAGGTGATGACTTTTCTGGGATAGGAGGTGAGCAGGATGTGCGATTGGTGCGGCGCCGGAGACGCCGACCCGTGCCGGATTCCCACGGGAACGTCGGAGAACCCGGAGAACGAGTGACACGGAAAGGAGATGGGCGTGAGCGCCTGGTCTGATCGCTTCCTCGGAAGCAGGTGGGTGAAGGGTCATGCGAACGGGGTCGTGACGCACGGCTCGACCGAACCCGTCTTGACGGTGCTGGAGTTGCGCGGCTTCGAGGTCCGCGACTTGTTCCTGATCGGCTTCAACGACAACTGCGGCTCGATCGTGGTCGAGACGGAGGAGCGGGCGGAGCAGATCGCGACGGCACTGGAGCCCGCGTACCGGGTGAAGATCAAGGCGGAGCGGGACTGCTGGTTCGCCCAGTTCGACCGGCGGGAGATGGATGGGACGGTGCCGAGCTGGCTCATCACGGACATCACCCTCAAGGACGGCCGCAAGGTCATGGAGAACGGACGCTGGCTGTGACGTACGTGGAGGAGGCGCGCGAGCGCCTGGTGGCGGCATTCCCCAAGCTGGGCGAGGAGTGCCGCAGTGACCTGCTGGACCTCTACACGCTGCTCGTGCTGATCAGGGGCGAGGAGGCCACCGAGAAGCACGTGCACGACACCTGGAGCGTGCGCACGTCGCGCGTCAGGCCGGATCACTGGTCGATCGTTCCGTTCGAGGAGCTGTCAGAGGAAACCCGGAGGCGGGACGCGAAGTACGCCGTCGAGATCCGCCGTATCGCCCGTGAGCTGAACGACCTCGTTCCGGCTCCTTCGGGAGCTTGAGAAGTCAGATAGCTCACAGCGGAAAAACGCTATGAGATAGCGAAGTTCTGTTGTAGAGTAGAAGACGTAGCCGGGGAGGGGAAACCTTCCCCGGCAGGCAAAGGGACGTAGCTCAATTGGTAGAGCGCTGGTCTCCAAAACCAGTACATGGGGGTTCAAGTCCCTCCGGCCCTGCTGGCTTCCGGGATTTCATCCCCCCCGATATCCCGGAAGCCGTTAACGGAATGTGGCGCAGTTTGTGTAGCGCGCTCGCTTCGGGAGCGAGAGGTCGCGAGTTCAAATCTCACCATTCCGACTGGATCCCAGGAGTCGTACTTCTTTCCCGAAGGCGTCGTCCACAGCTCCTGGGATCCGAAGTTCCCGCGCCGCTGACGGTAGTCGGAAACGCAGGTGTGGCAACCTGCACAGAGAGCATCGCCCGCCGGGCAGGCGGGTGGTCGGTAGCAGAAAGGCGATGCTCTCGCGCCCTTGTAGCTCAGTTGGTAGAGCGCTTCTTTCGTAATGAAGATGTCGCAGGTTCGACTCCTGTCGAGGGCTCGACGGTGCACGGTTCGGTCTCAGAAACCGACGCGTGTATGCCGATGGGAATCCTGGTTGGACAGACCCGGGTTTTCGGTTGGCAGACCCCTGGTGAAACGCTGTCCCGGGAAGCCAGGGGTTCCGGTAAAATAGGGACGGAGAGGATGAGAAAAGTGTTGATGGACATCCTGGATGCGTGGTTGCATCACTGGGGATGGCTGTGGATGGTCGTCGGACTCTGTGGGTTCGTCGTCGTGGCAGCCGTTTCCAACAACTGAATACGGGCGCCCTTAGCTCAGTTGGCAGAGCAGTGGATTCTTAATCCACGTGTCACTGGTTCAAGTCCAGTAGGGCGTACTGTCGCATTCGGATGGCTTTCCATGGACGGTATGATCCGATGCGATCGGTCTGAGATTCTGGATCGGGGTCTCAGGCTGAATGGGGTGTAGCTCAGTGGAAGGAGCGCCCGACTACGGATCCGGAGGACGGGAGTTCGAATCTCCCTACCCCAACGCAATAAACGAACGATAAACGAGCGCCTGTGGAGGAGTCTGGCCGTCCTCACCGCCCTGTCAAGGCGGATATCGCGGGTTCAAATCCCGTCAGGTGCGCTGGCTTTGGAGAACGTCCGACGGAGTCCGTCATCCCCGAGATGGCTATCCGATGGGCGGTGAGTGAGCCAGGTGAGTCCATGCCAACCTCGATCCAGGAGGCACTTGGATGGCGGCCCCTGCCTAACCGAAATCAAGGGGTGCAAGGATCTGTAGCTCAGGTGCGAAGAGCGCTCGTCTGAAAAACGAGAGGTCGCTGGTTCAACTCCAGCCGGATCCACAGGTCGGACGGTAAGTCGTTGACGTCGATCCACTGTGGCAGGTGGGTCATTCGCGGCGAAAGCGGCCCGTGCGCGGAGTGTTTGCCGTCCGACTGCCATTCCCCTGTAGTTTAACTGGCAGAACACCGGCCTCTGGAGTCGGGAATCTTGGTTCAAATCCAGGCGGGGGAGCCGGTCGAAAAGGAGAGGAAGGGAACAAGTGAAGTTCACTCTGGAGCTGGACCTGTCGAGCGAAGAGTTCGCCAACCGCAGTAACAGCGACATGGTCCAGGGTGGAAGCATCGGCTTCTACCTGACCGAGGCCGCGAAGCGCATCGACGGCCACGCGATGGCGGCCGGAGAGAACGGTAAGATCCTTTCGGATGACGATGACACTGTCATCGGATCATGGAGGATCGAGCCTTGATCGACGAGTTCAATCTCCTGTAGCTCAATCGGCAGAGCGCCGGATTGTTAATCCGGATGTTACTGGTTCAAGTCCAGTCAGGAGAGCGTGTGCCGACGACACTATGCAATCCTTTGGTCTGAAAAACCGGGGAGAGCCGCAGTCGGTGGTAAAGGGCCATGGTGCGCACCGTGGCCGCTCGGGAAACGGAACTCCGAGTCAGAGCCTGGAAAACGGGGCACTCGGAATGGCCTTGAGGGGACGCCTTCAGCAGGTTCGAAGCCTGCCCCGAGCACTCAGATGTGACCGCATCGAATCTGGAGGGATCGAGATGTTCTCCACCGGCTTCACCTAGGTCCGCGAAATTCGCGGCCCTAGGAGGATGAATTCCGATGGGCAAGACGGCACATCACCTGAAGGGCAAGTTCGACACGCGCGAATGGCCCGACGGGTACATGATGTACTGGCGGGGACGGCCCGTTGTCCCCGTACGTGAGCACACCGTCCACGACCTGCGCTACAGCGCTGCGGAACTCCGCGACGCGGAAGAACAGGGACGTCGGGCCCGGCCCAGGAAGGTGCGGCGCACCGCGCGCTGGTGGACCTACACCGGGGCCTGGACGCCGAGTTCCAGCCGGACCTACTGGGCAGGCAAGAACGAACGCGCCAACCGGCGTTACGTGAAGAGCCAGCTCGACGGAGGACGCCGGACCAAGGGCGAACTCGAACGAAGGCTGTACGAGAAGGCCGAGAGGAAGCCTCGCCGGATGCTTTACGACATCTGGTGAGGGAGGAAAGCTCCTGTAGCTCAGGGGATAGAGCACTGGTTTCCTAAACCGGGTTGTCGCAGGTTCGATTCCTGTCAGGAGCACGGCGCGGGTAATGGGGTACCAACCGCTGGGCTAGATACCCAGTGGGGGTCCTGCCGATGAAAACCCCAGCAAGGACTGATTGGTGAGCGTAGGCCGGTTCGATTCCGGTCGTGCCCGAGGTTGGGCGTGGGGTTCGATTCCCCTTAATCTTGGAGACGAAAAGGATTGCCCGCAGATGTGGAGACCACGGTGATTGCGGGAACCGCGCAGAGGAGTTCGACTCTCTTCCAGTCCACGGCGGTGCCTGCGGAAATCCTTACTCCGCTCGGGCAGGGCGAGGCCAACTCCAGTGATCCGCGTGGCGGCTCTCCTGGAGAAAGATCCCCTGCGGTCGTAGTAGGCGGCCCCCGCGTTCTTGTCTCGGAAAGGAAGAAGAAAGTGGACCACGGGATTGACGAGATCAACGTGATCGAGCTGCCCAAGAGCAGCGGCATTTCGTCCGACTGGCCTCAGCGTTACCAAATCACGGTCGCCCCTGCGGCGCTCGGCCAGGTACTGCCCGACCTGCCCTTCTTGCACAAGGGAGACGGGATCACCCTGTTGGACGGCCGGACGTACTGGGTAGAGAGCGCCAGGCAGGTGCCCGTGAAGGAGGGTCACGTCTACTGGACGTGGGTCTACACGGCCACGCGCGACACCTCGGACGACCCCACCCCGTGGGACGAGGACGACGACATGTCGCTCGACTCGAAGTTCGGGCGGTGATGAACGTGGCGGAGTACAAGGCCGGAAACATCAAGCACGCCGGGATCTGGTTCAAGCTGCGGGTCGATGACGATGGCGACTGGCTGACCGAGATGGATGGCCAGGATCTGAAGCACCCCACCCGGGCCAAGCTGTTCGCCGACATCGACCGCCTGGTGCGCCTGAAGAAGAAGGCCGTCAACATCCCCTTCACGAAGGTCGAGTCGAAGAACAACGGCTACGTCTCCCTGAAGCACGGGGTCGTCACCGGCATCCACTCGGGCACGGGCAACCTGCTCGTCTCCTGGGACGACGGCACGAACGGCCAGCTCACGACCGGATACGGCACGGAGGTCATGCAGCGGCTGACGATCGCCGAGGAGGGGAAGCTGGCCCGGCTGGCGCGCGAGGCGCACCAGAGCGCGGAGGCTCTGCGTGAGTTCACTGGTCGCAAGCAGGTCTACAAAGGAACCAAGGGCCTGGAGGACCAGGTCAAGACCCTGCTGGCGAAGGACGCGAAGTGAGCGAGAAGAACCTGATCACGGTCAAGGGGTCGGTCGAGTTCCGGGACGCGGTGATGCGGCTGACGAACGGCGGCATCGAAGGTGTCTACGCACAGGAGCACGGCACGAACGAGCCGACCTACCGGATCATCCACGGACCCGACCACCCCGTGATTACGACAAGCGACCTGTTCCGGAGTCACTTCGCTCCGGTCCACATGGAGGACTTCGCTTCCGCGCTCAGTGCGGCGGGCGACATGGCCCCCAGGGTTGACGTCTTCAACCTCTGATCAACTGGCCGCCGGGATAGCCCCGGCGGATGAACGGACAGGAGAACACGATGGGTCAGTACGACGGTGGTCAGGTAACGCCGGACGGTTCGGGATGGCAGCGCCCCACCAGCCACAAGCCCGGGGAGTCCGGCCCCGCACCCACGGAGCGGGACCCGGAGACCGGCACGATGAAGCGTTCCGTGACCCCCGACCCCTACGCGAACGGCGGCAACGGTCACACGGTCCGCAACTTCAGCCGGAACAGCAACTGATGGCCGCGATCGAGAGCGAGTACGACGTCGCCACGGTGCTCGGCTCGCTCGACACGAGCCGCTGGCCGGAGGTCCGTCAGGCCATCGAGAAGGGCGGCAAGGGGCACGACTTCGCCCCCGAGCTGGACTTCGGCCAGCCGCCGGAGGGCGGTGCCAGCGAGGCCGAGTACATCTTCGACGAGGCCCGGGAGATCGCCGACACGAACCGTCTCATGCGGCAGGCGGCACGCAGCCTGCACGGGAACATCGGCGAGGCGCTGGCGCATGTGAGGAAGGCTCAGCGGAACATCGGCGAGCTGCGGGATCTGGGGGCCGCCGAGTTCCTGGACGGGGACGGTGACGTCGAGCAGTTCCTGAAGGACGCCATGCGTCTGCTGCGGGCCGCACAGGAGATGAAGGGCACCGACGAGACGGGGGAGATGAAGTGACTTCGGGCTCGGGCTGGGACAGCCACGGTCACGTGAGCGACAGGGGCCGGTCGGGCACCGCCTGCCGGAACCGGAAGGAGCACTTCGGGAGCTGGGTGGTGACGATGCGGCGGGTGAACTACTCCGCCTTCAACGGCTACCACCGCACCCCCTCGGACTACTCCGAGATCCGCTGCACGGCGTGCCCCACGAGGTGGCGTACGAAGGCCGCCTATGTGGACCAGCTTCCGAACGAAGTTCGGGGTCCCGGGACCGGCTGAAACGAGGTAGATTCCCTCCGGTAAGACAGCGCAAGGAAACCGGAGAACAGATATGCCGCTCGGCGTCGTTAAGTGGTTCAACGCGGAGAAGGGGTACGGGTTCATCGCGCAGGATGACGGTGGCCCGGACGTCTTCGTGCACTACTCGCAGATCAACGGACAGGGCTACCGCGAACTGGCCGAGGGGCAGCGTGTGCTCTTCGAGACCCAGCAGGGCAAGAAGGGGATCGAAGCGCAGAACGTCTCCGTCACTTCATGACCACAGATGCATACGAGCGCCCAGGCTGGTCGGCCTGGGCGCTCGGCATTGCCGAGGCCGTTTCCCTGCGTGGAGACTGCACGCGAAGGCGCGTAGGTGCCGTCCTGCTGGATTCCCAGCACCGGATTTTCGGCTCGGGATACAACGGGACGGAGCCCGGCGGGAAGAGCTGCCTGGAGGGCGACTGCCCGCGCGGCAGGCACTTCGAATACGGGGCGAACTCGAAGTGGGAGAAGTCCGGGGATGCCCTGCTGGAATGCAGGTGTGGGAACCCCTGGCCCTGCTCCGAGGCGGTGCCTCCGGGCAGCTCCTACGACACGGGCCCCGGGATATGCATCGCATCTCACGCGGAGATCAATGCGCTTATGGACGTTGAGGCGCGGTACCGACTGGACGGGGCTTCGATGTACGTAACCGAAGAACCTTGCGGAGGTTGCGCAAAGATCATCAAGAATTCCACCAAAATTGTCCAAATTGTCTGGCCAGATGGGGTTATTGAACTTGATCGAAAAGAGTTCGTTTACTACACTGAGTGAGTGAATAAAACGGACTGGCCGCAGCAGGGTGAGTGCGCGCAGTGTGGCGGGCGCTTCGAGAGGTACCGGCCGCAGAACATCTACTGCCAGGGGAGAGAGTGTCAGAACGCTCGCCGGAAAGTCCGGTGGGACCGATGGAGGGAGAAGCAAGAGGCGGACGGGACGTACCGGCAGACCGTTAACGGATACCAGCAGAAATTTCGAGAGCGAACCGGATATGGCCGCGATTGGGAACTGCGCAACAGATATGGAATCACTCTCGAAGAGTGGATCCACATGGTGGAAACGGTTGACGGAAAGTGTGAAATCTGCGGAGGTGAAGATCACCTTTGCGTAGACCATTGTCATGAGACGGGGAAGATTCGTGGCGTTCTTTGCCGCAGATGCAATCTTGTCATCGGTCAGCTCGGTGACACCGTCGAGCATGTGCGCCGAGCAGTGAAGTACCTGGAGAAGGATCTGGACCTTCGGGCATAGGTGCGGAACGTGAGGGGCCTCTCCTCCCGAGGGGCCCTTCGTCACGCCTGAAATGGCCTGAGCCATGGTAAGCTCTGAGGACCAACAGAGCTTAATGGCAACGCACTTCGGAAGGGGAGCGGGATGAGCGCGCACCACCTGCTGGGCAAGAGCAACGAGGGGAACCTGATCCTGGTCGCGGGGCCCGACCACCGCCGCATGTACGGCATGGCCGAGGCCGCAGGGATCTCCGTACTGGACCCCCGGAACGTGACCGACATCGAGTCCCTGAAGACCCGGATCAGCCTGAGCCGCGAGTCCGTCGCCGTCGTCGCCTCCATGCCGGAGATCGAGGGCACCCTGGACCGCAGCGCCTTCGACCGGCGCCTCATCGACCTCGCGTACGCCGCCGACCGGGTGGTCTACGCCGGTCTCCTCGGTGCCGTCCTGGTCTGGCCGCAGCACCCCGACACCCGCACGTCGATCCGCAACGGCCGGGTGAGCGTGCACCAGAAGCTCGACGTGGTGGCGGCCGGTGAGACCGTCGTCGGCCTGACCGTGGACCGCCTGTGATCACGGACATCCACACCCTGGACCAGTACATCGGCAAGTACGTCGATCTGAGCGAGGGGGAGGACGGGATGGCGGGATTCCTGGTCGATGTGTACGACGTCGTCGACTACATCCCGCACCCGGTCCGCGCGGTGAGCCTGGACTACGGATACGGCTTCCGGGTGAGCGCCGACACTGTCATCAGGGTGCTGGAGGCGCCGGACGGGCAGGAGCCCCCGAAGGTTGAGAACCCGGTGCAGCTCGTGCACGCCGTCATGGACGGCAGGCCCTGCTCGGACGCCGGATGCGCCAACCGGGGAAGGGCACTGCTGGCGGTGCGCGCCATGCGTGTATGGCGGATGCGGCAGGAAGACGCGTTCTGGGAGTACAAGTACGTACGCCAAGTGCGCGGCTACGCGAAGAGCTGCCTCACATCCGCCAGCGACATCGCCCGGGAGGCCCGGGACGAAGGGGCACCGCCGCACATCATGGAGAAGATGGACGCCATCCTCAAGCGGGCCATGGAGGGTCAGGGGTGACCGGCGGCCAGATGCTCGGGATGGCCGTGGCCGGTTCCTCGTTCATCTCGCTGGCGGCGATCGGAGTCATCTGGGCATACGAGAAAGTCGTCACATGCCTGACCCCGAAGGCCGCCGTCGAGCTTCCGAAGCTGGTACTTCCTCCCGAGGAGAGAGATGAAGAAGGGTGAGCCCACCCGGGCCGAGCTGGCGCTGAACGCGCTGGCCGAGGTGCGGGCGGTGCTGGACGAGTGGACCGGAAGCGACTGGAGCCACACGAACCCGGCCCAGGAGATCGACCACATCCTGCATCTGACGTACGCGAAGCTGAGGATGCAGTCGATGCAGCGCGAGCGGCGCCCGGCGACCTGGCTGGCCCAGCCGGTCAGCACGGTCTGGCCGAAGGAGATCGCGTGGCGCCGCAACGAGGAATCGGTGACGGCCCTCTGCTTCGAGGTGCGCATCACCGACGGGACCAAGGACGCCGTCGGCCGCAGGGTCGAGGTCCGCATGTCGGCGAACGACGCCGGTTTCCTGGCCATGTCGATGAAAGGCATGGCCGAATGGGGCGACGGCAAACCCGGACCGGCCGACGTACTGGACGAGCTGCTTCCCGGCGGTTCCGTGAAGGAGGAGAACGAGACGTGAGCTATCCGAGGATCTTCGCGACGCCCGGCGTGGGCGACTTCGCTGAAGCGGTCGACGACGAGCGTCAGCGCCAGCTCAAAAAGTGGGGCGACCAGGAACACCCGGACGGGACCGGCGGCCCCGTGATGCACGAGATGGCCGACGAGATGCGGGCCCGCTGCCAGTACCTCGACGAGAACGGCGGCGCCGACTGGCGGGCCATCCTCCTGGAGGAGATCTACGAGGCGATGGCCGAGGAGGACCCCGAGAGGCTGGTCGTGGAGCTGACGCAGTCGGCGGCCGTCATCGCGGCGTGGATCTACGACCTCAAGCGGCGGACGCCGTGAGCGAGGGCCTGGAGAACTACCGCAGCAGAGCCCTCGCCGCGCGCCGGGCCGATATCGTCGCCCGGTTCGAGCACCCCGTCACCGCAGCGCCCATGGTGACCTGGTATCAGTTCGCTCCCCTCCTGAACGAGGAGGGCGAGTTCTACTCGGCCAGCGAGAAGGAGTTCCACGGCTGGTTCGAACCCGTGGAGAAGTGATGGACATCCGGCGTCCCGATCTGGACAAGTGGGGCGTGTACTGCCCGCACGGAAAGAAGATCGTCGAGGCGATCCCCGCCGAGCACACCTGCGGCGGGAAGCCTCAGCCGATCCCCCGGGTCGGCCCTTTCGAGGCAGAGCCTGAGCGGGAGTACTGCAAGGCGTGCTACCCGGAGGGCCGGAAAGTGCTTCCGTGGGCCTGCGAGAAAACGGGCTGCGACGAGGCGGCCTACGACCGGGAAATGCAGGAAGAGATAGACCGGTACTACGAGGAAATGCGCCAGTCGTACTACGGGTGAATCGGAAAGGGTGAAGAGATGGAGAGGCCCAAGAATTCGCGGGTCCGGCACGGCATGGCGTCGTGCGCGCGGTACGGATGCAAGCAGGAAGCGTGCCTGGAGGCGCAGCGCCGGGCCACGCGGGAGAACTACCACGGCCAGAAGGACGGCGGCGCCCGGGTCTCCTGCACGGAGGTGACGCCCTACGTAGTGAAGCTCGTGAACGCGGGCATGTCGGTGGTCGACATCTCAGACCGGTCGGGCGTCTCGCCGACACAGGTACGCCTGATCTTCCGGAGCAAGCTGGAGCGCGTCCACCGGGTCACCGCCGAGGCGATCCTGGGGATCCCCTTCCCGGAAGAGGGCCGCTTCCCCGACACGGACGGTCTGACCGACGCGACCGGCGCCCGCAGGAGGCTTCAGGCGCTCACCGTGCAGGGCTTCTCCGTGGCGCTGATGGCCGAGGAGGGAGACATGCAGACCAGGACCATCAGCGCCATCCGCTCCGGCCTGCGCGAGCAGGTGCGTGTGTCCCGGCTCCGGGCCATCGTCGTCATGCACGACGCGCTCTACGACGCGGACCCGCAGGAGATGGGGCTCGCGGCCAGCGCGTCCACCAGGGCCAGGCAGTGGGCGGCCGAGCAGGGGTGGTGGCCCACGGAAGCGTGGGCCGACATCGACGACCCCAACTGCAAGCCGAACCTGAAGACCCCCAGGTACGTGATCCTCACGGAGAACTACCGCGAGCTGAGCGCGGTGCAGGGCTACGACAAGAGGGATGCCGCCGACCGCCTCGGAGTCACCGTGGGCACCCTCGACAAGGCGGTCCGCTACTACGACGCGAAGGCGTCCTGACGGAAAGGGAGAGAGCCGTGGCGACGCCTGGAGAAATGAGTACGCACGAACTGGACGGCCTGTTGCACAAGCACTTCATCAGCGAGAAGGACCAGCTTGACCTGGCCGGAGCCGGGGCGGTGTACCTGACGGAGGTCACCGTGCCCGGCGGCAACCGGCGGGCGGACGCGGTGCATGTGGGACTGTGGAACTCGCGCGGCGCTGGAACGATCGAGGTCTGCGAGCTGAAGGTGAGCCGGGCCGACTGGCTGGTGGAGTTGAAGAAGCCGCAGAAGGCGGAAGCCTGGTGGCCGTACTGCAACATGTTCTGGCTGGTCGTGCCGCACGAGGGAATCGTGCGGGATGGCGAACTGCCCAAGGGCTGGGGCCTGATGATGCCGGGCAGCCGGGGCCGCAGGTTCAAGGTGATCGTGAAGCCGGAGGAGCGCGAGGCGGAGATCACCCCGGGTCTGCTCGTCACCCTGCTGAAGAACACCGAGACGACCCGGACAAACGCCCTCCAGCGTCAGGATCGTGAGCTTCGGCAGAAGTTCTACGAGCAGGAGCGGCAGGCCCAGCGCCAGCGGGGCACCTTCAACCAGAAGGACAAGGAACGCCTCGAAGTCCTGGACCGGCTGGAGAAGGCACTCGGCATGAGCGTGGACCGCTACCCCTGGGGCGACCGGCTGGCCCCGGAGGGCGCTGCCGACGTCCTGAAGGAACTCGCCCTGGGGAGGGCGGCCCTGGACGGCGCACGGCACCGGGCGGAGTCGGCCGTGAGGGAGCTGGAGCGCGTGGCCCGGACCGCCGAGGAGACGGCGGCCAGGTTGAAGGAAAAGCTGGACATCCGATGAAGGAAGAGGAGGAAAACGCACAATGAGGCGAATTCTGCGGTACGAGGTCGACGTCAACGACGAGCCGCAAAGGCACCTGATTCACGGCGAGGTGCGGAAGGTGGCGGCGACGTACCGGGAGGATGGGGGGAGGCTTCGCCCCGTGGTGGAGTTCTGGGCCGAGGACATCCAGCCCGCCCCGGACGGGGAGCTGCTTCAGCGCACCTTCCAGGTCGTCGGCACCGGCCACCCGCTGCCCGAGGGCGCCGTCTGGCGGGGCACCACGGACCGGACCAGGGAAGGCTTCGTCTGGCACCTGTACGAACTGACCGGAGAAGGAGAGAAGGCGTGATCGAGAAGGACGATGTGTACGAGTCGGCCGACCCGCGTGACGACGGACGGCAGATCCGGATCGTGTCGTGGTTCCCGGGGTACGCGAAGGCGCAGATCGTCAGCCACCCCAGCGGCAAGAACCACCGGCAGATCAACGTGAAGCACCTGCACCGGGACCGCAACACCGGTAAGGGCGAACCGCGCCGGAACGGCTACTTCCTGGTGAACCAGGACGACACGGCCTGACGCCAGCGGAAGAAGCTGCGCCTGACCCGCCACGAGGGCGGCAGGCGCAGCTCTTCTGTCGGGACACCGTCGGTGTAGAAGATCTCGACGGTGTCCTCGCCCGGCTCCGGCTCAGCCCAGGACGGAGGCCGGAACTTAGCCACGCGTCCATTGGACCTGCTGCGTGGCAGCCCGGTTTCTCTCCTGCTGATCGGCCTCACGCTCGTCGTTGCGCAGGAGACTCTTCACCACGGACGGGGCCAGCCCCAGTTCCGCAGCGTGCGCACGCACCTGATCCGCGCACTCCCTGAAGCCCTCCACCCAGCGCTGCGACGCCTCGTCGGAGATCCTGTTGATGCCGTCGTGCAGCTCACGTGTGACCTTCTCGCTCTGCACGATCTGCTTGATCAGAGCGTTCTGGATCCGGCAGATACGTTCCACCAGGTCATCCGGAAGCCCGGCGGGGAGGTGATCGTCGAGCACCGTGCGGACTGCGGCCTCGTTCTCCATGCGCATCCGCACATCGAGCGCGCGGAGCCGCCTGCTCTCCGCGCGCGACCTCTCGAACTCCTCGCGTGTGACGCTCACGCGCCCTCCGTCTCCAGCTCCTGCTGCTTCACGGCTGCCCGTTCCACCTGGAACTCCATCTCCGGGACGGCCTTGCGCTTCTTCGCCAGGACGGCGGGAAGGTTCGGGTGCCTAGGTTCGTCCTTCAGCCACCGCTCGTAGAGCTTGATGCGGCCCTTCAGTACGGCGAGCCGGGCATCCGCCGCCTCGACGAGGTTCCCCGTGAAGTTGCCGCCCTCGATCCGCACCTGCTCTTCACGCAGACGGGCCGACTCCGGCAGGACGTAGTCCGGGGTGCGCGGCGTCACCTCCAGACCGGCTTCCACGCGCCGATCCTTCAGAACCCACGGCGGGGTGCCCTTCTTGGCGCCCCGGCCCGGGTTGTGGCTCGGAGCGCGACGGGGCGGCGGGGTGCTGGCGCGGGGTGCGGCGGGACGGCGTTCGTCCATGAAGCGGCGCGGAACGCGGGGCTGGAAGCCGCCGAGCCGTACCGACATGGGCCGGTCGTTGTTCATGCCGTACACGGAGACGATCTTCATGTCCCCGAGTGTCTTGACGATGTCCTTCGCCTCGGTCAGGCCGAGCTTCTTGCCGTCGCGGTCCTCCAGCTCCGCCACGTCGGCGGAAGTGACGGGCCGGTTGGCGGCGGTCGACCAGGACAGCAGGGCGAGGATCGCCATCTCTTCGTAGTCGAGCTGAGCGAGAACCGTAGGCGACGGGGCGATGCCCGTCCAGGTCTGCCTCTCGTTCATGACTTCTCCCTTCCTTGTCCCCGAATCACGGGGATCATGATAGGCATGATAGCCCCGTTGACCTGGGCCTGTCACTCTCGGTTCAACCCTCTGGGGTTAAGAGGAAAAGCGAGATGTTCCTGTGACGCAGATCGCCAAGGGCGGCTTGCGCCAAACATGTTGATCTGGATAGACTGGCCTAGGCAGCAACGGAAAAAGCCGTAAATGAAGCCGAGGAAAGGCAGAAGAGCGTGACGCTCGAATTCCGAGACGGAAGCGGAAGTGGTGGCAGCTCCGGCGGGGACGGGGACACCACGGGGATCCCGGCTGGTAACCGGGGCCAGGGCAGTGACAACAGCGGCAAGTCCATCAAGGACTGGCGCGCGGGACGAGGAGCGGTCTGACGATGGCGAACATGAACAAGGACCAGGCGCCGCCCACCCTTTCGGACGCGCAGATCGCACCGGCCGGACTCCCCATGCTGGACGAGGGCGACGTCGCCACCGTCTCCGGCACCATCAGCGTCGGCGTCGCGTGGGACGCCTCCACCCGGGGCAAGAGCGGCTTCGTCGGCAAGCTGTTCCGCAAGGTCGGCGCCGACCTCGACGCCTCCGTGGTTCTCTTCCAGGACCAGGAGCCGGTGACCCTCTGTATCGGCTTCACGCCCGAGCTGATGAACCCGCTGCACGGCCAGCCCGGCGACGGTTCGGTTCTGCACTCCGGCGACAACGAGACCGGCGACGGCGAGGGCGACGACGAGACGGTCACCCTGCACCTCGACAAGATCCCGGCCGAGTTCCACCGGATCGTCGTCCAGGTCTCCGCCTTCAAGGAGAAGAACAAGAAGCTCGGCGACAAGGGCTTCCAGGGCGCGAACAACGTGCTGTTCACCGTCTACGACGGCGCGGGCGCGGGCGCGGACAAGCAGTTCTGCATCCGGCCATCGCTGGTCGGCACCGAGAACTGCGTCATCGTCGCGGTCCTCGACCGCGTCGGCAACACCGTCAACTGGAACCTGAGCAAGCGCAAGGTCCGGGTCAACGTCAAGCACGGCGACCTCACCGACCTGATCCGCAAGGCCGCCGCCGCCAACTGACGACACGGCCGCACCAAGTGCTGAAGAGCCTGCCTCCACACCCCCGGGAGGCGGGCTCTTCTTCGTTGTCACGGATACGCTTTCGTCCTGACGACGAACCCAGGAATGGGGTGGACCGGATGGCCAACGGATACGACGGCATCAGCCTCAAGGCGACCAGGCTCAACGAGGCGAGCAGTTCATCGCTGCCGATGTCTGTCGCAGTGCGGGACAAGCGCTTCACGAAGAAGGGGATCGGCTTCCGCACGCAGAAGGAGGCCGCCGCGAGCAAGGACTACCCCGGAGGCGAAGCGAAGAGGAAGCGCGGGGACGACGACCGCAAGCTGCCCTGGGAGACCGCGCAGGAGGCGACCAGCCCCCAGATCAAGCCGCGCGACACCCTGGAGAGGTCGGGACTCCTGGAGGCCCTTCCTCCGTGGCTGAAGAAGAAGGGCGAGGGTGACGAGGAAGAGCAGAAGGAGGCGGTCGCCCAGTTCGTACAGGAGAACATGTACGGCTTCCCCTACGAGGACGACGCCCGGATGGCGCTCGCCATTCTCAGTCAGTTCGTGGACGGCGACATTCTCGACGACCTCCAGCAGGCCATCGAGGACCAGTTCGGCGACCCCTCCGAGGTGCCCGAGGATATGCACGTCATGCCGGACGGAACGATCATGCCGGATGCGATGCACGAGAGCGCGCTCCAGGAGGCCCCTCTCACCGCCGACCAGCGCAACAAGCTGCCGAACTCCGCCTTCGCACTTCCCGGCGAACGGGCGTATCCCATCGACACCCCCGAGAGGGCCAGGGCCGCGCTTTCCCGGGTCGAGCAGTTCGGCTCGGACGAGGAGAAGCGCAAGGTGCGCGCCGCCGTGAAGAAGAAGTACCCGAACATGGATGTGGAGCCGAAGCGCGGAGAGCGCGGAAGCGACTGAGCGCGGACATGGGCGGACCCCGCTGCGGTAGGAATGGCCGGGCAACGGCCACGCAACGGGGTCCTGAAGGAGCCGTCCGGGTCAGTAGGGCGCCTCGTGAAGCACGACCATCATCCCGTCCGAGGATGGCCGGAGGCAAGCGTTTCGGTCAGTCCTGCTGATCTTCCGTGTGGTACAGCAGGCCGGTCGGCAGAGCCATCACCGAACAGTTCACCCAACGGCAGACATCCTGGGCGGCCGGGCCGTACTGCACGTACATCGCCGTGGTGGTCGCCCGGTCGGCCAGGGTGTATTCACTGCCTTCGCGTCGAGCCTGTTCGACCTCGGCTCCCCACGTCTCATGGGAGCAAGTCCACTCCTCGCGTTCGCCCAGGAAAATGCCGAACCCCTCGACCATCGCGTTCTTCTCGGCCTGGGTCTCGAACCTGGGGCGCCTGGCGGTGCCCAGCTCGGCAACGAGATCTCCCGTGCGGGGGGTGTCCATGCGTTCGTACGCGGCACGTCCCTGCTCGGTATGGGCGCCCCGCAGGGTGGCCTGCCAGAGCTGGTAGGCGATGGTGAGAATGACCGCACGACGTCTGACCGCCGGACCTTCCAGGCTCAGCAGGTCGTCCCTCGTGCGGTCGATTCCACGAACGTTCTCATGCGGTTGCGGCCAACTTGATTCCGTCAGCATTCCCGGCACCCTTCCTCTCGCTTTCCGGGTAGGAATTGTACCGGGAAATGAGTTCAGAGTCGCCACATGGTGGCGGTCCGATTTCGCTCATTGATGAAGTTCGACTTGGGGGTCTGGTCGTGGTCGGGCCAGTAGTTGCGGGTCGGGACCCGGGTCGTACGGCCCGTCATGCTGCCGTGGATGCCCGACGTCGTGGTGGAGCATCCGGAAGAGCTAGCTGTCGCCACCGTCGGCCTCCTTGTACGGACCCAGCCTGTTCTGCCGCATCCATTCTCCCAGGGGAAGGCCGCTGGCGAGCCATTCGTCCCTGGAGTGGAAGGACATGACGAGTTCGCCGGGTTCCAGCCTGATCTTGACCGGCTCGACGGGCAGCACCAGGCCGCCCGGACTGAAGGGGGTGTCGGTGGTCATGCGGACAGCTCTCCCAGCCATTGAAGGATCTGGTACCAGTCGTAGATCAGGATCGCCATCTGTATGTCGACGTACAGGGCGGTGGCGACGAGGGCGTAGAAGAGACACTGAAGGGCGCCGCGCAGCGGCGAGGGAATGGGCACGGTGAGTTCCTGCGGTGAAGCACCTGTGAGGGGGACAGGAAATATCATCGCAGGCCGAACGCCTTGCCGAAGTGCTCCATCAGGTCATTCCGGCCGACAATCGGCCAACCTGACGCAATGGCGTGGGTGCGCAGCTTCTCCGACGGCTCGAACGCCACCGGGTGGCCGACCCGCTGGAGCATCCCGATGTCGTTGTAGCCGTTGCCGACGGCCCCCACTCGCCCATCCCGCTCATTGCGGTCAGCCATCGCCTGCCAGGTGAGAACCGACTTCACCGTGGACGAGTCGACGATCCGGCGGAAGTCTTCCCCCGGCGTGATGGTGCAGGCGTACACGGCCTCGGCGTCGAACAGTTCGCCGACCTTCTCCGCGAGCACCTGCGGGGCGCCGGAGATCAGGACCACGCCGACCCGCTGGCGCCGGAGCAGCCCCGCCAGCTCCTCCGTGAAGGGCATCAGCTCTACCCGCCCCCATGCCCGGTCGGCCACGTCCCGGTAGCACCCCGGAGGGATCCCCTTCAGGGCCGTGGGGATGTCGCGGCGGATGGCCTGCATCCCGCTGCGGTCCGGGTCCTCCAGGGCCTCCACGACGCCTTGCAGCAGGACGGCGTCACCGAACCCTTCCTCCATGAGCTGTTCGATCAAGCAGCACCACAGGCCCTCTTCGACCAGCGTCCCGTCGATGTCCAGATAGATCGATCGCACGTCTCTTTCCTCTCCTCACGCGTTCCGAATAGGACTAGAATAGCGGTAGGAAAAGAGATGGAACGACTGGGGGAAACATGACAACGAAGCTGGAGACCGGGAGCGTCGAGCCGGACGCCATCGAGCGGTCACTGGAGTTCGCCGGGCTTCCGTGGGAGTCGCTACGGCGCGGCTCACACCCGGACAGCGGCGATGACTGCCTCTTCCTGGAGGGAACGATCCAGCAGTACAGCGCCTTCCTGGTGGCGCTCGCCGTGCAGCACAGGGGGGCGGGGCGCATGTCCTTCCTGGTGGACCAGGTGCAGCTCCAGACGGACAACGAGGGCGACACCAGGTTCTGGATGCCGGGGCTGACGGTCCGGGGTATCTGAGAAACGACGAAGGGGCCGCTTCCCGGGTGGGAGGCGGCCCCTTCTGTGTGCTCAGCGTTCGACGCAGGTCTTCGTCACCCGGCCGCCCAGCAGCGGGCCGGGCCAGTTCGTCTCGGGGTCCACGTAGCGCATGATCCAGCCGTAGTCGTCGGCGAACCAGTCCCAGCGGGGCTCGGACCCCACCTCGCCCTTCAGGTGCTCGACGCAGGCTCCCTGTGCCGCCTCCAGGCTCGTGTGCACGCGCGAGGGCTGCCCGTCGTACTCGGAGACGTAGACGTTCTCACTGACGCCCTGGGTAGATCCCCGGGGGTGCTGGAGCAGGCGCTGGAGCAGCCCGGCGGCCCGGCCCTTGTGTTTCTGCGGGATGAGCCCCAGCAGGGCCCTGCGGATGCCGTCCTCGCTCATCTCTTCTTCATCCTCTCCGGTGATCTTCCGTGCCAGCCAGCGGGCCAGGTCCACAGCCGTGATGACGACCTTGCTCACGATCATGAAGACCATGAAGCTGGAGAGCAGGAGGAACGTGATCACGATGATCCTCAGCCAGAACTCGTTCCACCCAAGCTCTCCGGGATCGAGGTTCACTCCTTCTCCTCGACCGCCACCACCGCTACCTCCCAGTCGGTCCCCTGGGCGATGCGTTCCCCCAGGATGTTCAGGAAATCAAGATCCCCTGGGGTCAGTTCCCCGGTCAGCGCGACTGACCTGTCTGAGGTGTTGTCCCTGATCACGACGCGTACCTTCACCCTCGCTCTCCTTTCCTGCGAAAGCGGGGCCGCACCTGGCGGCCCCGCTCCGTTCAGTTCTTGCGGCGCTTCCGGCTGCCCGGAGCGCTCACGGTCTCTTCCCAGCCTTCGGGCACGTGAGGATGGACGCCGACCAGCAGCACCCATCCGCCGACCTCGACCCCCTCCTCCTTCAGGACGGACTCGACCGAGCCGACGGACTCTTCGTTCTGGCCGATGACCTCGCCGTCCTTGACGAAGCCGATCACCTCGACGGCGCCCTCGGCCCCCTCCTTGTGGCGGATCCGCAGCACGACGTCCTGGGCGTACTCCCAGACGGCGAAGAACTCGCCGTTGGACCAGTCGCCACGGCCGCCCGAGTTCACACGGAAGGCGGCGTTCTTGACCGACTCCATCTTGTTCTTCGGGAAGGCCGCGTCGGCAACGAGCAGCGTGGGCGACGCGGCCAGGGCCGCTTCCTTGGATGTGTAGGCGGAAGGCCCCTTCGGTGGTTTCCTCAGATACACACCGTGAACGCGTGCCATTTGCTCAACTCCCTCACAAGCGGAAACAGGGCAGGATGTTACCCGCGCAAGACGGTTCCTGCGTCCAGCCTATGCGGCAATGAGTTCCCCGGAAAACTCCGGCACGAAAAGCTGCTGGCGAAGGAAGAAGACTTCCTTGAACTCACCTTCGGGGTTGGCCGGAATCTTCGTGTCCCCCGCCGGGTACATGAACCCCTCGGCTCCGTCCCACGCGTCCTCCAGCGAGCCGAAGAGGACGCCGCCGTGGTTCCGGATGGCTCTGGCCGTCAGCGGGCCCACGGCCAGGGGCTCCAGTCCACGGTGGAACTGGGGAAACAGGTTGATGGTCCACAGATTGTGCCTGACGAGGGTGTACACGGCAGTCTCCTTCAGACGTTGATCGTCTTGATACTGCGGACGGGCCCCTCCTCGGGCGGAACGAAGTCGTACTCGATGTGGCTCCACAGCTTTCGCCGGAGATCGTCCATCGCCTGTTCCTCGGTGTCACCCTCACCGGAGAGCCCCGTCCGGGGCTCCTTCACTACGCATCCATACCGGCCGTAGTCCAAGATTTCGACCCTGAACTCCACGGTATTGCCCTTTCCTTGACGAATAAGGTACCACGAAAAGAGGGCGGCGAAGAGGTCATCCCACAACCCCTTCGCCGCCCTCTTTCGTTACTTCACGGCCCTCAGAAAGACGGCCAGAAGAACCATTGCCGCGAGTAGCGGCAGCAGCACAGGCACTACTCGGCCTGCTCCAGGAAGGCCAGCTCCTCCGCCGTGCTCCTGCGCTGGCGACGGAACTTCGTCAGGTCGTACCTGGCCTTCTCCAGGTCGCGCTCACGGTCCGAGACGCGCTCCTCGGCCTCCTCGATCGAGTTGTCCAGGCGGGCCAGCTCGGCGCGGCGGACGTCGGCCTCGGTCCTCTTGCCCGAGTTCTCCGAGATCCACTCCACGAAGCCGTCCAGTTCGGAGGCGACGAAGTACTTCGTCTTGCCCCACTTCTTGACGACTCCCGGGATGCGGTCGGCATAGCGGGTGAACATCGAGGAGAGGGACTGGGTGGTGATCCCCGTCCTCTTCTCGAAGTCGGTACGGGTCTCCAGCTCGTTCTCGCGGCCCTTGTACTGGGGACGCAGCCACTTGTCAGCCGTGGACATCAGGAAACCCTCTCTTCGTGGAACTTGCGGACGTCGTCGGCGTGCCAGACCACGGGCAGGCTGGCGTTCTCGGCGGCGGCCTGGAGCTTTTCGAGCTGGATCAGCTCCGAACCGGAGCGGTACTCCAGCCAGACTTCCATGGCCCGGCGCACGTGACTGACCTGGTCACGCCGGTCCTTGTTGGTGGCCTTCTTGTTGCTGGCCTTGTTCATGTACTGCTTGCGCAGCAGGTAACGCGGGTCGTCGCCCTTCTCCCCGAGCTTCGGAAAGCCCTCGCGGTAGCCGGGCTTCAGCGCGTTCAGGAACTCCTGGACGTGCGAGGCGTTCGCCCCGGCGGCCAGCGCCATCATGACGGAAGCAGCCAGCGGGCTCGGCGGGATCCGGCTGGAGGCCGCCTGGAGGACGTGCTTCATCCAGGAGCCGTTGTCCCACGTCTCGTGGAAGAACGGCCAGCCGTTGACCAGGTCGTAGATGTCCTGGTTGGTGGCGTCATCGACGATCCACTGGTCACGCTCGACACCGTAGAGCACCGGCAGGATGAGCTTGGCGGCAGCCGCCGACTGGTCCGGGTAGGGCACCTCGCCCAGGAGCTGACCGGCGTTGCGGACGCGGCCGGTGTCGAGCACCGAGAAGGTCCCCCACTGGCCGTTCGTGGTGATCGGGACCTCGATAGTCCGGCCCGCCAGGAGGCACGCGGCGAACCGGTGCTGGCCGTCGAGCAGGAAGCCGTCGGGGGTGAAGACCACGGGGGTCGAGATGCGGGGGTCCCAGTCGCCGTCCTTGACGGTGGAGACCAGGCCCTTCTTCTTCGCGGTTCCCCGCAGGGTGGTGATGAGGAACTTCCGGTTGCCCGTCATCTCGCCGTGCTTGATGGACCGGGGCATCCGCTCCATCCGGATGACCCGGTACGTCAGGACGTCCCTGGCCATCTCCGGGGTGATCTTCATGGACGGGTGGGGGAACGGCCGGTCGGACGGGTGTCCCTCCGGGGTTGCGGGAATCGGGAAGCGGGCTCCGCGCGGGTCGGAAACGAACGTCAGACCCAGCAGCTTCTCGATGGCGCTCGCGTACTCTTCCTGCGCCATGCGTCTCTCCTTTCCGAGAGGTTCTTGGTACATAAAACACGATGGACGTGGAGGGCGTCAACACGCCTGGTGAAACGCCCTCCACGAAGGGCATTCAGTCGCCCAGGATCTTGCCCAGCGCACCGCCGACGGCGTCTCCGATCGCCTCGCCGATGTCCTCGACCACGTCGAGCACGCGACCGGCGCCCGACCTGCGGTTGCCCGAGCCGCCGCCCCTGGCCGTAACAGGGGCGGAAGAACCGGGAACCGAGCCGTGCTTCGACCGGCAGTGCGAGATGACCTTCTGGTGGGCGGTGTACTCCCCGGGGTGCAGCGGGTCGCCGCAGAGCTTGCAGACCCACATCAGGGACTCATCGTCGTACCTGACCAGGTTCGCCGGGTTGTTCCTGCTGGGTTCGTGCTCCTTGGTGTGGGCCGAAAGGGCGAAGTCGAAAAGCCGGTCCTCCGTGTCGAACGGCTTGTCGCAGACCGGACAGAGGTAGATCCCCTCGCCGCTCACGACTCCCCCTCCGCCCGGTCCTCCACGGTGCTCTGGAGGTAGCCGACCCCCGCACAGAGACCGGCGCAGGCGGTGAAGCTCAGGGCGTCCTCCTCGCCGAGGTCCGTGAGGATGGCGATCGGAACCGTCCAGGCCCCACTGTCCCTGGCGCCCTGCTCGACCGCGATCGGAAGCATCCTCAGCAGCCCCAGGGTTTCCGGGGTGACGGAGGACAGTTCGGGAATCGTCGCCTGGGTGTACCGGTGGGCGAAGCACATGGACAGGACCGTCGTCGTGGCGAACCAGCCGTGCTCGGAGGTCAGCTCCCGAAGTCCCTCCAGGAGCGTGTCGACGGGGTCCCCATCCTGCTCCATCTTCTCGAACATGCTGTTGAGCAGGTTCGGTTCGGCCTCCTGAAGCGCCTCGATCGTGGCGTCGGACGGCGCCGGGTACTTCTCCTGGGGGAGCTTCTGGCCGTTGGCCATCAGCTTCAGGACATCCATCAGGTCGAGCATCACAACCCCTTCCGGGTGGTGGAAACGTGGGGCAGGGAGGGGTCGGTGAACTGCTCGTCCCAGCCGGGGACGATTTCCGTCTCGATGCCCTCGTCCTCCCACAACTTGATCACTGCCGGGTTGTCGTCGTGCGCCTTGATCACCCGGTACTGGAGCCGGATGCGGTCCAGGATCTCCTTCTTCACGACGTAGTCCTTGCGGAGGTCGTCGTTGGCCCGGGTCCAGATGCCGTCGAAGGGGATCTGGCAGCTCTCCAGCCACTTCCTGGTGAGCGTGCGGTACCTGGCCATGCGGGCGGTCACGATGAGCGCCGCGCGGCCCTTCCCTCTGGCCTCGTGAAGTCGTTCCACGACTTCCAGGTTGGGCGGGCAGAACGCGGAAGCCATGTGGAAGGAATGGAAGTCCCGGTTCGGCGGCGTTACGTAGTGGCGAATGCTCCGCACGTCGCACAGGGTGCCGTCGACATCAAAAAGCTCCGCTTCGGGCAACTTCTCAGTCATTCTGAAATCTCCTCCTGCTCCGAATTCTGCTGATAGTGGTTGTCGAGACGCCGAACTCCTTGGCGATGGATTCGTTCGTCCTGCCGTTCGCGATGCGAGTTCTGATCTCTTCCAGGGAATCGGAATCGACGCAGGCTCGCGTGTTCTTCAAGCCCTCGTCATCGGTTCCGTGGAGCTTCCTCTTCGCCCTGTTCTCGATCTTGGTTTCCCACGCCAGGTTCGAGGGGCGGTTGTCCAGGCAGTTGCCGTTCTGATGGGACGCCTCTGTCCCTTCGGGTCGGGCCCCATGAAAGGCTTCGGCCACCAGAACGTGTACCAGCCGCAACCGATACAACCCGTTCCCCAGGGGGAGGTTCACGTGTTGGTAGCCAGTACTGCCGATGCCGGGCTTGAGCGGCCTATACTCCCGCCCCCTGCTTATCCGCGTCGAGTAGATCTTGCCATCGGCGCCAGCCCAGTAGCCGTCGAACCCCAGCAGGGGCCTCAGCTCAGCTTCGGGAAGTTCGTTCACGTTCGCTCCTTTCATGGTGATTCGCGAGTATTGGAAGCGCTCAGAACCCCATCGACTCCCAGCGCACGCCGTACAGGCCGAGCCGGGGGCTCCCCGTGAACACGAGCATGACCTTGTAGTGCGCCTTGCAGGAGCTGCACTGCTCGGACCAGCCGCCGCTCCGGGCCGCCAGGTCGGACGTGAGGTCACCGAAGTCCAGACGCCGCATGTAGAGCTGGCAGCACGGCGAGGTGGTGACCACCTTGTCCTTGCCGCTGACGCCACCCGAGAAGACGGCGGGCCGGATCACGGCGACACCCTTGCGCAGGCTGCTGGCCTTGTAGTGCTCGCCGATCTCGTAGGTGAGGGGCGCCGACTTCCTCTGCCACACCCCGTCCTGGTTCTTCTCGAAGTCGGAGATGCACACCCACTGCCCGTTGCGCAGGAAGGTCCCGTCGTCCTCGCTAAAGCTGTCGATCGTCGTGATCGTGTCTCGGTGGACGATGCGGTCTCCAGCCTTGGGCTCCACGTATTCCATGCCTCTTCCTCTCCTCTTCCTCTCCTCTTCCTCTCCTCTTCCGAATGTCTTCCGAATGTCTTCCAGGTGCTTCCAGACGGCTTCCAGGTCAGGAAGCGGTGGGCGCCGTACGGGACTTGATCTCATATTCGAGCTGGCCGTTCTCGACGAACTCCAGCGAGTCCTTCAGGTGCTTGACCGACTCTTCGCTCACGGAGGACGCCACCGGGTGCGGCAGGCCCTCCCGGAACAGGAAGTAGATCTCGAAGGCGCGGTTGTAGCCAGGGGTCTCCCAGACTTCGAGCTGCCGACGGTGGTTCCCCACGTGACGGAAGCCGGTCGCCTCCAGGACGTCCTTGCAGTACCGGACCAGTTCGTCGTTGCCTCCGAGGACGTTCAGGACCAGCTCTTCGCTGGCCTCGTCCTCGTTGTAGTTGACCTGATCGAGCGTGAAGCTGATCGTTGTCCCTCGGTCCATCGTCTTCTCCTCAGTCGTCGATCGCGGGAAAGCCGGTCTTCCTGGCGGCAACCCTGCGCCGCCAGACCCTCGCCGCCAGCCTCAGCCTCAGCTCCTTGCGTGCAAGGCCCAAGAACTGGACGGCGAAGGCGTCGGGAGCCGGAACTTCGTTCGCAACGGCCCAGTCGTAAACCTCGTCCACGGTGGGCTGATCCTTCTCAGCCACATCCATCTCCTTCCGAATCACTGACGGCCATCGTCAGGCAGCACCTCATGCTGCGACCCCACTGGCTGTGGGGTTTCGGCCTCGGGTCAGGTCAGCCGCCGAGCTTCTTCAGGCCCTCCGCGATGGCGGCCAGGTAGTTCACCTGGGCGATCTGCGCCAGGGTGCCGAGGTCCAGTTCGGAGACCTCGTAGCCCTCCTCCTGGGCAGCCTTGAACTGCTCCCCGATGACCCCGTTCAGGGCGTCGGCGGTCTGCCGGGCGATCTCCAGGTAGTTCGTCGGGTCCGTGATGACGGGAATACCGGCCATGGCTTTTCCTCTTTCCGATTCTTCTCACTGACGGCCATCGTCAGGTGCGGCACCACCGCACGACGTCGCTGGCTGCGACGTTTCGGCCTCGGGTCAGTTCTTCTCGTCGGCGGGCCCGTCCTCGGCGTAGTCCGGGTCCATCCAGTTCGCCGCCTGGATGGCGCCACAGGCACCGCACTCACCGCCGTCGGCGGAGTGCTCGTGGTACTTCCCGAACTCGCGCCGGATGCGCTCCGCCCACAGGCGACGCACGGCCAGCTCGTCCTCGTGGTGGCGCAGGAGCTTGTCCAGGATCGGACCACCACCCTCGGCCTCGGTGAGACCTTGCACCACCAGCTCGGCGAGTCGCGCCGTCTCCCCCTTCTTCGGCTTCTCTCTGATCACGATCCCTCTCCTTCCTCCGGCGGCAGGCTCGGGAGCCTCGGGGACAGGCGCGTGCCCAGTCCCCATCCCTGAATCCTGCGGTTCTGCTGCATGTCCTCGGCGATCATGCTGACAAGCTCACTCCGGAAGTACTCGCTCCAGAAGCGGGTGAAGTCCTCCGGGTCCTGATCGAAGTTCTCGATCATCTTCTCGGTGCTGGCGTACGCCAGCGGGATACCGAACAGCTCCAGGATGATGACCTCGTGTCCGTTCTCCTGCACCTTGCCGATGCGGATCACGTCCATCACTCGCTCCCGAAGGGACCGAGGCGGTACACCTCGCGGCCGGTCGGAGACTCGGTACGCCACTTCACGTAGTCGTGGTCGTAGCCCTCGGTCAGCGACTTGGCCAGCAGACTCCCGAGCCGGGCCGAGAAGGTCTCCTCCCAGTCCTCGGTGTCCTGGTGGCCGGACTCGAACTCGTGGGCGTCGGCGTACAGGACCGGGATGCCCAGGATCTCCAGGACGTAGACCTCGTTGCCCTTCTGGTCCGTAGCCAGGCCGACCCGGAAGAGTCCGCGCACTTCGTTCACGTCGATCTGTGCCATGTCATCGCCATCCCGTGGGGTAGTGGGACCCGGCCGTCAGGCTCTCGTCCAGCTTCTCGAAGTCATCGAGCAGGGCCTGCGTCTCCTGCTCGATGTTCGTTCCGTACTGCGGGTTCTCCCAGCCGTCCCGGATTTTCTTCGCCCGGTCCCTGATGTCCACCAGCAGGTCGTTCAGCGCCACCTCGTCGAGGATCGCCGGTTCCTTCGCCATGCCCTCCCCCTTCAGGAGTTGTATCGGGGCGCCGTGCGCTCCAGGTAGACGCGCCAGGAACCGGGGCTCTCGCCTTCACCCTCGTTCAGGTAGGTCTGCCGACGGGCGAAGAACGCAGCCCGGATCTCGTGCGTTTCACCCAGGTACGGCTTCACGTCCGAAGGGGCGCCCCACGTGGTCACCCCGCCCAGGCAGTCGCAGATCAGGCCGCTGCCCTGGCGGGAAAGGCAATTCGAGCCGTGTTCGTCCGGGGAGATTTCCCGGAAGCCCATCTCCTTGAGGATCTGGAGCTTGGTCTCGGGGCTCAGCCCTGCGTAGTCGATGTTCACTCCGTGCTGCATGTCCTTCTCCGTTTCCGATTCAGTTCACATCGAGCAGGCCCTGACCGGCCGCGTCTCCCAGGGTCATCACCTGGCCGCCGTAGTCGACGGTGACGGGACCGTGGTCCTTCATGTCCAGGTAGCTCCCGGCCGGAACCGTGAGGCGCACACCGGGCTCCCGGTCGACGCCCATCGACGTGGTCCCGGCGCACTGGATGGTCGTTCCCGTGCTGGCCGAGGAAACCTGGGAGAACGAGGCTCCCGGCATGATCATCGACATGGTGCGCCGGACCGTGGACGGGTCCTCGTTGACGGCGCGGACCTTCACGCCGGTCCCGTGCCTGCCGCCGGGGCCGAGCTGGACCGTGTTGGCGCCGAGGGGCACCATCTCGGCACTCACCCGGGCGCCATGGTGGTCGACGACCTGGATGTACACCGGAAGACCGGTCACCTCGACCTCGACTGACGTGGTGCCGGTGAGCGGGTGGACGTAGGTGAGCAGGGTCTTCTTCTTCATCGCGCGATCCCCAGGATTCCCTCGGCGGCGGCGGCTTCGATGGTCATGTCCCGCCCCTCATGGAGAACGGAAACCGCTCCGACGTCCTTCAGCTCGAAGGTGCAGTACAACGGAACCGTGAGGTGCACGCCGGGACCTGACGGCAGATCCGCCTTGCCGTCCACGAAGACCCTCGCGCCGTCCCCGGTGGCGCAGTGGGTGATGCTCCCGCCCGAGACGACAGAGCCCCTTCCGGTGGACCTGATGGAGCTGCCGCCGCCGGAGATCGAAGACCCCTGCCGCAGGCCGAGGGTGTCCTTCAGGCTGTCGAGGAAGGAGGGCCTTCCGACCTTGACCTCCATGGCGACACCACGGATCCCCGTGGGTCCTACGTGGGCGGCGAGGCCACGGTCGGCCAGAATGTCGGCCTCCCGGTATTCGGCTTCGGGGGTGGCGGTGATGTAGACCGGAAGATCCGGCGAGGTGATGACCACCCGGCCAGCCCCGGCCAGGTGGTGCCTGTGCATCAGACGCATCGTGCTCTTCTCCGTTTCCGAGTTCAGTCGTTGGTTCCCAGTGCCTGTCGGCACCCGTCCGTGAAGTGCTTCTGCGCGGCGCGGGTCTTCTCGCGTGAGCCACCCATGGACTCTTCGATCGCGGCGTTGCGCAGTGCGCGCATCCTGTCGAGGAGTTCGCCGTTGCAGAAGAGCGTCGCCACGTCCATCGCCCGGTCCAGCTCGACCGCCGAGTCCACCAGTCCCTCCCCCTTGGAGGGAGGGCGACAAGCCTCGGAGACCTTCATGAGGACGTCGAGGAAGGCTTCCTTCGCCGTGTGGCTGTAGTGCGGTTCGTCCCACCCGGCCAAGCGGGGAACCTGCGGAACGGGCTCCAGCTCCTCTTCCTTCCTCCGGCCGAACAGTCTCATTTGCCGGAGTCCTTGTCGCCGAGGAACGTGAGAATCAGGGGGGAGCGGATGAAGCAGGTGTGAAGCTGGTGCAGCAGCAGAACCCCGGACGGGGAAAGATCCTCCCACCGGGCCTGCCAGTACTCACCGGTCTCCCTGGACTTCAGAGTGCGGTCGGTGGAGCCGAGGTGCACAGCGGCCACCATCTCCTGCGAGAGCGCGGCGAGGGGCAACTGAGCCCTCACGAGAGCGGCCTTACCGTGCTCACCCTTCTCGTCGAAGAGTTCACCGGCCTGTTCGAACAGCTTTTCGTCGCCCTCCAGGCTCTCCTTGGTGGACCAGAACTGCGAACCCGGCATGATCGGGCCGTCGCCGGGCCGGAGCACGGTGATCGCGGCGCCGACGGCACACTCGTCCGTCTCGTCCTGGCGGGGGAGCATGGTCAGGACGTACATGCCCGGCCCGTCCACCTCTTCCCAGGATTCCCCAGCCTTGGGGAATTTCACCAACTGGTTTGCCATTACCTCTCCTTCCGTCGCGGGAATCGTATCACTGATCGGCCTAGGTCACGCGGAAACGCAACGAGGGGCGGCCCCGGAATGGGACCGCCCCTCGTGATGACGTCAGACCCGGAGCATCCCGCCGACGACCTCGTACTCGTGCCACAAGTACGGCTCGCCGCTGTCGTCGTCGTCCTCGTGCAGCAGCGCGGTCAGCACCGTCCAGAGAGTTCCCTGACCGTCGTCCAGCCAATCCCCACGGTGCAGGAACGGGCGGTGCGGCGAGTGGTGGTCCTCCTTCGGGATGACGTCGATCGAAGCGAAGGTGTCCTTCTCGATGACGTCAGTCCGCAGGATCGAGGACTTCACCACGTCCTGAGCGGCGTCCCCGAGGTCCGCGTACTTGCGGGGAACGACGGTGACCTTGTCCAGCATGTTCAGGCCCCCTTCATCCACAGGTAGTCCTTGCGGAACAGCCAGATGCCGTTCGCGTTGTTGACCACGATGTGTTCGGTCTTCTGCTTCTCCAGGAAGTTGCGGACCAGGGCCTTCTTGATCTCCTCCATCAGGCCGGAGGAGAAACCCTGCTCGTCGGTGGCGTCCCAGTACTCCTCGAACTCGACCGAGACCAGCTCGCCTTCGTCGTCCCAGCGCTGGACCTTCGCGAGCATGGCGGTGATCACCATTCGTTCGTTCAGCTCGGTGACGTCGAGGTTGTTCCGGAGGGCGAGGGCCCACAGCGCCTCGGCCGCCGCGCGGATGTCGTACTGGCTGGCGCTTCGCAGAAGCGGGTAGCGGGAGTAGTCGGAGTCGGCCGCCTTGGCGGCGAAGTCGTCGGCGAACTGGCTGCGTCCATATGCCTGCATGTCTTCTCCTGATCCGTGGTTCAAGACGAAGGGGCGCCCGGCGTGGGCGCCCCTCGATGGGACTCAGCGTCCCTGCTCCTCGGCCTTGCGCGCGTCTTCCAGCGCCTTGCCGGGCTCCCGCTTGGGCAGCTTGTCAGCCATGCCGCTTCCTCCTCTCCGTGACCTAGGCCAGTCTAGCGTGCTCCGGACGTGATCAGAAGTGCGGGTCGAAGTACTTGTCCCGGCTGCCCAGGATCAGACCCGACCCCTTCCCGCCCTGGCCCTTCGGGACCCACCTGCCCTTCAGGTTCACGGTGTACGTGGCGATGGCGCCCTCGGTGTCCCTCCCGTACTCGTACTTCGCCGAGCCGTCCCCCGCGCTCCCCGACACCACCTTCCAGGTGTCGTGCTGGACGTCGATCTCCCGGGGCTGACCCTTGCGGGCGCCGGACTTGAACTCCCGCACGGCCACGACGGTGACCGGGTCCCGGTCGGACCAGTGGGTAACCGTCGCCCCCATCCCGACCTCCGGGACCTTCTTCGTGGGGCCTTCGCTCAGACGGTTGACCAGCGATCCCTGCATCAGATCTCCCTTTCCGGAGGAAGCTGGTTCCCGAGGTTCGGGTCACAGCGGTAGAACAGAACCGAAAACTTGGCCAGGTTGGGCTCAAGGCTCGGCTTCAGCGGGGCGTCCAGGCGGAGTTCCGCCGAAGCGGCCAGCAGGGTCTTCGCGAACCTGCCCTTCTCGTTCAGATCGTCCGAGTCGTAGAAGATCCCGCTGGCCGACGACACCCGCTCGTGACCGCCCGTCGGGTTCACCAACTGGATGGTCAGCAGGTAGAAGTACGAGATCGCGCGGCCGTTCACAGCGTCTCTTCGATCATCCGCAGCGCTTCGGCCTTGCCGATCTGGCCCGCCAGAACGAGCAGTGCCTGCGCCCCCTGTTCGCTCGTCAGGGCGACGATCGTGGACTCCGGGTTCCGGCTGTCGACGGGGACCAGGATGTCGCACCCGTCCACCGCGCCCAGGCCCTCCAGGAGGATCGGCCGGTCGCCGTAGATGCTGTCCTCCAGGTCGGCGTCGGCGTTCCCGATCCTCGCCTCGTGGTCGATCTCGCTGTAGTGCATTTCTTCTCCCTCTCCGTGAGATTCCACGGCGAAGGCGCGGCCCGCAGGCCACGCCCCACCGAAGCGCCTCAGTCCTGTCGTTCTTCCGGCTTCCGGATCTCGACCTCGGCCGGTCCCCGCCACTGCGGAGGGTTCTCCGTCAGGAAGTCCGCGACCCGGCGCTGGACGATCTCCGCCAGGTGCCGGTCGCTCCGACTGTGGAAGCCGTCCGACTTCGGGAGCCGGATCACGATCTCGAACTCGTTGCCGCTCATCGCTCACCCTTCCCGTTGTCCAGGATCATGGCGTTCGGGTCCCAGCCGCCGTCGCCCCGCTCGATGTAGCAGGAGACCGACGTGGCCGACTGGCCCCGGGTGGCGACCCATGCCGGAGCGAGAACGGCCCCGAAGTAGAAGCCCTTCTTCGCGTTGTTGCGGTCCCGGACCTTCTCGCTCTGTGCCTGCGACTCGTTGAAAGTGGCTCCGGTGCGGTTCCCTTCGTCGTCCAGGAGGGACCAGAAGGCCCCGTACTGGCCGTACACCTCCTTCGCCGGAACTAGGTTGCCCTCCAGGTCGAAGAGGGCGGAGAAGGACCACATGCCGCCGTTCTCGGCGACGTCGGCGCGCAGCCGGTACTTCTCGGCGGTGATCCCGCTCGCCCACTGGGAGAGGAACCCGTCGGTGTCGCACCGGTCGAAGGAGTCGGCCGCGTCCCGGTCCTTGCCTTTCGCCATCTCCCGGAGTTCAGCCGCCTTCTTGCGTGCGGCCTCCACGTCGTACTCGAAGCCGACCTGGGCGGCGAACGGAAGGTTCAGGCCCGTCTCCTCGGCCATCTCCTTCGCCAACACCGTCTCCTCCTCGCGCGTCATTGCCATGCCGTGTCCCCTTTCCGTTACGAGATGGTGAAAGACCCAAGCCGGACGGACTTCGCTCCCTTGTCGGCGAGCGTGTCCACCAGGAGTTTCGGGTCTTCGGTGAAGTTCTTCCGGTCGATCTCGACACGTTCTCCCGGGCTGCTGGCGCCCGGGTACAGCTCGGGATCGACCTCGTACTCGAAGACGACCGTGACCCGGATGAACTCTCCGGCCATCAGCCCTCCCTGACGTTCAGCCCGTACACGTGGACATCCGCAGCACTGTCGCCCAGCCAGTGCTGCACCAGGTGAGCGACCTCCCGCTTCGGAAGGCCGCCGAGCCCGCAGCCGAGCGGGGGGAGGGCGACCGAGGCGAGGCCCGTCTCGTCCAGGTACCGGCGCAGCCCGGCCAGCCCGGCGGACACGTCGTAGATGTGGGACGAATCCTTCCAGTGCCGCTTGGTGGCCACGTTCAGGATCCTCTTCCCGCCCGGCAGGAGGATGTCGTGAACCACGCCGGGCCGCATCTTCCCCGCCTCACAGAAGGCCGTGTACTCCCGCATCTGCACGGGCCAGCGGTTGCGGAACTGAAGCGCCAGCCCGGCCCCGGCCACGCCGACGCAGTTCACGGCGTTGACCAGACCCAGGGCTGGGGACTCGAAGAGATCCCCCTCCGCCTTAATCAGGGTCACGACGCGTCCGCCTTCCAGATGTCGATGCTCTCCTCGGTCATCATGTCGATCCAGTCGGAGAGGTGGATCAGCCAGTGGCCGCCGATCGTGAGACCGGGGATCTGGTCGTGCAGCGTCAACCCCTTCTCCCGGGGTGCGTGGATGACCGAACCGGCACGGTAGGAGACCAGCGGGCGCAGCCCGTGCGGGGTGTGCTCCTGGACTTCGAGCAGGCTGTCGTAGCCGAACCGTCCGGACTTCTCCTCCAGGTGCATGGTCAGCCGCAGCAGCGTACCGTCCTGGGCGGGGAGGTCCATGGCGACGGACTCGGGGCTCTTCTTCATGTCCCGCACCTCAGTTGTAGGGAACGATCAGGATGTAGAGCGCGCCCGGCAGGCGGCCTGTGACGACCAGATTGTTCAGCATGACCATCACGCCGGGCTGGTTCTCTCCACTGTCCCGCCAGAGCTGGATGGCCATGATCTCGGGGACTGACGGATAGCAGTACCGCAGGTCGAAGACGTGTCGGGATCCGTCCTCCGGGTTTCCCAGCGCCGCCATCACGTCGTACTCGCGGCCGAACTGGTCCGAGATTTCCCGCTGCGCCTCGCGGAGCAGCACGGTCTCAGCCTCGATCTTCTCGGTTTCCATCTTCTCCTCATTCCGAATGGCCTAGGTCACAAGATACGCAGAAGGGGCCCCGGTCGCAACCAGAGCCCCTTCCCGTGCCGTTGGCGTCAGACGGCGACCATACGCACGCAGGCGAGCGCCAGGAGGATCGCGTTCTCCTCACCGGCACGCAGGGCGCGCTCGACCTCGACGTAGAACTCCCGGTCGGCAGTGTCGGCGTCGGCCTCGATCTTGTCGGAGAGCATCCCCGACACCCACTCCAGGGTGTCGGTCGGCAGGCCGGGGAAACCCCGGGCGATCTGCGAACGGATCTCTTCGCGGCTGGGCAGCTTCACGTTCTTCTCCTTCTCGTTCTTCACTGACGGCCATCGTCAGGCGGGGCTTCCGTTCGCCCCGCGACCCCCTCTCAGGGGTTTCGGCCTCGGAGTCAGCGCCAGTTCTTGCGGGCCTCGTTGACGACCTCCTCGGCGTCGGCCAGCGCGGCGGCCAGCCGGTACACCGAGCCCATCCCGGGGGTGCTGAGCGAGCTGATCCCCAGCAGGCCGCGCACCCGGGAGTAGGCGGCCGTCACCGAGAAGCATCCCGGACTCCGGGTGCACGGCCGGTGCGTGCCCCGGTCGAGCTGGCCCAGCTCCCGGCGCAGCTCCTCCCCGTACTTCAGCTTCCGGCGGGCCTTGCCCTCCGGCGTGGCGTACGCCTGAAGCACTTCGACGTGCGGGTGACCGGGGTCGACGACCCACCCCTCCCGCTCGACGTAGTCACGCATGGAGTCGACGTAGGAGGTGGCGATCTTCCGCATCACCGGATATGCGTCGTTCCACAGTCCGGCGATCTCGGCGGCGGCCTCCCCGGAGAGGGGGCTGTGATCCTGGACGACGGGCGCGGTGACCACGTCAGACCTCGCCGTGGTATTCGTACGCCTTCGCGTTCTCCAGGGCGTCGTAGGCGTTCATCCCCGAGAGGATGCTCTCGTAGAAGCCGTCCTTGTTCTCGGTTCCGAGGAGCTTGAGGGTGGCGACCAGCGCCTCGTTGAGGTGGTGGTAGGGGGTGCCGCCGTTGCGGCCGTCCTGTACCACCATGGGCAGTTCGTCGATCACGTTCCACTTGTAGAGCAGGTCGGCCAGCTCCTTGGCCGCTGCCAGCATGTGGATCTCCCGCATCGTGAGGTCTTCAGCCGTCTTCGCCATCGTCTCTTTCTCCTCTTCCGGTTTGTTCGGGGTTGTTCAGCGGTTGTCGCGTCGGATGATGAACATCGCGAACAGCGTGGTGATTGCGCGCAGGGCGTGCTCCATCAGGTCTTGCTCCTTCTTTTCCCGAGTTCGATGATCTCTTCGACCAGGTTCAGGCCGGTTCGCTCTCCTGCCGTTCCGGGCTTCATCGCCCGGCCCCACCGCGCCGCCTCGTAGAAGGCTTCCAGCGCCCTCCACTCGACCGTCACGGTGACCAGGCAGGTCCCCGTGCAGTCGGGCCGCGTGCAGTGCTTCCCGTGCTGCCCCGTGCGATCCGGGTACAACTCGTCCCGCTCGGGCGGCGGCGGGCAGGTGCAGGGCTCGCTCCCGATCCCCGTGCAGCACGTCCCGTCGCAGCCCCGGCATCCGTAGCTCACGACCCCGCCCTCTCCACGTCCCGCTCGCAGCGGGCGATGAGCGACGATCCGTTGCGGACCACGTCCATCAGGGCCGTGTCGTCGTGGGCGACCGGCTTCAGGTGGGCCGGGTCCCGGTCGGTGTAGCGGCCCAGCGTCTCCAGCAGGAAGATGAACCGCCACTGCGTCATGTCGGCGCCGACGCCGGTCTGTCTGCTCTCGCCGTTCTCGATCATCTGGACCATGCGGGCGAACACGGCGGTCTCCTCGACCAGCCACCGCTCGAAGTCCTTCTGATCGTGGACGATGGGCGGCCTCATCGCCGGGTCTCCCGGATCTCCATCCCCGCCCTGCACTGGGGGTATCCGGGGCACGGCTCCATGACCGGCTTCATCGCCCGGTGCGGCGGCTTCCTGCCGGTGTCGTGGTGCGGGCAGACCAGGCGCGAGGGGTAGTACCCGTCGAAGTCCTTGTGGTCGGGGTCCAGCATGTTCAGCACGGTCTCGCTCAGCAGGATGACGTCCTGCGGTACGTCGCCGCGCTGCTTGACGGCGTGACGGAACGCGTCCCGCAGCCCCCGTACCGCCTCCCGCATTCCGGCCTCGGCGACCCGCTGCTGGTATGGCAGGATCACGTCCTCCGGGAACACCGCGCGCAGGAAGTCGGCCACCTGGTCCGGCTTCGCCTTCCATCCCGGCGTGCGGATGGTGATCTCGTCCCACTCGTTGACGTCCTTCATGCCTTCTTCTCCTTCACGAAGATGTTGACCACGGCGCCGCTGTCGTGGACTCCGTCCCGGACGGGGGCGTACCGATTCGGCAGCGCGAAGTCGCCCTCGAAGTCGAAACGCTCCCGCAGGAGCAGAATCAGGTCCAGCTTCAGGAGGGAGACGTTGATCCGGTTGTCGCTCCGGATCGTCTCGCAGGCGTTGCACCGGCCCATCAGGCGAGTCCCGAGACTGGGCCCCTTGTTCGTGCACCGCTCGCACTTGGACTCGGTGGGGGCCAGCTTGATGCGGCAGCTCCCGCCGGTATGCGCCGTGACGGAGATCTTCACCCCGTCCGGGTCCCCGTAGCCGTTGTCGTCGATCCAGTCCCGCACCGTGGCGAGAAATGCGTTCACGTCCTCTTCTCCTTCCGCTCCCATCGCCCGTGCGACCAGCACCAGGCGGTTCCCTTGATCACCGGGCTGCCGGGCAGCCAGGTCTGGACGGTGTCCCGGTTTTCGATCCGGGGCCGTTCCGTGTAGTCCATCTCCTCGTGGATGCAGTCCTCGCCGGGCTCGGGGACCTCCCGGTTCAGGCGTTCCGTCGTGGTCTCTGCGGTCACAGCGCCGCCTTGGCAACCCGGATCATCCGGTCGAACGCCTCGGGGGTGATGAGTCCGGCGTTCGTCCACAACGCCGTGTTCCTGTCCATCGCCTCCGTCAGGATCTTGCGGGTCATGGCGATCTCGTCGCCGCTCTCGATGTCCCGCAGCGTCGTGCCGCCGATGTAGGTGTCGTACAGGTCGGCCCGGCGAACGAACTCGTCGATCGTCTCGTCGTCGATCCGCCGGATCCCGGTGGCCCCGGTCAGGTACACGATCACGCTCAGCTCGGGGCTCATCGGATCCGGGACCGGAACCGTCTCGCCGTTGCTCTTCTCGAAGTACGCCCTCACCCTTGCTCCCCTTTCCGTTCTCCTGCCACGGCGGCAGTACGGCAGACGCACGGACCTGAGCCCGTGCGCCGCCGAGCCGAAGCCGTCAGCCCTTCGCCTCACGTTCGGTGCGGGCACTCACCTTGAGAAGGCCCGCGAAGTGCCCTTTCAGTGCCTCTCCCATCGCGGTGTTGCACTCCAGGACCCTGCTGACCTTCTCGGAGAAGGCCCGGCGCTCCTCGACGGTCCGCATGGCGTACGCCGCTGCCGTCAGGCCGTCCGTGAGGTGTTCCTGGTAGCGCCTGATCACCATGTAGACGGCCCAGTCCCGGCTCCCGCCGTTGCAGATCAGTTCATCCGTGGTGGAGCCGGACCACTCGATCCAGCCGTCCCAGACCCCCGTCTGCGGGTCCCATTCCTGGACGTAGCCGATGCGGCCGGAGACCGGGAGCTGGATCTCGTTCGGGTCGGTGGACATCACCATCGCGGGGTCACAGCTCCTGGGTTTCGTACGCGGCGTTCTCGGCGGCGTGGATCTGGTCCCCGAACGCCTTGCCGACCAGCCACGCGTCGTCGTACCGGTCGTTGAAGTAGTGGTCGGCCACCTGCGAGGCGAGGTGCACCGTGGCCGCCGTGAGCGAGCACCAGTTGAAGCCCCAGAAGGTACCGCCCTGGTGCGGCAGCAGCTTCTCGTTCGTGGTGTAGCCGAGCGAGCAGAAGGTGGTGGCGAACCGCTCGCACTGGTCCTTGGTGTCCACCTGATAGAAGGGCTTGGTGGTGATCTTCTTGCCGTTCCACGAACCGTTGTCGATGTGCAGGATCTGGCGCTTGCTGGTGTGGTCCTCCTGCGGGACCGGGAAGTCGGTCCCCGCCGGGTAGTACGTGAAGAGGCCGTTCAGCTCGGGCTCGATCGAGATCGCCAGGATCCAGCCGGTCTTACGGGTGCGGGACTTCTTGCTCTCCGGCATCTCCGCGTACGGCCACGCCGAGGTCTTCCGGATGCCCTTGGGGAGGGACTGAATGCGTGCGCCCATCGTGATCTTCTCCTTGTTCCAGGTCTCGTGCGGTACGTTCCATGTCGCCCCACCGGGAGACGGCACGGGTCAGGGGTCCCGGACTGAAAGCGGTCCGAGGTGTGGACCAGGCCCGCTTCCAGCTCTGCTCGAACTCTTCGGCGAGCCGAGCAGCACGCTCTTCTCCGGCGTGCTGCTGTGCGCCATCCTCTTCAGGAGGGAGGAGAACTCCGCCTTCTCCTTCAGTGTCATCCGGTCCCAGGCGAGCATGTCTTCCGCGCGGCGGACCGATGCGCCCCACCGTTCGTCGAACTCCTCGCCCGGATCCGTCACGACCGCTGGGGGTGCTGCTTGGCACCGTCCCTCCGCTGCTCCAGACCCTTCTCGTGCTCGGGGTCGTCGCTCGTCTTCACTGCGTTCTCCTCGGCGGCTTGCTCCGGTCGGTGATGTCCCGCTCGGGCATCCTCCCCTCATCCTTCACGGCCTGTCCTCCACCCGGACCGAGACGAACGTATCGAACGTCACCTCGGGGACCAGCTCGCCGTCGTCGGCCAGAACCTCCCAGTTGGCACGGTCCGTCAGCCTGGTGATGCGCCCCTGGTAGAAGGTGCCGTGATCCTCCCGGACGGCGACGCGCAGGATCTCGTTGCCCTTCAGACCGTCCCACAGGATCACCAGGGCCCGGCGGTTCACCGGACTGCGGAAGTCCTCGAACGCCTTGAGCTGCTGCGCGGCCCTTTCCAGCTCGTCCCGGAGCCGACCGATGTGCGTGCGTGCCATGTTCCGTTCCCCTTTCCGCTCCCGGTCTGAGAGCACTCCGCGAACGGCCGGTCTCCCGGCCGCCACGGGGCACCATCAGTTCTTGGTGTCTATCAGCAGTTCGATCGCGGTCATCATGACCCGCAGGGTGATGTCCTTCTGCTGCTCGGGCGTCCCGTACTCCTTCAGTACGCCCTGCTGCCGGGGCTTCAGCCCCTCCATCGCGAACGCCCCGTCCAGGGCTTCCGCGTACGCGATGTGCTCGGGTTCGCCGTTCCGTGCGATGTCGTCTCCCTGTGCCCGGCGCACCCGGCACAGTTCGATCCACTTCTCGGCGGCATCCACGATCCACATGTCCTCGGGGATCTTCACTTCGCGTACTCCTTCATCTCCGGGAAAGCGTCGGTGACCAAGTCCCGCAGCCATCCCCAGGCGTACTCGGTGCGCATCTCGCCGATGTCGTCGGCCCAGGTCGACAGGTTCGTCCCCCAGTAGGAGAACTGCTCCCGGTAGATCTTCAGGATCTCCGCCTGCGTGAGACTGGCCGGAAGGTTCTCGGGGCGGTCGCTGTCCCGTTGGTCGTCCTCCGTCACCTCGTTGCGGAAGTACTCGCTCCCCAGCCCCCGCACCAGGTCGAAAACCTCCAGCTCCAGCCGGATCGACGTCACCACCCATGCGGCGGGGCGCTCGAATCCCGCACCGTCGGTCGACGTTCCTTTGTGAACCGTGATCTCTCGTGCCACGTTCTTCTCCTTCTTCGTCAGACCGAGTCCCGCATCCGGTACTTGTTGTCCTTGTCGGGCGTCTCGCCAGGCTCCAGGATCCACAGGGCCTGGATGAACACCCGGCCCCCGCTGTAGAGGTCCAGAGCCAGGCCGTACCGCAGGCCCGTCTCCTTGGTCTCGCTGTACCGCCTCATCGTTCTCACGTGAGGACCGGCGGCCGACTGCCCGATCCAGGCCGCGATGGACGCCTCGACGTCCGCGCACACCAGTAGATCCGGCTCGGCCGGGACCGCTTCGGGATATGCCGCCGGAGGTCCGTCTCCGGCGAGCTGGCCGTCCTTCTGTATGGCCACCTGCCAGGCGATGCGGGCACCATGCCGTCCCGTCACGATGAACCCGTGCTCCACGCCTGATCCCGACTTACCCTCGGCAGGCTTGACCGATGCTCCCGGAATCTCCAATTCCCGGAACAGGGCCGGGAATTCACTGGCCTCCACGCTTCTTTCCTCTCCTTGACCTAGGCCATCGTACAACGAAGGGGCCCGCCGTCAAGCGGGCCCCGTGAGTCCGTTCCGTTCAGCAGGAACCCCGGTGGTTCCGACTCCGGCCACACCGGTTCCCGCCGCCGTCGAGCCCGTCGCACTGCTTCGACGGATCCTCCGGCAGGTCGGTCGACTTCAGCAGGACGTACCGCTCGTCGTCGACCGGCTGCCGGAACTCCAGCGGCTGCGTGAAGCAGTCCATCACGCGCGCCCGCCGGTACTTCCGGGCCTGCTCGACGGCCAGCCTCCCGAAGGACTCGGCCGCCTTCGGGTCCATCCCGGTCCCGATCAGGATCCCGGCGTAGCCCGCCAGGATGCCCTCGTTGTCGTAGACCGTGAGTCCCGGCCCCTCTCCCAGTGAAACCGTCCAGCTCACTTCTCGTCCTCCCACCAGACGCGCAGGTCGCTGCCGTCCTTCAGTTCCGTGAGGATCCGTTCGGGGTAGTTGCCGCCCTCCGACAGGCAGTGCGCCACGCCTTCGGCCATCGCCGCCGCCCGCTCCAGCCCGATGCCCTCGCTGGCCATCAGGACCCCCATCAGGTGAGCCACCAGCGGCGCTTCGGCGTCGGTCCGGAAGGCGGGTCCCAGGTCCCTGGCCTTCACGTAGTAGAACCGGCCCGGGACGTCCCGGGCGCGCTCCCGCCAGACCAGCAGCTCTCCGATGCTGGCCAGCCTCATCCCCTGCGTCTGGTCGGACGGCAGTCCGTCGGCGAGGCGGAGCAGCGCGTCGGCCTTCTCCTGCACCGACACCGGCTCGTTGAATCCGGCGGCCAGCATGACGCCGACGACGACCGACTTGATCTCTTCGCGGCTCCCGGTCAGCACCCTGCCGTCGTTCACCGTGATCCCGTACCTCATGCCTGAACCTTTCCGTCGATCTTCTCGGCCAGCAGCCAGCGGCCCGGGGTGGGCAGTGCCGTGCGGTAGGAACCCCGCCCGGATAGGGCCTCCGCGACCTTCCCGCGAATCACGGTGATCTCGACTTCGTCTTCCACCCCGTGCTCCCGGAAGACCGTCACGATCTGATCGGTCACCGGGATGACACCCTCGACCTCCCGGCCCGGGTGAAGCAGGTCGTCGGGAACTTCCTCGGTGGACTTCGGGGCCCTCGGGTTGCCCGCCAGGGCGTACGGCGGAGCCGGGTCCTGGAAGACCCAGAATCGGTACTTCATCTCTTCTTCGTCCCTTCCGGTTGACCACCAGGGCGCACGGACCAGAGTCCGTGCGCCCCAGAAGCGAACCGGCTCAGTCGACGTCGCGGCCGACCTTGCCCCAGTTCTCCCGGAGCCAGGTCAGCTCGGCGATCATCTGGTCCAGCTCGGCCCTGTCGAAGTCCAGGTTCAGCGTCCCGTCCTTGGCCTCCCAGGTCAGCGGCTCGCCGACCTTGAGAAAGTACAGGCTGTCCGAACTGTCCGACGCGTACAGGTCGGCGGAGTACCGGTCACCCGAGCCGTACGGCCGCAGGTAGGTCCACCGGATCTTGGCCGGGCCGACGGGCCCCGTCGGCTTCACATTGCCCACAGCGTCGTGAATCGGCATGTGTTTTCTCCCTTCCCTCCGGTTACGAGAACCGGTGAACGATGCGGTTGGCGACCAGGATCTCGGCCGCGCCCTCACTTCCGGCGATCATGCGCACCCGGCACTTCTGCGGGTACGGCAGCTTCTCCGTCTTGACCAGGAGTTCGTCCCAGGCGTCCGCCAGGCCGAGGTCTCCCAGGGACACGTCGTACAGGACCCCGGCGATGTAGTCGGGGTGGGCCAGTCCCGTCGAACCGTCCTTCACGACAACGAAGATGACCGGGTTGACGTCCGACCCCGACCAGATGACCGGGTAATGGATGCTCTGTTCGTCCCGCCCGTATACCTGGATTCCGCCCATGTTCAGCTCCGTCCCGGCCGGATGGCCAGCTTGTCGTGCTCGGCGAACGCGGCCTCGGCCTCGCTCCAGAACAGGTTGCGCTTGCTCTCGATGCGCAGCCACCGGCCGTCGAGCGAGGTGGCCCGCAGCAGGTGGACGGCGTAGGCGTCCGGGTCACCGTTGCGCTCGGGAGTCGTGTCGTACGTGATGACGTAGGCGAAGTAGCCCGGCGTCTGCGCCAGGACCAGGTTCGGCTGCCACCCCAGGAAGCTGCTCTTGATCACGGGCAGCTTCTCCACGCGAGTCGGCGCTTCCTTGACCCTCAGTCCGTTCTCGCCCATCAGCTCATCCTCCCGGTGATCTGTTCCTTGCATTCGCGGATCAGCTTGCGTTCTGAGTCGCCGCTGTCCCGGCTCGGTCCCACGGTCAGCAGCCGCTGACCCCACCTGCCGTTCCCGTCGTGGACGATCCAGGCCATGCCCCAGTCCGCCTTGCCGGTCGGGTACTCCTGGTGCAGCAGCATCAGCACGTGCTCCGGGAACTTCCCGATCGTCTCGTTCTCGTGGTTCTCCTTGGGGGCCACGGTGACCAGCTCCACCACGTTGCAGTCCCCGTACTGCGGGCGCTCCCACTCGATCAGAGGCATGTCACTCCCCGTCCCACGTGAAGGTGATCGCGGACCAGTCGGGCCCGGCGAAGTGGAAGCTGCCGGTCTTGAGTTCGTCGTTCTCCCAGGCCGCCTGGATCCACTCCCTGACGGCCTCCTTCAGGTGCTTGTGACAGGTGCCGGGGTCCTCGTCGCAGTCGTGGTTCTCGGCGTTGACGCAGCCGCCCTCGTTCCACCCCTCCATGCCGCTCGGGGTCCGGCCGGTGCGGTCCATCTCGCCCTCGACCGCCTCCCAGATCCCGTTCCAGTCGGGGGTGGAGAACTCCCGCGAGTCCTCCAGGTTGTTGCCCTGCCCGTACTGCTCGACCTTGATCTGGTGTCCCATCAGTCGTCCACCTCCTTCAGGTACACGAAGAGCGTGTTGCTCAGCTTCTCGCCGTCGGTGTCCTGACCGATGTGGTCGATCGCCCAGGTTCCGACCCTGGGACCCGGGGTGTTGAGCGTCGTGCCGACCTGCGGGACATAGTCGGCGCTGATCGACAGCTTCGAACTCGGCATCCTTCCCTGTCGGGGGAAGCACAGCACCAGCGTGAACATCGTTTCCTTCTCCTTCCCTCCGGTCCTTGCTGACCGGACTCCACGGGGCCCCTTCCGGGGCCCCGCAGGGCTCGTTCAGAACGGCGCCGTCGTCCGCCCGATGGCGAACTCGCAGTCCCTCTCCGTGTCGACATGCATACCGACCTCACGCAGGGAGCGGACCGCCTCCAGGGCGAGGTCCCGGACCTGCGCGCTGGTGAGGTCGTCCCGGTCGATCCGGCCGCTGGCCAGCTCGCCCCAGTCCACGCCCCGCATGAACTTCTCGGCACCGACCAGGTCGGTCAGGTCCCGGTCGACGGGGACCACCCGGACCGTGACGAAGTGCCAGTCTCCACCGTCGAAGGCGTTCAGGTCGGCCTCGGAGTAGCCCTCCAACTGCTGCGGAGTGACCGAGCCTTCCTCCTTCAGCTCGACCTTGAAGTCCAGGCTCCGGACTCCCCAGCGCTCACCCCGGACCGTCCACCAGTCCAGCATCACGCCTCGCTCCCCTCCGTCTTCGCCTCGTGCCGACGCCACCCGTTCTGGCACGCCTTCACGACCATCAGCCACGCCTTGCGCTCGATGTCCGGGTCATCCGGCGCGACCCACTCCTGCTCCGGGTCGACCGAGACCATCCCGTACTTGTCCAGGTCGGGAAGGAAGTAGAAGCCGCCCTTCAGCTTCTCCGCCACTTCCTTCTGGAACCACGGGTCCTCGACGTTCTCCCGCATGATCTTGTACATCTCGCCGATCCGCTGCGCGTATGCGGAGCGGTCCACCAATTCCCTGCTCAGCCTGATCACCGTCGTTCTCCCTTCCATCCTGCCGGTTCTGACACCGACTCCCCGGCGGCCGGACCGTGTGGCCCGGCCGCCGGAGGGCTGGATCAGCGGTTGCTCGTGAACAGGAAGACCGAGTCCTCCCCGGTCGGAGCCGGTACCTGAATGAACTGCATCCCGATCGTCGGGGTCATGCCGTCGTCGGCGTAGCTGCCCCAGTCGAAGCGGTCGACGCCGCCCGCCGTGTCCAGCGCCCGGTACAGGGCACCGATCTCCCCGACCTCGTCACTGGCCGCGTAGTTCTCCAGGGTGTCGGCGACGGTCGACCCGGCCAGCAGGAAGTTCTCGTCCAGGTAGTCCTCGATCTCGTCGACCCTCACGTGATCCGACATCTGCCGGATGTGGGTCTCGGCGGCCAGCAGGTGCCACTTGCCGTACTGCTTGCCTCCCAGGAGTCCGGCGATCACGTCCACGGCCTCCTGGAAGTCCTCGTCCCCCTTGGCGGGTTCGTCGGCGTTCTCCTCGAAGGCCCCGTTCTCCAGACCCGTGATGATCTTGGCGATGACGTCCTTGAATTCCATGTTCTTCCCTCTCCTCGTTCCGTGCTACTTCTTGCTGTCGACGTGCTTCCAGTACGCCTCGATCTCAGCCTTCATGAGCCGGTCGAACGCCGTCTTCGTGACCTTGCCCCAGTTCGTCCAGGCCCCCGGCAATAGCGTCTCGAAGTCCGCCCGGTGCAGAGTGACCGGCCCTTCCGGTCCCGTGAGGGCGGGTCCGATGTACCGCTGAAGCAGGTCCGCCCGACGTACGAACTCGTCCAGGGTCGACCGGTCCAGCTTCGGGATCCCGATCCCCATCTCGCCCAGCCGCACAAAGGCGTACTGTGCGTCACTCATGTCGGCCCCGTTCGGTTGAAGGGCCGTTCCGTCTTCCAGTGTGAAGCCATAGCGAACCGGCATGTTCTTCTCCCTTTCCGTACCGACTGGAATCGTCAGGGCGGTACCGTCCCGCCTACCGGGAGCCCTTCCCAGGGGCCCGGTTTCATCCGCTGTCAGAACTCGTGCGGGTAGTCCGTGGGCATCGGGTCGTCGTCGCCGACGACCGCCACCCCGGACCGGGTGGCGACCAGAGCCGAGTGGTCCCGGTACTGCTCGGCGAGCAGCGCCCGCTCGTACTCCCCGGGGCGGAGCCCGAAGTCCGGCGTGGCCAGCTTCAGCTCGTCCTCGGTGAGGCCCATCGCCTTGCGCAGCGACTCGTTGTAGGCCGCCGCATACTCCTTCGCCCGCTCCCCTCCCCGTTCGGTTCCGACGAACCGGTAGACCGTGTGCATCTCGCCGTACGATCCGGCGCGCACCACGAAGAATGTGGAGCCGTCCTGCCGTTCCTGCATGTCTCTCCTCCCGGGCCCCGGGTTCTCCGGGGCCCTCGTATCCTACTGACCTAGGCCATGCTCGTCTACCAGACGATGCCGCCGTAGACGATCACCTGAAGCAGCTCGTCGGAGATCCAGGCGTCCCACGAGAGGTAGCCGTGTTCCGGTTCGTCGATGAGCTTGTTGCAGTGGTCGACGGTCGTCCCGCTGACCGGCTTCACGCCCTCCGGCATCTTGTCCGGGTCGGTGAATCTGCCCTTCAGGATCCCGCTCACCGCCTCGACCACCTTCGCGTGGTCGATCTCGGTCACGAAGGGCGGGAACTTCCCGCTCTCGTCCACGTCATCCGGGTCTCCCGGGTTCAGCGACGTGATCCGCATCCGCCAGTCCTTCGGGACCGTCCCGTCGCCGGAGTCCGCGTGCTCGTTCGTCACGTCCTTCCACCAGAAGTACTGCGGCTCACCCAGCGCACCCATCCCGTCGACCAGAGCGTTCGTGACCTCGTGGTCGTCCGCGTAGTGACCCATGTTCTTCTCCCTCTCCGTGTTCCTACTTGTCCCGCTGGAATCTCGGGTTCGTCCCGAGTGGCGGAAGGCCGCCCCAGGGGCCGTGCTTTTCGTGCTCTTCCCTCTCCACCTCGCCCGAAGTGAACTCCCAGGCGTCCATGAAGTTCTTGATCCAGCCCTCCGTGCGGCCGGAAGCGGCGGCCATCATCCGGTTCGTCTCCCCGAAGTCCGGGTCCCGCTTGTCCTCCGGGATGGCCAGGACGGCGTCCAGCGTCCGGTCCAGCAGATCCAGCAGCGCGTGGACTTCGGGAACCGTGAGGCAGAAGAGCGGGGCCAGGCGCTGCTCGATGATCTCCTGCCGAGTGCCCGCCGCACCCTCACCCGGGCGGCAGGTGCACTCCAGCTCAGCGCTCACGCTGCACCACCGTGCAGCCACAGCGGGGCTCGGTCGGCTTCAGGCAGACCTGACGGTCGCTCTCGGCCAGACCCCACGACCCCGAAGCCGACGTCCAGCCCCGCTCGTAGACCGTCCCGGAATCGTGCACCCGGTAGGTGTTGTTCGGGTGGAACCCCTTGACCGTGGCGTGCACGTAGACGGGGGAGCTTCCCTCGTGTCCCAGCAGCGCGTCGCGGACCAGGCTCCAGTCCACCTCGCTCAGCCACTCGAACCGGCCGAAGGGGGTATTGCGGCCCTTGGTCAGCTCCTCGTACAGCGCGGTCACCCGGGCCTCGCTGTCAGGCCCAGACGCCCTGTTCCACGGGGCCTCTCCGGTGCGGCGCGTGATCCGCTCCCACGCCAGGATCCCCCGGCTGCGGTCCTCGGGGAACACGAAGTCGCTGACCCAGGCGGTGAGCTGTTCGTCCCCGTACTCGAAGATCTCGTCATGCGGCGGGATCTTCTCCCCGGCGGCGATCTCCCGCATGAAGTCGGCCAGCTTGGTCTCGCCCCAGATCCAGTGGATCATCTTGGCCGTGGTCTCGTTCATCCCGTGATTCCCTTCCGTGTGTACTGCCCGTCCCGCTTGATCCAGTCGGACCGCTCGGGGTGATGCTCGAAGTGGTCGCCACCCTGCGAGAGGCGGCACCCCAGGCAGATCGTCCCGACCTTGACGCACTCGGCGACGCAGATGTGATCGGCCTTCTTCAGGCCGTTGAAGCAGACCGTCTGGTCCTTGGGCTTCGCTTCGTCCGGCGTCCGGTGCTCGAAGCGCTTCAGCTCCCCTCCGCAGCCGGAACAGCGGGGGCTCTCGTCGCTCACGTCTCGTTCTCCTCCCGATCCGATGTGCACTGAACGCCGGGAGCCCGAAGGCTCCCGGCGTCCCGAACGCACCGTTCAGAAGCGCTTGCCGTCCCAGTGGATGTCGCGCTCCGGGTTGTAGGCCCGGACCCACGCGTGGGCCGCCGCCTCGGCCACGGCCACCCGCTTCTCGTCGGGACCGGGCGCGATGAAGGCGTCCAGGTCTTCGTACTGGATCTCCGACCAGTCCGGCTCCCACTCGTCGGCGTCGTGCGAGGTGGCGTCGTCCTCGATCTCGAACCACACCGACGACTGGATTCCGAGGTTGTCCAGGTTGGGCTCGTAGCCCATGAACACCTCGATCGAACCGACCTTCGCCTCGACCGCCCGCTCCGGAGCCGTGGCGTAGGCGTGGACCGTGACCCGGGCACCGGGGAAGTCCGGGTTCACGAACCGAACACTCGACGCCTTCCCGATCTGGTCGTCCCCGCCGGGGTTGCCGTCGTCGTCCCACACCTTGCCGTGCTGCACCCAGGCCATGATCTTCTCCTCTTCCGTCAGCCCTGCGACTGAACGATCTCCCGGCCACCGACCTCCGGTGCCGTCAGTCGGCTCGATGCGGGGCACGGGCTGGGGTACTGCGACGTGCACGAGTGGTTCCACTCGGCACGCGGCTCCCACGTGGTCCCGATATCCAGCACCGCTCCCGCCGGGATCCCCCGGCTGTTCGGCTTCTCCAGCGTGATCACTCGCCGTTCCCCTTCCTCTGCTGCGGAAGCGGCGCGTCCTTCACGCGCTTCCTGGTCTTGGACATAGCCGGGTGACGGCAGATGCCGCACGCCCGGTCCTTGTGCTTGTCACACAGCCCCTTGTCGGCCATGCCTCGCTCCCTTGCGTCAGTTCTTGCGTACCTCGGTCCAGCCCTCACGGGTCTCCAGTGCGGAGCCCTGCGGCTTCTGCTCGTGAGGGATCGGCGTCCCGTCGGGGAAGGCGTAGAACCCGCCCTCATCCCGCCGCCGGGTGACCGTCATCGACGCCACCTCGACGGGCTTCCCGCAGTCCATCGTGAAGACGATGACCTCCGAGATCAGGGGGTAGTTCTCCATCCCCCACGGGATCATGAACCCGTTGGCCATCCACACGGCGGCCTCCCGGGCGGCAGACCGCGCATCTGTCTCGAACGGTGCCGCCCACAGGCCCTCGTGCTGGTATCCCCAGTCGTAAGAGCCCTCCTTGCGACGCCACTTGATCCGCCACGTGTCCCGGAGCCGGTTCACAGTCCGTGCCTCTTCCGGATCTCCTCCGCCTTGCGGGCGATGTCGTCCCAGTCGTCAGCCATAACGTTCCTCCTTCCGTCTCAGCGTCCGAGGGAGCTGATGAAGTCGACCAGCTCTGCCGAATCCGTCGGCAGCTCACCGCCGTTCAGCTTCTTCAGCAGCTCGATGGCCAGGTGCTCGGCCTGGTCCCGGCGCAGCGCGACGACCGGGGCCGTCGTTCCGTACCGGCCCGGGTAGGGGAACGCGTACTTCCCGTTTGCACACAGGCCGCCCAGTACGATCTCGGTGTTCTCCATCTGGTCGGCCGTGCGGGAATCCTGCTTCGCGCGGAACCCTTCGGCGCACTCGGCACCCGTCCGCACCCACATCTGACCGTCCCGCATACCTTCGCTGGTCAGCATCTTCTCCCTCTCCGTGTGCTCTGGATGAGCAGCACTCCCGGGTGCCCGGCCGGAGCCGGGCACCCTAGGGTGCCTCCCGATCAGAGGTTCGCGCCGCACAGGTGACAGCTCTCGCCGTTCGTGTGTGCGCCCTTCCCGTGGCTGATCCCGAACTGCCCCGGAGTGAGGACCAGGAACTCCTCCTTCACCCAGCACAGCGGGTTGTGGCCCACCTTGAACAGCTCGTACGCCGCACTCCCAACGCCCTCGATCATCGACAGGTCGTAGCCGCGCACGTAGCCGGACAGGAAGGGCAGGGACGCCGCCGATTCCGGGTGCTTCGACGTGTCGATCCGGACGTAGTCCCCGTCGGCGAACTTCAGCGGGGATCCGTCGAAGTCCTCCCACGGTCCCGGGTTCTTGTTCAGGTTCTGTCCGTGCCTGCATTCCCGATCACTCACCGGGTCCCCTTTCCAGCATCAGGCCCGTCCCGAAGTAGGCCGCGTACGAGAACATCCCCTGTTCGGTCCAGCCGTCGTCGACCTTCTCGAACTGGAAAACCAGCTCGGGTGCCCGCATCTCGGCGCACCACACCTCGGCGTCCGCATGGGCCAGCCTCCGGGCCCGTCCCGTCTGGTTGCTGCCGGGCTCCCGGTCGATCGGGCCTGCCACCGTGATCGTGAAGCTGAACCGGACCGGTCCCTCATGCCCGACGGGCCGCTTGCTCTGCTCCCGCTCGACCGTCAGCGCGCTCACGCCTTCGCCTCCTCGGCGTACGGGGCGAACACCTCGCGGGCCGCGTCCTCCACGTTCTCTCGGCCGATGTAGCCCCAGCACGAGTCCTCGTGCTCCCACGTGTCCATCTCGGCACCCCCGTGGTCCTCGCTCACCCAGTGGGTCGACTTCTCGATGATGAAGCCGTAGACCTCACCCTCGGCCCACATCCGGTACTCCCGGATCTCCGCCTCGATCGCCTTCTCAGCGGGCCACGTGGTCTCGGCCAGCTTTTCGGGGGTGATGTACCAGAACGACCATGCTCCGTCGTGCGGCCGGTCCTCGACGACCGTGATGCCGTGGACCATGCGGGCCCACCGGATGAACAGCTTCTCCGAGTCGGCCCGGGTGCTGAAGTAGTCCCACCCGTACTGAAGCGGGCCGCCGTCCTTGTCGACGTCGATGTACCGCTGCTGCGTCGGCGTGATCACGTTCGTCAGGTTGTCCTGCTCGGTGCGGGGATTGCTGGACTCGCTGTCCTGCTGAACCTCCACGCGCACCCGGTACTTGCCCGCCGTCTCAAGAACGTCCGTCATGTTCGTCTCCATCTCCGTTTCCGTACTGCCTGATCCCGTACCGCCGGGCCTTGTCAGGCCCAGCCCCAGTACTCCCTGACCGAAGCCGCGCCCTTGAGGTCCGGGTGCGGCCGTTCCAGATTCGGCGGGTCGTCCCCGTCCGCGTCGTGCTTGCAGCCGACGTCGTCGCCCGGATAAACGATTCCGTGCCGAATGAACGTCCCGCAGCACGCGCAGTATTCGCACGAGTCGGACTCTCCCAGGATCCCGACCGTCACCGATGTGTCGTCCCCGAGTTCGATGTCTCCCGGGTCGTTGGCGTCGAGACCGGCCAGGGTCCCCGACGACACGCCGATGGCCTCCAGGACCACCCCGGCGCACTGCGAGTCACCACACAGGGCGTACGCCGTGTCGGTGTACCCGGAATGCGTGATCAGTACCTCGTACGTCATGTGCTCCCTCTCCTCCCGATCCGTGTTACCAGCAGACGCTGATCAGGTACTCGCCCGACGGGGCGTCCCCGCTCCGCACCATGGCGGCCAGTACGACGCTCGGGTTCGGACTGTCCCCCTCCCTGCCGGAGTCCTGCCACTTCTTCAGCTTCCCGGCGTCCCAGTCGTCCAGTTTCCCGGCCGATCCGGTGACCGCGTGAACCGTGTCGTTGCTGGCTTCCAGCGCGAGAGCTGCCGAGTAGGGAAGGCCGTCGTAGAACTCCGACACCGCCCGGCTGAACTCGCCCTCGTCCACCTCGTGAACGACCTTCGTGGTCATGTCCATTCGCGTCTTCTCTCTTCCCGATCCGGTGTGGCACGTCAGCGCCCGATCCCGGAGGACCGGGCGCTCCCGAACCCATCGGCCTAGGCCAGAGGGTATCTCATCGAGATGTCTCGTACCAGCCCAGAACGGTCCTCGAACCGTCGTCGTATTCGTTCGATCCCCAGACGATCGAGATCACCGAACCGTCCTCCCCGCCCTCCGTGCCGTCGGGGAGCTGCTTGCGTAGCGGGCCGCCCCGCAGGGGGATCCCGTGTGACAGGCTGTGAGCCAGTTCCTTGGCCACCTCGATCTGCGAGAGGTCCCGGTCCGTCACCTCCCAGTCGTTCAGGTCCCGGTCGTACGCCGTCGCCGGGTACCTCGTACCGTCCGCCATGCCTTTCCCTTTCCGTCGGTCGTGCCGAATCAGGAACTCTGCGAAGCCGGGGCGTCCTTGCGGAGTTCTCCGGGGACCTTGCCGTCCGCCGTGACCGTCTCCCACTCGTCGGTGCCCAGCGGGCACCGGGAGAGCGAGTACAGCCAGCACTGCCAGATCGGGGAGTGCACGTCGTAGTCCGGGTTCCGGGAGCTGCGAGCGATCTTCCAGAGGTACCCGGAGCCCTTCGCGGTCCAGTTGCCGTCGCCGTGGTGCACCCAGATCATCTCGGGGGCGTACCCGTCCAGCAGATCGCGGGCGCGGAGCATCCCCACGCCCTGAGCGAGGGGCGTCCCGTCGGTCCGGAAGACGTCCCACACCTTCCAGTTCCCGCCCGGAACCGCGTCCAGGTATCCGCCCGGCAGGATGGTCCGCGAACCGCTCCCGTCCACCGCCAGGGCGATCATCTCGTCCGGCGGGTAGAGCGCGGTCCTGCGAACGGGGTTCCGCTTGCCTTCCTCGTACCGCATGTACGTGACGGTGAGCCATCCGTCCTTGTCGAACGAGACGCCCTCGGCGCGCTGGAAGTCGGTGGCGTGGTGCGGGGTCCCGTGGTCCGGCCAGTACCGGCGGACCAGAACGGAGCCCTTGACGATGCGGTCCCGCAGCCGGGCGACGGTGTCCTCGATCATGTGCGTCATGGAGTTCAGCCCTTCAGCTTGTCGCGGTCCGCCACGTGGCCGAACGTGAGGGCCGGGGGCGAGGCGTTGAAGTGGGAGTACAGGTGCTCGACCGTGCGCGTGGCGAACGCGTTCAGTGCCCGCTGCGAGTCCGTGGTGTAGGTGCCGTAGTGGACGTCCCCATACGGGTCGGCCGTGAGAACGGCGTACTCCCGCTTGTGGTCGTCCCACGCCAGGACCGTCCCCTTGCGCCGCTCCCCGCCCCCGGCGGCGTTCACGTACTGCACGGCCAGGACGATCAGCCCCAGGCCGACGATGTCCCCGCACTTGATCGTCTGGTAGCCCTGCTGAGAGATGAGGGCGTCGATCAGTTCGCCCCTCTCCTCCGGGACCATGACCACGTGCTCGGTCTGCGCCCACGACGGGTGATCGCTGTCCGTCACGGTCGCCTTGCCGATGCGCAGCACGGTGTTCCCGCTCGGCGACTGCTCCACCGCTCCGATGACGCTCGGGTTCGGCGCGTACTCCGAGGGGCCGACGTCCAGTCCCAGGATCCTCTTCAGCTTCTTGATCACGTCGTTCTCCTTCTCCGTCTTGCGTTTCGTCCCACCGTGGAACACGTCAGCGCCCGGCCCCCTCCGGGCGCTCCCGAATCACGCGGTAGTGATCAGCCCTTGTCCTGCTCGAACTCGAACATCTCGATCTTGTCCCGGTCGACCGAGATCTCGGTGATCATCACCTTCAGGTCGGGACCGAGGTAGGTGTCGATGGAGTAGCAGTCGATCTCCTGCACTCGCTCCCGCGCCGCCGACCGCGTCATGCCCTTGACCCGGATCACTCCGGTGATCTCGACGTCGAAAGCGGATTCACCCACCGTCCCGTCGTCGGCGACGTCCGGGGAGTGCGCCTCCCGCTCTTCTGCCGTGCCTTCGATGTCGTCCCACCCGAACAGGCCCGCGATGAACTCCGCCATGTCGGTCCCGGTGTCATGTTCGGCATCGTTACTGCCGTCCTCCCCGGCCGCAGCGTTCCACCGTTGCAGGAGTTCCCGTGCCTCATTGATCCGCTCGGTGCTCATGTTCCCGTTTCTCCCCTTCACCAGTTGTTCTTGTTGAACCAGACCAGCGTGCCGCCGGGCTCCGTCTCTCCGCAGACCTCACCGTCCGGGATCCCGTTCTCCGCGTACCAGATGTGGTACTCGTCGTCGGTTTTGAGACCGACCAGCTTGTACCCGTGGTCGTCGGCGTACTCCTCGGCCAGGGTGCGGAAGTCCGACACCGTCTCGCCCCGGTATGTCGCCAGTACCCGCAGGAACTCCGCCGGGGTGAACGCGTCCCGGTCCTCGGCTTCCAGGGCGCTGATAGCCCCGTAGATCACATCGGCCGTCGGTTCCTGCGCTCCGTCACCCTCACCCACGACCAGGACCCCGTACACCTCGTTGCACAGCCATGCCCCGAGCTGTCCCGCCGTGCCGGGCGTGTTCTCCTCCGTGTCGATGGGGCATTCGGCCCACTCCTCGGCCGCTCCCGCAGCCTCACGCCACATGTCGACCGTGTTCGGTGCGTCCGTCGTGATCATGTCTCGTTCTCCTCTTCCTCGATGATCCGGAAAACCCGGTTCCCGATCCTCACCATCAGGCCCGTGTGCTCTCGCGTGGAGCCCGACGCCTTGAACATGTCGGCCGCCCCGTGCAGCAATCCGTACTCGCCCCTCTCCCGGGCCGCCGGGCGGCCGGAAAGGGCGATCAGGTAATGGCCCATCGCCTTGCCCGCAGACACCCGGCTCCGATGCCGGATGACCGTGTGCGGCACCCTCCCGCCGCCCGGGGGCGGCTCTTCGTCCTTGAACACCCAGTGCACGGGCACGTCCTCCGCCACCCACATGCGCCCCTGTCTCCCTTCCGTCCGTATTCCACGGCCGCACATCCCGGGTCCCCCATCCCGTGATGTACGACCGAAGCACGCGGCCGGTCAGCCCTGGCACGACCCGTCACAGAACGTGGACTCCCCGATGCCCACGCCCGACGTCAGCGTGCGGTCGTCGTCGTAGTGACCCTCGCACCGGGTACGCCGGATCAGTTTCTCGGCGATCTCCCGCACCCGCTTGTCCCGAAGCGTCTCCGGGAACCAGTACTCCCCGGTGTCCACGACTCCGTACTTCGGTCGCGGGGAGACCTTGATCTCCTCGGATCCCGACAGAACCTCCCCGTCCTCGTCCCAGAGCATCACGGTGTACGTGGTGAAGTCATCCGTCATCGTCGTCGCGACGATCCGGATCTTGCGCTCCGGCTTGTGGTCGGGGCACGGCTCGACGAACGTCTCGCCCGTCTCGAAGTTCTCCGAGACGTCACAGCCGTTGCCGTCGGCCGCGCAGTCCATCCATGCGGGCATCAGGGACAGCTCCCCGGCGTCCCAGCGGAACACCCATCCCTCCGGGGCCTGCTCTTGCAGGTACTCCGTCGCCGCGTCCACGAACCCACCGTCGTCCCCGTTCGCGTCCTCCCACGTGTCCGAGTCGCCGTGGTTCGCCTCGAACGCCGCCCACCCCTCGGCGTACTCTTCCGGCACCGTCCATCCGAACGAGATCGCCCGCTCGACGCAGCGGTACCCGTTCGTCCAGCCGTGCGCCCCGTCCAGCCACGTCCCGTGGTCCGCCGTGCTGATCTTCGCCATGTCCCTACTCCCGTCCGTCAATGCTGAACACGAACCCCGTCGGCCCGTGTTTCATCTCCCACTTGCGCGGTGACCGCGCCAACTTCTCGGCGAATTCCCGTGCGTCCAGATAGGGCACCGGGTTATCGATCCAGAACGCCGGATCGGCGTTCATCAGAACCACCATCGCGCCGTACGCCGACACCTCAAGCATGATCGTCGGATCCCGCACGACCGGTTCACCGTCCGGCGGCGTGACCGTCAGACGCCACGTCACCCAGATTCCAGAAGCCCCCGGGCCCGCTTCGCGCCGCGCGTCTCCCAGTCGTCGAAGGTCTTACGGTCCGCCTTGGTGGCACCCGGGCCGCGCGTGTACGCCACCTGTACGGCGAGGAGGAATTCCCCGTCGTCCCCGTCCGGCGTGATCCCGTTCTCGCGCATCCACGCCATGGCGGCGGCGGAGTAGTAGGCGCACGCCTGCCGGGCTCCCGTCGGCCCGTACCAGACCTGCATCAGGTGCGCGTCGAAGTACCGCGTCCCGTTGCCCTGGTCACTCCCCGTGGTCTCCAGGGCGAACTTCCCGTCCGTGATCCGCTTGACCCGCTCCCCGACCTCTCGCACCAGCGCGGGGGTGAACTTGATTCGTGCCGCTTCCATCTGTTTCGTCCCTTCCGTCTTGTTCATGACCATTCGTCTGATCAGGAACACACTGGAAGGTTCGGAGCCCGGCCGGAACCCGGCCCCGAACCCTCCCGAATGCCTCAGATCAGGCGCTCTGCCTCTGCCCCACCCTGCGGGCCGCCGCCCGACGGTCCTCCATCGGGATCATGACGCTCCCGGCGTCCGCCGCGTCCTTCTCGGCCAGCCTCTCGCCCCCGTCCACCCGGAACCGCTCACCCCGGGCCGTCTCGTCCAGCCACACGGGCTCCCCGAACTCCGGACCGGGGAACAACCGACGGACCGCCCACGCGTGCGCGTCCCGGCCGTCCAGCCCGTGACGGTAGGGGTAGGGGAACGTCCCCGTCGCCCCGTCCTGCGCCGTGACCTTGATCCGGTCGTCCATCGTGTCCGTCGCGTCCAGCTTCCGCGTCTCGACGATCATGTTCCGTCCCTCTCCTCGTACTGATCCGGGAATGCCCAGAAGTTGTAACCCGATCCCGTCGGCCGCGCCCCGGCAAGCACGACCGGGCACCCGGCCACCTCCCGGGCCATGCTGACGTGAGCGGGGAAGTGATCGTTCAGGAACGTCCCGCCCGGAAGTTCGTCCAGGGGGCGGATCCCGCTACCCTCCCCGCCCTCCGTGACGATCGCCTCCACCCGTTCCGGCGCGGACTCCCCGGCCGCCCGGCGGTACGTCCAGATGGTCAGGCGTCGCTCGCTCACGCGTCCGGGGCCCGGTGAATCAGCGCCCATCCGGCCGCCTTGGACTCCGCCGGGTAGTCGGCGTGGTCGCAACGCTCCGATGCCGTCCACTCGTCGCACGGCATCCCGTCCGTCCCGTCCTCGCAGACGGGCGGCTGCATCTCGACAGAGACGACCGCCCACAGGCCCGGCGTCTCCCGAATGTGCTCTTCCAGGTCGGTCCCGAAGTGCGCGCGTCCCTCGTCGAAGATGAAGAGCGTCCCGGGTCCCGCCCATCCGGTGAGTGCGCGCCACCCGTTCTCGATCCCGTCCAGCGCCGCGCGCTCGTGCTCTTCCAGCACATCCGGCATGTCCCACTCGCCCGACCAGTCCAGGTCGATCGACTCCGGCGCGTACTCGGCCAGGGTGGGCGGCGGGTACGCGGCCGTCTCGTACGTCCCGTCAGCCTTGACCAGCACGGGCAGAGCCGACGGGCCGTGCAGCAGTTCATCCAGGGTCTTGACCATGATCAGTTTCTCCCTCTTTCCGAATTCGTCCGGACCGCCCGGCACCACGGACCCGCACGGAATCGCCCCCGTGCAGGCCCGAAGCGCGCCGCTCCGTCACATCCACACCGGCACGAGCCGGTACGGCTCCGCCGGGACCATCCCGTACGTCCGCAGGAACGCGGCGATGTCTCCCCACCCGTCCCGGCCGCCGCGTCCCGCCGAACGGCGCAGTTCCGTGAGAGTGAAGGTGTACAGGTCACCCCGGAACAGGGGCGCATCCCACAGGCGTTCGGTGATCCCGCGCACCACGCCGTCAGCACTTCGCGCCCGGTCCTGCGCCCCCTCGCAGAGCGACCCCGGGATGACGTAGTGCCTGCCGATGCAGATACGGTCCCGGGATTCCAGCCGACGATGCAACTCTTCCCGTGCTTGGTCGATCACGTCGGAGATCCGGGATTCCATGACCCACAACGGCTGGATCTCTTCCGTGTCGGGCAGTCCGAACAGATCCCCGGCGTCCATGCGCGCCGCCCGCCACAGCCACCGCTCACCGGCCGCCAGGGGGTACAGGTACGTGTGTTTCATGCCGTCACCCCTCGTGTCCCGGTCTCCCGTACCGCCATGTCTGCACGTGCCATGAACGCGCCGGTCACCGCCGGGAAGTCGTCCGTCGTCATGGTGGCCTTGACGTCACCCTCCGCCGTGACGATCCACAGCACGTACCGCATTCCCGTACCGCTCCCCGTCGGTCGCTGCGTCAGCAACACTCCCGCGAACCCGTAACCGGAGTGCAGCACCTTGAACACGTCGTGCACCTCCGCCCGGCTGTTCACGATCTCGTCCCCCGGCTGGATGAACGCCGCCACCCGGTCCGTCGTCGTCGCTTGCATCTCTCTCCCTCTCCGTCGAACCGTCACCACACGGACGGACGCGGGATGAATCCCGCTCCCGCCCGAACAGCGGCGCTCCGTGTCAGACCGTCGGCCGACCGGCCGTGATCAGCTCGAACACCGGGTGTGCCGGGTACTCCCGGCCGCCCCCGTGATAGGTCGGCGGATCGACTTCCGCGCCCTCGGCTTCCGCCATGGCCCGGCGGACGTCCCCGACGTCCAGACCCGTGTACGCGGCGGCCAGGCGCACGGTCACGGCGTGGTCAAGAGTGATCCGGGCGATCGTCTCGGGGTTCCCGGTCTTCCGCGCTTCCGGGATCAGGTGATCCGTCCACATGACCGCACGGGCGAGACTCCATTCCCAGTACGTCACGGAGTCGTCGTACGTGGCGGCCTCCCCGTCCGCGTCACAGCGCTTGAAACGGGTCCGGGTGTCCAGCAGGCGCACGTATCCGCGCCGGTCGATCCCGTCCCGCCAGAACGCCTCCCAGGTGGGACGGATCCCGCGCTTCGCCTCCCCGTTCGCGTAGCCACTGGCCAGATGCGCGATGCGCCGGAAGATCGTCACCGCGTCCTGCGAAGCCTGGTTCAGGTACCCCGGCTCACCCGGCTTGGGCCGCGCGTCGTGCACGGTCTTCGCCTTGATCAGCATGTCCGCGAGTGCCCCGTGAAAGCCCTTGACCGTCTGTCCCATGATCCCGTTTCTTCCTTCCGTCCGGCCCCGTGTAGGGCCGGTTCCCGCCGATCACGTGAGGTGAACCGGCTCCGTCACTTCCGGACCGTGCACACGAGCGACGCCATGCGGCGGCACACCGTGCAGTCAACGGCCGTGAGCGCGGTCCCCGACGACCAGACCGACATGCGGTTACCGAGGTTCCGCGACGCCGGGCAGTACCCCTGCGGCACCCCTCCCGGCACGTGATTGAGCAGGATGTGACCGCGCATGTCCATCCCGGGCACCTTGCCGTAGTCCCGGGTACGGAATCCGGGCACGCCCACCGTGATCGTCAGGTCCGACGACGGAAAGTGCCTACCGCCGTCCGTGTCGTACCAGAACGGCGCGGGCTTGACCCGTCCGTCATGGCTCCCGGGCGTCGCGCTCAGCGTGTCCGCGACCACGAAACCGCCTGCCGTCTGAATCAGGGCACCGCGATTGACCAGGTTGTAATGCGTGCGCGTCGTGTCCATGTCTCTTCTCTCCCTCTCCCGTCCGGTGATGCACTGGAATGCCGGGCCCCCTCCCGGCACTCCCGAACGCCACGGGTCAGGCGTCAGCCCTTGACGGTCGTCCGGTACTTCCCGGCACCGATGTGCTTCCGGATCCGGTTCTGTACGCCCGACGTCTGCGGCGAGTAGTCCACATCAGGCACGACCCATCCACCGTCGCGCCCGTCGATCCACGCTACGGCGGTCCCGTAGTGGTAGATCACGTGCGACGCGTGCGCCGTGTCCGCGTCCCACTCGGCCGGAAGCTGCGTCAGCGGCTCCAGGGGGAACGGGCTCACCTGCGCACCGCCCCGGGGGAGACGTCCGTACTCCACTCCCCGTGCCGACTCGATCACCAGCATGAACGAACGCCACTGGTCATTGCCCGCCGCCGCGTTCCGCTTTTCCTTGGCCATGTCCCGTACTCCCTTTCCGAATTCCTGCCGTACCGGTCTGCCGTGCGTGGTCGGGTTACTTCTCCCGCGTGTACGAGTCGAACCACGGGCCGGACCGGCGCGTACGCCGCTTCCCGTTCTCCGTGGTGCAAGTGCTCGACGACGTCTCGGGGTCGTTGCAGTGCGCCTGAGCGAGCGCGAGGGTAAGGCCCGTCTTGATCTCGAACTTCCGTCCCGAATCCCGGAAGTGCCGGACGATCTTGTACGTCTGCCCGTCGTCCTCGGTGCCCGTCTCGACGTCCGCCGCGTTGTCCGCCATGTCCCGTCCCTCTCCTCGTTTCCGTTCGGCCTAGGCCGTTGCCCGATCATAGACCGACTGGAACGCCCGGGGATCCCGGGCGCTCCCGTCCGCCTACATCGTGACCCGTTCGTTACCGCCGGGGGAGCTTGGCCAGACCCTCGATGATCTCGCCGACATCCCCGTCGTACTCCTCCGCGACCATGACACGGCTCTCGTACTCCAGGACGCCCGAGGGGAATTCGCACTCCCAGCCGTCCCCGTCGACCGGGAAACCGGTCACCATCGACGTGTCGACGCTGAACGTGTCGGACATCTTCGACGAGAGGGACACGCCCCACCCGTTCGACAGAACCAGGCGCATGATCGAACGCGGTTCGTCCCCCTTGTACGCAGGCTCCCGCTCCCACGGGCCGATGACGTCCACGCCGTACCGCAGGGACAGACGCGCGCCCGCGTTGGTCAGCTCCCGCGTCATGCGCTCCCGGTAGGTCATCCCGTCCGTCTCGACGTCGAACCGTGCCGACTCGACGCCGTACCCCTGGACGATGCACCAGCCGCGCGCGTACGTCGTGGCCTCCGCCGCACTCCCGGCCGGAATCTCCCGCCGCTTGACGACCGTCCCGTATTCCGGGTGGTTCGCCGTGATCCTGATTCCGTACGTCTTGATCATTTCCGCATCCCCTCTCCGTTGCTTTCTGAACGTCAGCCGTTGAGCTGACGACGTGCGACGTCGGCGATTTCCTCGGCCAGCTTCAGGGCCTCTTCCGCCGTGTACTGGACGCTTTCGCCCGACTTCCCGCCGCCCGTGGTCAGCACCGAAATGCCGCCCCCGTACGTGCAGACCATCGTGTTCCGACCGTCCCAGGTTTCCGCCATGGCTGGTCAGCCCTCCCTCTCCTCGTGTCCCCTGCCGTGACAGGTTGGCGTCAACGCCCGGGGCCCCCGGGCGCTCCCGTCAGCCGGTCACTCCCCGATCATGAACAGCGGCTGATTCCGCCGCTCGTACTGCCACGACGTGCAGTGCCGACGGATCCGGCCGTGATCGTCCGCCGATTCCTCGGCAACCTCCCACGACACGGCGCGACGGGGGAGGAACCGGCCGGTCACCCGGTCCCGCGCTCCCGACTCGACGCAGACGAACACCCCGTGAACCGTGTTCACGCCGTTGCAGTACCCACCCCGGTAGACCATCCCGCGCACCCGGGGCCCGATCCCGTCCGCCACGTAATCCAGCGGGATCCCGCGCTTCCGCGCGTCCTCCAAGGTGATCCACTCCCGCCGGGGCCCGTTCCAGTACGACGGACCGCCCGCCTTGACCTCTCGCAGGTTCACCGCGTCGTGACGCATTCCCGTTTCCCCTCTCCGTTGTCCGTCCGCGATAAGCAGGCTGGACCGCGCGGGAGGGCACCCCCCGCGCGGTCCCGTCCGCCGGTCCCGGGTTACTTGACCTTGACTCCGAGTGCCTTGCAGTCCCACACACCGACCGTCCCGGCAACCGAAAGCATCAGCTTGTGGTTCCGGTAGTTGTCGTACGCGACGTCAAACAGCCCGTCGATGATCCCGGCGCGCGTGCGTCCGGTGCTGGTCGCGTCCTTGCAGAACGCGCGCCGGTCCGCCTTGCTCACCGCGCCCCCGTCGATGTAGCGGAACCACAGGTTCACGCCGTCCATGATCGTCCCGGTCTTCAGGCACTTCGCGTCGTACGCCTTCTGACCACGGGAGCCGGTGTCACACACCGACTTGACCGCCTTACGCACGGGCGACGCTTCCGCGCTCCCGGTGATCCCGAACAGCAGAACCATCCCGGCGAGCACACCAGCGAACGCACCACGGATCTTGATCATGTTCGTCTCTTCTCTTCCCGTACTGCCAAGTAGTGCCGGGCGACACTCCCGGGCGAACGGACCGTTTCCGGCCCGCTCACCCTAGGGCGACTCCCCGACGTCAGAGCGCGGCGACTTGCGCGCGGTACCCGTCGATCAGTTCCGGGTCGATCCGGTCCGTCTCGCATTCCAGCATCCCGCGCGCCACGTCCGCGAACGACAGACGCGAGAGGGAGGCGAGACGACGCGGGACCCCGGGCCGGTGCTCCCGACCCTCCGCGAGAACGGTCCACGTGTACACGCGCCCGTCGTCCATGAGCATCGCGCCCCGCGCGATGCACTGGTCACCCGGGCGCATCTTGAACTGAATGGACGTGCTCACGCTCCCGTCCACCCATTCGCCGCGCCCGTAGCTGTACTGATTCGCGCCGTACGGCGCTCCCTGGTCCCAGAACCGTTCTGTCACGTTCCCGTTCCTCTCTTCCCGAACTTCCCGACTGACCTAGGCCACGTTACCGCAGACGAACGATGCCCGCGTAAATCCCGGTGTCCAGCAGGAAGCGCAGCCACTCGCCCACGTCCCGCGCGCTCCCGGTCGGAATCTGCGAACCGTCGCCCATGATCCACGCGTCGCCGTTGTCCCCGCCGATCAGCAGGAAGTGAACCGGCCGCGCGTCGATGCGCGCGCCACCCACACGGATCACCGCGCCCGTGATCCGGTCCGGCGACACCTTGCGCGTGATCTTCGCCGTGGGCAGACCGCCGATGAACAGAACCGGGCCACTCCCGGAATTCATGCCCACGCCCTGATTGATCTTGACCGTTCCGTCAGTCGCCTTTTCCATGCACACGCTCATGATCGGTTCCTCTCGCTTTCCGTTTCTCGTCCTGCACTCCCGGACGATTCGGCCCGGACCCCGTAGCGATGCCACGGAGCCGGACCGGACCGCACGGCCGTGCGTCAGTTGTCCAGCGGGGAAACCGAACCGTCCTCCCACACGTGCAGCCCGTACGCGCGTGCCTCCCGGTTGACCTCAGCCAGCACCGCGTCACACGATGCCGGGCCGTTCCCGCACTCCGTGTACGCCGACCACGACCAGGAAGCGCCACGCGTCAACATGTCCGCGTCCCGCTTGTCCGCCACGGTGGCCGTAGGGATGTTCAGGGCCGGTGCGTCGGGGGACGTCCCGAGCACTCCCGCCATGAGGAACCCGAGCCAGACCAGCACGACGACCGACACGGCACCCGTGACCGCGTACACCACGCGCTCCGCCACGTTCAGGCGTGCGCTCCCGTCCGTCGGCCACACCGCCCACCGTGAGCGCTTCCCGGACGTCTCAGCCGTCCCCCACAGCTTGGCCGTGCCCGCGTCGCGGTCCTGCTGAGCAGCGGTACCGGCCGCGTCCCGGATGAGTTCGCCCGTGATGCCCCGGAACTCCCGCGCTTCGATCCTGCCGAGCATGTACCGACCGGCCGCACGCTCGAACGCGTCCCGGAACGACTCCCGCATCTCTCCGCCGTTGACTCGCTCCACGAACGGTGCCAGGCGTGCGCGCTCCACCGAAACGATCTTGTTCTCCATGAGCTTTCTCCCTTTGCCTTTCCGAGAGGGGCCCGGACGTCCCGGGCCCCCTGCCGTACGTGGTTACTTGTTGGTCTTGCGCTTCCCGGACGTCTCACCCTTGGCCGGTCGCGCGGCGTGCGTCACGTGGCCCGTGTGCGCGTTGACACCCTCCGCGAACGAACCGACCGAAGCGGCCTTACGCCGCGCCCGACGCTCCGCAACCGGAATCGCCTTACCCTCCGCGATCTCGGCAGCGCGGGCAGTCTCCCGACGCTCCGCACGCTCCCGCAGCACCGCCCCCACCTTTGCCGAGTGGCGACGCCGCGCCGAACGCGTCATGCCCTTGTGCGCAATGTCGACCGTCTGACCCTTGCACTCGGGAAGCGGGCAGATCTTGCCCACGACTTCCGGGTCAATTCCGGGGCGGACCATGGCGGGAAGCGCGGTTGTTCCCGCCTTTCCGAGCCACCCCCCGGGCTGAACGGGAGCCATGTTCTGACTTCCCGTGTTCGCCGCGCCGTCAATGCTCCCGTGACCCCGGGACAGTGCCAGTCGCGCACCCTTGGCAACGGTCGCGCCGACGTCCGCACCACCCTTGAACTTCGCTTCCCCCGCCCGGTTGTCCGCACCCTTGCCGATTTCAGCCGCACGCCGCTTGTCAGCCGACGCAGGGTCACCCGGGACGCTCCCGTGTTCCACGGTCTCGACACTCTTGGAGGTGAGCCCCTTACTCGCGGGAGTCGCCACCCCTCCCACGTTGTGCGTCCCGATACGGTCCGCCGATTCCTCCCGCGCTTCCGGGACAGTGACGCCGTTGTGCCGACGCATCCCACCCTCACGAGAAACCGCGATCATCCGGGCGCACCCCGGGCAGGGTGCCGACGTCTTGCCGTTGTAGTCGTCTGCCACGCTCACCGTGTGATCGTCCCGCAGTACCTGAGTACCGGGGGCAGGGGCAGAGCCGACCGACGCGCAAGCGATCTTGGAAACCTTCGGCCCGGATTCCTCCCGCTCACCCTTGCCAGGCAGAAGGGGAATGTACGCGCTGCACCCCGGGCACTTCCCGTGCGTCTTTTCCGGATTGATCACCGGGACGTCACCCTTGAACTCACACACCATGACCCGTGCATCCGTACCGGATTCCGTGGCCATGCCGAGAGAGACCGTACCGGGGGCAGGGAGCGCCGCAATTTCGGGGGAAGGCTTACCACCGTTCGCGTAGAACTCTGCCGTTTCAGCGTTCATCTGTGCGAGCGTCTTACCGGTCGACGCGATCACGTCCAAACCGGGCAGGGTGTCAGGGGCAGAGTCCTCCCGCACTTCCGGGGCTGCAATGTCGCTACCCGGGTAGTCCGCACGTCCGCCCAAAACGGAGTCCTGCCCGCCCGTCGTGGCAAGCCACTTGACGCAACGCGTGCACAGCTTGTCACCCTGCGAGCGCTCCGAGAGACGCGCGCTTTCCAGTCCCTTGCCCCCGCACCCCTTTTCGTTCGTCTCGATTGCGAGCGGGTCACCCTGGAATCCCGCCGGAATGATCAGCACGTGACCGACTCCCGCGCTCCCGAGACCGAAAAACCGCGCTTCCCCATCGATGGAAACCGCTACGTACTGCGCTGCCTTAATCGCCATGATCTTCCCGCTTTCCGTTGTCCGTGGCACATCTCACCCGTGTGCCATCTGCCGACAGTTCACGCCTTACGCGACGTGAACAGTACTCCCGCACTCCCGCCCGTTACGCTTTCCAGCCATTCGGCCGTTTCCGCGTACGAACCACGCCCCGGAATCCAGTTCCGTTCGCGTCCACGGCGGTATTCCACGCTCCCGTTTTCCAGGACCGTAACCGTTCCGCCATTGTCCAACTTGACTACCATTTTCCGGATTGCCTTTCCGTTCGTCCGTCCGTATGTGTTCGGGAATCGTGAACGATCCGTGTTCCGTCCCGTGCGTCGCATCCCGTAAAGGTGCGTCGACACGTGCGGAGCAACCGCAACCGTTCAACCATCCCCACCACACAAGGTGGACACGAGAGCGCTACGCGCTCCCGTGTGATACCGGGGGGAAGTTCCGACACTTCCCGTATCCGGCCGAACCGTGCGACCACCGCCCCTAGGTACTCCCACCTAAGAAGGGTCGCGATAATCGAATGCCGTTCCCGCATTCGTGCGTTTGGTTCTCAGCAAGGGGCAATCTGATTTCGTCGCGCCCATACCACGGGCCACGGATTCATATTCACAGGAATTCGTCCCACACGTCAGTTACGTTCATCCGGATGTGCAATGCGTCTTAATCCGCATTTCACGTTCTCGTAACGAGAGGCAGGTACCGAACTCCCGGGCATCCGGGCGGTATGGGGGTGTCCGCTCATCTAGACGCAACTCCCCTGCCGAGTCACCTACGTTTTCCGGCCGTAGGTTGTGGACCATGGGTCCTGTAGGGGCGTGAGCCCCGCCGTTTGCTTGCGCTTTCCACGTACAGGGGTGCGCCCCTGGTTCATACGTGTCGCATTCAGTTTTCAAGGATCCGAAGTTGCGAGAATCGCTCGTTACGGCTGAGCGCTCCCGTTCCTCCCCACCACATCCCGTGTGTCCGGGACGCTTCCCCCCGCTAGCGTTGTCCGGTTGCCCGGTACGTCGGCGGATCGTGTGGCGCTTGTTGCGTTGCCCGCTGCGCTGCGTCCGTTAGGCGCTGCGTCGTGCTGACAGCCAGAACATTGCCAGAGATGGCTGCCATTGCAAAAGCGGATGCGCAACGTCCCGAAGATCAGGAACACAAACATGCAGGTCAGAGCGTTTCGCTCCCGAGCATCAAAGCGGGTGTGACGCAGGTCACAATGGGCTCTGACCTGCAAGAACAGTGGGTTTCAAGATTCTTTGGAAGTTTCTCAGCTCACCTGGTCTGACCTGCGGAAACGTGATGGACGAATCTAAAGATGCAGGTCAGAGCGCTACCGCACTACATGATCCAACACGGTGATACGGACATTCGGGTACATATCTACGAAAGGTTTGCTTGTGCGGGGGGTGCTGCAAACGCGGTATGTGTAGGCAACATGTACTCAGATGTGACGCAGGTCACACACCAAACTAGGACATTGGCTCCCATATTGCAGGGGCAGGGGGAGCGTTCCGCGAGAGAGAAAGGGGGCAGGGACGTGTCTTGTGTGTACCGATATGGGGCACTCGTCCTCTCGCGTGATCATGCTCTGACCTGTATGTATATACAGAGAGTTAGAAGATAGTGAGGGGCAACTACTCTTAGTTACTTATGAGATCTTGAGCGACTGGCTTTCTCTCGCCGGAAACCCTCCCCAGTGAGTAGAGAAACCGCAGGTCAGAGGCTTGTCCCATATGTCGGAATCACTGGATGATCAGTGCTCTGACCTGCGATGTTTGCTCGATTCGGTACAGGGTGCGCGCGTCTCCCGTATCTCCGGATACTGGGGGAGTGTGAGTAGGTATGTCTGAATTGATAGGCAATGAGTAGGAAGGTAGGAAAGGTGAGGATTGGGTGGGGTGGGGATGCTGGCAGGGGAGGGCAGGGGCAGGGAGTGAGCGAACGGGGAGCGCGGGCAGGGGGCAGGGACACCCATAGGCGTACGTGAGAGGGCAGGGGAGCGCGACGCGCGCACGTCGTGACGCACGGGGGCAGGCAGGCGCGTACGCGCGCGTACGTGGGAGCGCTCTTGATCATGCGCATGTGATCTTGAGTGCTGACATGACAGGGACACGACATATCGAGAGGGCAGGGGAGCGCGCACACATGATCACTCGGGACACACGGGAGCACGTGAGAGGGCAGGGGCAGGGGGCAGGGTGCGAGGAATTCCGGAGAGTGCACAACGGGTGATATCTCGGATATCCAGAATTGCTATATCCCGCATTCGCATAATGCCTGGTCACCTATCCAATACACATGCATAAGAACACAGGGAATGGAAGCAAGCGGGAAGGCAAGCAAGCGAGGAAAAGGAAAGGTGCAGAACGGGAATGCGCATTGCCTATATGCCTATGCACGTACACACCATGCACACAATGCAAGCAAGGGAATGCAGAGAATGAGGGCAGGGTGAATGCAGAGAAAGGAAAGGCTAGGCAATGGCAGGCAATCACTCTGCACTAAGTCAAGGGTTATCCACTGTATGTACTAGCTCTATACATCACGTCAATGCACAGCTATGCACACGATGAATGTGAATGGATATGAAAAGAAATGCGACGCAGTGCGAGGCAGCGAGCAAGCCAGAGAAAACCCGCGAGAAATTCGGCGGCGAATTCGAAAGGAAAGATGTACTATGCAGAAAACCAATTCCCGAATTGAATTCTGAATTGGGTCCCAGGTTACGGTCATCCATCCATGAACGTCTTCTCCGCGTGGGCCGTCACGCCCGGATAAAAATTCTCGCCGGTTCTCTACGCGTGGGCTCACTCGTTCAGCTCGTACGTCCCCAGGAATTCGTCGAGGTCCATGTCTTCCACATCCGCCTTTTCAGCGGGCTGGAATCTGACAATGAGTCCATCCTCTTTCCACGGGGAGGGAATCACCTCGACGATCCAGAGCGTGTTTCCCAGTTTCCGGTGTTTCCAGTTCTCGCCCTCCTGCGGCATCACCAGTTGTACTCTCCGCAGAAACCGAGCATCAGAAGGAGCCGGTGCCAGGGTCCACGGATCCTCAGACACCTCGGGCAGATGAGCATGTCGCCCACTGGGATCTTCCACTCGCGTGAGAGTTTCACCGGCACTCGTTCAGGGCGTAGGGGAGCATCGCGGCTCCTTCTTCCTGGTCGTACCCGGCGGCTTCGAGGGCCTTCAGCATTTCCCGGTAGTCGACCTCGGAATCGGTCCCTCCGACCTCTCCTTCGCCCGGAAGGGGGCCCGAAGAGGCGTCGCAGACGGCCTTGCGCTCCTGATCGGTCATCCCCTTCCACCGTTCGGCCACCGAGGGGAGGTCCGCCTGCGAGGCGGAGACTGAAACCGAGGGCGCGGGCTTGTCCTCGCAGCCCGCCAGGGCCAGGAGTACTGCGGGCACCACGAGCAGGGTCTTCTTCACGGCCGCTCCTTTGCCGAAAACCATCCGGGATACCAAGGATCGTAAGTCCTGAACACGGAAAAATCTCGCCCCCGTTCCCCATGTGGGCCGAACGTGTGTTCGATGTCAAGTCCCCTTGAGATCGGGGGTGCCAAATTCAAGGTTCACGAAAGCGCCCGGATCCTCCGATGTGTGACGCGCGTAGAGAGGTGGTGATGCAGGGTTTGTTACACCCAGGAGGTAACAAAGTCTGCGTCCACTGTCACTGGTGGTCCGAGGTTTCCAGGGGTGAGGGCCCGGCGCCCATGAAACCGAGGCCGCGCTCGTTCGTGTACATCACGTCGATGGGGCAGCCTTCGCGGCCCGGCAGGGCGAGGTGCGGGTCGTCCGCTTCGACGGCTCTCAGGCGCAGCTCTTCGTCACGCGTTTCCAGGAAGCCGCACCAGGTGTACAGCCCCGCGTCCTTCGCGGAGTCGAGGAAGACCGTCACACCGACGGTTTCCCCGTCCAGCGTCAGCACGGCAGGGCCCACGTAGAGGTCCACAATGCCGATCATGCAACACCCGACAAGTTCCTACGAGGAGGTTGCCTTCTTCTTCATGTTGCCCTCGAAGGGGACGCGGCCCTTGCCGGTGACGCGCAGGACCGGAGATTCGGGGTGAACTCTGCGGGTGATGATCTCTCCTGGCGTCTCGCCGTCGGTCGTCACGTACCGGATGGTGGCTTCCTGGACGATTTCGGCCCCCGCCACGGACCGCATTTCCAGGAAACCGCCCCAGTGGCCCCGGCATTCGACCAGGTATGCGTCCGCATTGAGCAGCGCGTCGCCTGCGACGACCATCGCGGGCCCCGTGTAGGCCGGGCTCATTCGTTCCTCTTCACGTCGGCCAGGGTCTCCCGGATGAATTTCTGGCGCTCCGCCTTCCTGATGGCCTCCGCGCTCAACAGCGACGAGACGACGCCCGAAGCGCTTCCCACCAGGAAGGCCAGGAACAGAAGGGCCAGGAGGCTCACACCTTCCTCCAGCCCGGGATCCAGGCGCCCGCCTCGTTGACCTCGTAGTCGCCGAAGAGCAGGGGCGCCTCCTCGCGCATGAGGTGTCCGATCCGGTCGAAGACGAGACGGATCTCCTCCTCGGCGCCTTCGGCGGTGCGGGTCTCGATGGTGTGCCGCAGAGTCCGGATGTTCGCGGACCACACCATTCCCGTCGCGACACCTTCCGGGGCGAAGCGCCGCATGAAACTCGTCTTGTGTTTCTTCTCGGCGAACGGCACCGAGTTGTCATCCAGGCCGAAGTGCCCGGCCATCCACATCTGGAAGTCCTCCATCTGTCCGATCAGGCGCAGGGCCTTCTCGTACAGCTCTTCGTCGCGGGTGGCCCACTCGGGGAACCAGACGGGGAGGTCGTCCAGCCTGACGAAGCGGAGGCTTTCCTGGGAGATGGCCGTGCCGACCCGGTGACGGACGGCTTCGTGCGTGAAGACACGGCTCACGTTGTGCAGGGCGAAGGTGAACTGGGCGTGCTCCAGGACGCTGCCGTGCTGGGAGGCCAGGATGTTCGTCAGGTACCTCTCCTGATCGGTGCGGATCCTGGTGACGTTCGGGTTGAGACCCGGTTCCCAGCTTCGGTAGCAGAGCCTTCCCGCGAACTCGGCGAGGTTCTGGGAGTCGTCACCCTCGCGGTAGATCCTCTCCAGCCAGCTCTCGCCGCCGACTTCCTTCAGGTAGTCCTCGATCGCCTCGTAGTCGAGCTTCGGCGAGGCGATCAGGTGGACCTGGGGCTGAACGTTGCGCACGCTCTTCTCCTCTTCGACCGGGCCACACTGCCCGGTTCTGTCCGATGACGGGAAACGAGTTCCATCCTGCGATTCCCCGGGGTGTTTTACCAGATTACTACCCGGTTTTCACCCCCCAGGAAAGCACATTCGTCAGGGCGGGCGTCTGCGCCACGGGATCGTGCGGCCAGTCTTTGAGGTCGGCGTCCTCCAGCTCCGTCCAGGGATGGCCGTGTTCGATGATGTTCTGGAGCATCACGTGGAAGGCCGAGGGAACGGGAAGCTCGTGCTTGCATCCCACGTGCGTGAGTCCGCAACGCATCAGCAGGGCGGGTATCGCCAGGCTGGAGGGCAGGCCCATGCGGTCGGTGACGGCCTGGGCGGTCTTCTGATACGGGCCGCGCGGGAGGTTCTGGGAGGGGTAGGCGTCGGGGGTTTCCACCAGGAGCACGCCCCCGGGCCTGAGCCACCTGACGGCGTTGGGCACCGTGTTCCCCGCCATGGGGGTCCACCGCAGGTGCACCAGGCCGAACCTACGGGGCGGGAAGACCATTGGATCCTCCACACCGGCCACACGTACTTCCACGCCTTCTTCACGTATGCCGTGGAAGGGATCGCGGTCGGCGAGGACGGTCTTGCCGTAGAGCGCGAGGGCTCTGGCCGCTCCGGAGCCGCCAAAAGTGAGGTACGGGGGCTCGGGGGCGAAGTAGTTCATCAGGTCGTCGAGTACGGGGAACGCCGCGTCGTCCAGGGCGGCGGAGAGCATCCGGGAGTCGAAGAGCTTCATGCCGCTTCGCCGGATTCCCGGTGAATGAACCCGGCGCAGTCCTGCCCGGTGAACTTCTGCGTCCTGCGGCACCTTTCCCACAGGGTGGCGGCGGCCCGGCTGAGTTCTTCGACGAGATCCGGATGGTTCTCGATCGCGGCAATGCAGGCGTCGGCGGTGAGGCAGGCCGTCGACAGATACGGGGGAGGGTCGATCACCGACAGCAGCGCGGCGGGAAGTTCCTCGGAGCGGTCGCCCGGGACGCAGCCCGAGTTTTCCAGCTTCTTCTGGGCGGCCAGCGGCTCGGGGCAGTCCTGCCCCCAGCAGACGATTCTGTTGACCGCCCGGGTCTCTTCGGCGCGAAGTGTCTGGCCGCAGCCCCTGGGGCAGTAGCCGTCAAGGTTGATCATGAACAGCTCCTTTCCGTAGCCGGATTCTATCGGGGAAGGCTGATGCGTAGACTGCCAGTATGATCTGCTCTTTCATTCCGCCGCACATGTCCAAGAAAGTCGCGCAGACTGACAAGTCTTTCGCGACCGCCATCAAGGTGGACGCCTCGTTGCGCGCGGCACGCGAGAAAGCCGTCGGGGTGACCGGTCCGATCCGGGTCTACTCCGCATCCAACCGCACCGCGATTCCCGGTGTCCTCGTCCAGGGCGAGGACGAAGTCGCCGACCGGGTGCGCGGGTACTCCCTTCTCATCCATCAGCTTCTGGGGGTCACCGAGTTCCCCGACGGGGTGATCCGGTACGGAAGGGGGTACGCCAACGCCTTCTTCAACGGGAACTACCTGGTCTTCGGCGAAGGGGACGGGGAGATCTTCGGGGACTTCACCTCGGCCCTGGACATCATGAGCCACGAGTTCGGCCACGCCCTGGTGGCGATGGGACCGCGCCTGGTCTACTCGGGCGAGTCGGGCGCCCTGAACGAGCATCTGGCCGACGTCTTCGGGGCGACCGTCCAGCAGTGGGTCAGCGGAGACCAGCACGACTGGCGGATCGGCGAGGAGATCCTGCTCGACCAGGCTTCGGCGGTGCGCGACATGCTGAACCCGGGCTCCGCCTACGACAACGACGTGCTGGGCAAGGATCCGCAGCCCGGCCACATGAACAACTTCCGGAAGATCCGCGCCGACAACGGCGGCGTCCACATCAACTCGGGCATTCCCAACCGGGCGTTCGCGCTGCTCTGCGAGAAGACCGGGGAGCCGTCCTGGGGCCGTCCCCTCGCGACGTGGCGCCGGGCCATGCAGGATCTGAACCCGCGCTCGACGTTCAAGGAGTTCGCCCTGGCCACCTGGCGGCACTCGGGCGGCATGAACCCGGCGGTCCGCGAAGCCTGGGCGGGAGTGGGGATCACCCTGTGAACGAGGTCTGGTACGTCGAGATCATTCTTTCCGGCGCTTCCGGCTGGCAAGCCCACGTGGAACCTCTGCTCTACGCCCTCCAGGACTATTCGGGAACGCTGGGCGAAGGCGCGGGAGGGGACCTGTCGGTGCGCGTGACGGTCGAGGCCACCGACGCCTTCAAGGCCGTGCAGACGGCCTGCCTGCCCGTCATGGATGCCCTGCTGTCGCAGGGGCTGCACTCGGCAGTCATCCGCTCCACGGAAGTCCTCACCGAGGCCGAGATGGACGCCCTGCTCTCCTCGTGAAGCCGCAGGAGACTGGTGTTGTCCGTCCGACTGAACCGGGACGGCTGGAAAGCGAAGGGAGAAGGCCGTGAGTCAGCACGATTCACTCGCGCAGGTGATGGTCGACTACGCGGCGCAGGGCATGACCCTGGCGCAGATCGCGGCGCGGGTCGGCATGGACATCGAGGCCGTGCACGAGCGCATGACGACGTACCTGGAGAACCAGGCCACGTCGATGTCGGTGACGCAGATGCGGATGCTTCAGCTCAGCCGACTGGAAAGGATCATCGGAGCCCTGTGGGAACAGGTGATGGCGGGTGACCTCCTCACCCAGGGCCGCAACGTCAAGAACATGATCGAGACGATCCGCGAGATCACCGAGCTGATGGACCTGAAGAAGGACCGGCTGCGCGACGAGCAGGTGAGGCTCACTCAGGCGCAGACGCAGCTCGTCACCGCCTCGATCGAAGCCATTCAGGTGGGGATGCTGGAGAGGATCGTCGACATCCTGCCCGAGGAGTCGCGTGAGGCTGTGGAGCACATGTGGAACACCTCGTTCCCCGCGATGGCCGCCGACGCCATCGCCCGCAACACGGCCGCCACGGTGAAGATGGGCGCGGGTGCGGGCCCCATCGAGCTGGAACCCGTCATGGAGGAGATGGACTGATGCTTGAAACCTATCTGGAGACCTGGACGAAGAACCCTGACGGCGGCGGGATGTTCACCGGCCAGCGGGACCTGATCCTCGCGCACGACCAGGATTGCCCGTCGCTGAGGTACGCATGGCTGCCCCGGCGCGGAGGCGTCACCTGCCTGAGCGACTTCATGGGCTGCGAGAGCTGCGACATCTCGTTCTGCTGGGAGGGAATCACCGGCCTGTTCGACGACTGCCCGGACTCTTTCTGGTACTTCTGCCACTGCTGCGCCGCCAAGGTCACTCAGTGCCCCTGCGGGGGAACCTGCGTGAAGGACCCGAACGCGGAAACGGGTTGACCGCTCTTTCGCCCACCTCGGGTACCCTCTTCTCGTGACGACCATCGGCGACATCATCGTTGAAGAACTGTGCGCTTTCATGAAGCGTTCAGGCAAGGAAACCCTCCGGGTTCTGGAAGTCGGTGTTCTACGGAACCTCGACCAGGACCACTTGGAGGGGGACGGTCACTCGACTCTGGCCTTCGTCCGGCTGCTGAGGAACCACCCGGGCAGCGAGTACACCGGGATCGACCTGGATCCGCGAGAGGCCCGCAAGGCGGTGGACTCCGAGGGGCTGGGTGGGTTCTGCCGGTTCTACGCCGGGGACTCGCTGCTCACGATGAAGGAACTCCTCAGCGACGGGGAGGAATTCGACGTCGTCTACCTGGACTGCGACAACTCCGGTTCGGCGACGATGCGTGAATACCTGCTGGCCGAGGATCTTCTCGCCCGGCCGGGGCTCATCATGGGTGACGACATGAACACCAATCACCGCGAGGTCCGCAAGGGCCGTGTGCTGATTCCCTACCTGCGCGAGGAGGGGGCGGAGTTCGCGATCCGTCACCGCGACACTCCGTGGGACCGGCGCGACATTCTCGTCCAGGAGATCTCATGAGCAAGCAGATCGTTTCCGTCGGCCGGATCGTGCACTACACCTCCTTCGGCTCCGCTCCGCAGGACGGTGTGCAGTTGTACCCGTCGACATGCCGGGCGGCGATCGTCACCGAGGTCGTGGACCTGAACGGCGGAATCATCCATCTCACGGTCTTCAACCCGGAGGGGATGCAGCTCGTCAAGGACTGCCCCTTCGACTACGGGATGCTGGAGCTGAACGGGCCGCGCACGGTGGGTCGCTGGCACTGGCCGGAAAAGACGGTGGCCCCGCTCGCAGAGAGCGGGGCCGAACCGAAGGAGCTGTGATGTCGCGGTGGACGATGACCCGCTGGCGGTGCGTCTGCGGCCGACGTCATGCGTCGTGGTGGAGAACCGTTCAGGCGCCGTCGTGCACGGCCGTCAGGCCAACAAGCTCCTCAGTGAGCCGCATCCAGAGGATTCTCACCCCGTCACCGATCCGTTCGAACTCGGTCTCCACGCCGCAGGGAAGCTCCACGATCAGCCGATCGTAGGGGAGCTGGGCGGCGTTCGCAGGAATCGAGTCGGTGAACATCGTCTCCGTCTCGGACTTCACCTGTTCGGTCCAGGTGGCCGGGAGGGAGTCGAGCTGGATGTTGGCCAGCATTCCCCAGGTGACCCTCATGGGTCAGTAGGCAGAGGGGACGCCGATGTACTGCTGGCGGACCCAGCCCTTGTAGAGGTTGCCCCAGCCGCCGTTGCCCTTGGTGATCTGCTCGACATAGATGAGCTTGGTGCCGTCGGCGGTGGTGGTCTTCTGGTTCAGGTACTGGAAGGTGTCGCCCTCGCCCATGCCGGAGCCGAGGTCGTTGCCGTTCTTGTCGCGGAAGATCAGGCCGCCCGTGCCCGGGGCCGGGGCGTTGGCGTAGCGCTCGGCCTCGCCGGTCACCTTCGTGTCGGGGCACTCGGTGATCTTGGCACGCTCCTTCTTGCCCGTTGCCGGGTTCACCACGTCCTCATAGTGGACCGTCGCCGTGGCGCCGGGGCCGCAGGTCGAGTCGGCGGAGGCGGTACCGGCGAAAACGAGGCTTCCCGCGAGAGCGGTGGCTGCGGCTCCGGCGGCGATCGTCTTCTTGTTCATGTTCGGGTTTCCCTTCCGAGGTGGTTGTTCTTTCTCCATCAGACCACACGACCTAGGCCATTCGCAACATCCGGAAGGAAAGCTCATGGACATCTCACCGGTCGGCACCCTCACTATCCCCCGTATCTGCGACGCAGTGCCGTGCGGGCAGTGTGAGTCGTGCCACCGCAGGGCGATGCTGAACACGGCGTCCTACGCACTGCGGCTGGAAACGGAAGAGGAGGGCGACCGCAGGGGTGCCCTCCTCGACCTGCTCGACAAGCTCGGTCTGCCCGGTTAGCAGCGAGTCCCTTCCTGGGTCAGGTAGCTGCTCAGGATCTCTTCGACTTCGAGCCGGTCGAGATCACTGAAAGCCGGTGCCTTCAGGATGGTCTTCTCGCAGTTCTCGCGGCTGGTCCATCCGGTGCGCATGAGTGCGGCGAGGCCGGTCAGTGCCTCGTTGACGTCGTCGGCGGTGGATGACTTGCGGCGCAGCACAGTGGTGACCCTGCGCGCGAACGCCTGAGCGTGGCCATGGCGAACCGACCCTCGCGGGCACGCGTCATGCGTGACGGTCCAGCCGGATGTGTGAGACCCCTGGACGTTGCCCTCTCCGGCTGGCACCCGTCCCTGGCAGACGCCACATGGTTTCGGGTACCTATTCCTCATGTTTTTGAGGATGACACAGAGTGCCGCAAAATGAAAGCCGGATTGGGGACACGTAGTTCAGAGAATCGTCACTCTTCGCGTACGTTTCGCGCCACTGCTTCGGCCGCCGCGTTCCATGCCAGCTTCAGCCGGTCGTTCTGTTCCTGCCACGAGGGCATCTTCTGCCCGGAGAAGGTGGTCCATCCCACCGATTCCCCGTACGCCTCGTAGGCAACTTTGCCCAGCTCACCCATGCGGTAGTCCTCTCACGAAGAAGGGGGACCAGGCCGCGTGTGCCTGGTCCCCGGGAGTCTTCAAGCCCCTGGAAGTGGAGTCCGCGCTGCCCAGTGCTGCGCGGGTGGGGCATTGCAAGGTTACCGAAAATGTTCCCTCGTGAGGAATGCTGTACGCGTCGCAGCAGAAAGGAACGGCATGTCCTCACAGGAAGAGCGGATCGCCTCGGAGGCTGAGGCGTACTTCCGCAATCAGGCGCGACAGGCGGGATGGGTCAACGATCCCGCCGGATGGGCGAAGGATGTTCTCGGGGTTCACCTGTGGAGCAAGCAGCAGGAAATCTGTGACTCGCTCATCGAGAACAAGAGGACCGTGGTTGCTTCCTGCCACGGCACGGGAAAGGCGCTTGGCCTGGAGGAACTGATCCACACCCCTTCGGGGCATGTGCGGATGGGCGACGTCTCAGCCGGGATGAAGGTACTGGGATCGGCCGGTCAGCCGGTCGAAGTGGTGGCCGTCACGGGCGAGCACAAGGCCGACAGCTACGCGGTACGCCTGGAAAGAGGCGGCGCCTCCGAGGAGATCATCGCTTCAGGGGATCACCTGTGGCCCGTGTTGAATCTCCAGACCCTGGCCGACATCCAGCTCCGCTCGGACCGCGAGGGCGTACCCGTGGAAACGGGTTTGTGGATGCACCGGACCCGCAATGTCACCACCCGGGACCTGATGAAGGTGAAAGGGGTGGCTGTTGTTCCGGGGAAAACCCCGCAGATCCTTCAGCGCGGCGTGGAGTGGACCCCCGACGAGGACATGGTGGAACTGCTGCGGGAGCGAGGCGGCCTGGATCCTTCCGGCAGGACGGCCCTGCTGTGGAAGACCAGGAAGGATGAGCCCCCGGAGATCGCGGAGGTCCGCAGCCGGTTGCAGAAGCTGGGCGTGCAGACCGTCCTGCGCAAGGACCGCTCCTACGGGACGACCTTGCTGCGTCTGGTCCTGATGGGATCCCACGCACCCACTCTGCTGCCCGACGGGAATCAGCGGGCCCTGGCGCTGGCTCACGCGCTTTCCGAGCAGGGTTCATGGGGTGACGACGGCTGGCGGGTCGTCTCGGTGAGGCCGGTCGGCGAACGCGATGTGCAGTGCATCCAGGTCGACGCGCCCGACAGTCTCTACCTCTGCGGCGAGCGGGGGATTCCCACACACAACTCGATGATCGCCTCGGTGCTCGCGTGCTGGTGGGTTTCCACGAAGCCGCCCGGCCAGGCGATCGTCGTTTCGACCGCGCCCACATATGCCCAGGTCAACAAGATCCTCTGGGAGGAGATCCGCAAGCATCACTCGAAGGCCGCGATCGGCGAGCACCCGATGCCGGGCCGTGTGACGCAGGCGGATGAGTGGAAGCTGGGGGACGGCCAGATCGTGGGGTTCGGCCGTAAGCCCGCCAAGGGTGACCGGCACTCATTCCACGGTATTCACCGCCGGTACGTGCTCGCCCTGCTCGACGAAGCGTGCGGCGTGCCCGAGGAGATCTGGACGGGCGTCGAGGCCATTACCACCAACATCGGCTGCCGGATCCTGGCCATCGGAAACCCGGATGACCGCAACACGGACTTCGGGAAGAACTTCCTGGAGCCGAAGACGGCGCACCTGTGGCACCGGATCTCGATTCCCGCGTCCACCACTCCGAACTTCACGGGCGAGCCCGTGCCGCGCCTGCTGAACGAAGTCCTCGTCTCGAAGAACTGGGTCGCCGAGCGCAAGGACGACTGGGGAGAGAAGGACCCGAGGTACATCGCGAAGGTCGAGGCCCGCTTCCCCGAGCAGAGCATGTCATCGCTGTTCTCCCCGTCGGTCATCGCCGACGCGATCGACGAGCCGCCGAATCCATCGCTGTACTCGGTGCTGCGCCTGGGTGTGGACGTCGCCCGGTTCGGATCCGACAAGACGGTGGTCGCCTCGTACTCGGGGATCACGGCGCAGATCGAGGAGAGCTGGTCGGGGACCGACACGGTGTCCTCCGCCCACAAGGTGCTGGCGCTGGCTGAGCGGCTGAAGGATGAGCGCAAGGCTCCGTGGGTGGAGATCCGGGTCGACGCCGTGGGTCTGGGTGCCGGTGTCGTCGACACCCTGAACGCCCGTGCGGTGCTTCTTCCGGAGCCGTGGTACAGCGTCTACGAGATGCACGGTTCCGCCTCGCCCCCGGCGGATGTCGGCGGCTCGGTCTACGGCTTCTACAACGCGAGGGCGTACTGGTTCGAGCAGCTTCGGCAGAAGATGCGCAACGGCTCGGTCAAGCTCATCGACCCGGAAGAGCTGGTCGCCGACGACCTGAAGATGGTCTTCTACTCGATCAAGAACGGCCGCCTGCTCATCGCCTCGAAGGAGGAGATGAAGAAGGAGTACGGGCGGTCCCCCGACTTCGCCGACGCCGTGGCGTATGCGGTGGCGCCGGTCGCCGACGGCCTCAAGCAGGGTGACGTCCTGACGGAAACGGCCGAGACGATGGCGAACGCGTTCGCCGAGGAAGCAGACTTCGAGGTGGAGGAGTCGATCTCCCCGTACTGACGAAATCCTCAAAGTCACCTGTAGTTTCCTGCACGGATCGTGCATGGAACTGAAGGAGGAGCCGATGGACATCCAGACCTGCCCCCGCAGGATGCGGGAGCTGGGGCCATGGGAACAGGAGGAGGGCCAGGACTCCTGGGTGGAAAAGCCGCGCCACGAGAACGACGTCGTGCCCGTCTGCTCCTTCTGTGGATCCCTGCATCCCGGGACCTTCCTGGAGTTGGTCGCCAAGGACTGGTGGGTAGGGCCGACGACGAAGAACTACAAGGCGTATCTGGACGAGCCGTCACCCGGGAGGGGACGGGCGAAGTTCTATTTCCAGCACCTGTCCCCGTCCCAGCAGATGCAGTTCGTCTCGCTCTACAACCGGGGCACGATGAAGATCGGGTGGCCCGGTCACTTCAGCGTCGTTCCGTTCTTCATGGGTCTCGAACCGCGCCCGGAGGGGTGATGTACGACCACACCGAAGCCGCCCGGCGCCGGATCCTGATGGCAGCCCATGGCGACGGCCAGGTGGGCAGAAGGTACCTGGAACTCGCCAACCTTTTGATGACGGCGCCGGATTCACCGCAGAAACTCACCGCTCTGAGGCGTCTGGCGGACTCCTGCGAGAGCGCAATGGCCTTGGTGGAAAAGGGCCGACAATCCAGGGGAAACTCCTCGGGTAACCGGCGAACGCCTGGAGAAACAAGCCGTTAAGGTGATCCCATGCAGATGTCCAAGTCTCTCGAAGAGATGTCACTCACGGAAATCCACACCTTCGTGAGCAACCTCGAAGCCCGCAACGAGGAGCTGACGGGGTACGTCACCGACGAGATGCGAGAGGCCGGAGAATTCGGCCGGGCCCAGCTCGCCCTGGAGGACATCGGCTGGCGTCCCCTCATGGGCCTTTCGGAGGGGGCGAACTCCTTCACCCTCGACGCCCTGCACCATGCGAGCGAGCTGTGCCGGGCCGTGGCCACGGTGAATCCCCTCGTCGGCCGTGGCCTGCGGGTGCGCACCGGCTACGTCTGGGGATCGGGCGTCAGCGTCGTTCCCAAGGAGTTCATCCAGGGACCCGGGCGCCCCCGCACCGTGAACGTCGAACCCGAGCTTCCCGAGGGGATCGAGGAAGTCCTGACGGGAACGCTCGCGCAGCTCGAACTGGAACGCAGCTCGGGCACCGACGGCAACCTCTTCTTCCTGGTGGACCGCAGGACCAAGGAAGTGCTGCGCGTCCCCTTCGAGGAGATCACGGAGGGCGTGTCACAGAAAGGCAACCGGGAGCGCCTGCTGTACATCCGCCGGACCTGGAACGACTGGGATCTGGAACTCGACTTCGATGCCGGTATCGAGCTGAATCCCATCACCGCCCCGAAGGCCGCCGCCCGGGGCC